GTGTTTTCAAGGGGTACAAGACTTATATAAGGGTTCGACTCCCGTCTAGTCCACTCCTGAAACCCTTGATTTTACTGTATTTTCAAGGGTTTCAAAATATTAAAAATTGGTTTCAAATCATTTTACACCATTTTGAACCGTTATAAATCATAATAACTGGTGTCAAAATTGGTGTCAGAAAAGGCATTTGTATAGCGTAAAAAATAGGGTATACAGAAAATAATCTGTATACCCTAGACTTTTGTGATATAATTCTTTTTAGAATATATTTAAGAGGGGATAAAATAATGATTTGCTTGATTAATGATATTCGACAACATGAGAGACATTTCTGGAATTGTTTGCATAGTATTGCATCCCAAGAACAGATTCAAAGAGTATTAGATGGATACAAGGTTATCATTAATGAATCTGAATATCAAATAATAGAAGAGGAAAAATCGTAAAAAAATAGGGTATGTAGAAATTAATCTACATACCCTATACATTTATATTTTCAATATTAATTTACCATGAACATAATATTTAGGTCTTTCTTCTTTATACAATTTCCATCTGAGAATATCATCAAGAATTATAACAATACCTGATAAAAACATCCAAATCAAACTAAAAAATAAATTTATTTGACCTCCGATAAAACTAAATGGAAGAGAAGAGTAGTCCCAAATATGCAATCCACATTGTAAGTTCCAATAAAAACCACCAATCGCTTCTGACAATGTTGCAATTAACATACCAAATATGCATTGAAGAATAAAATCGGTTTTGATGTCAAATAAATTGTTAATCAAGCCAATCATTATTCCTATAAACCCTGCCAACACAAACATTCTCCAATCAGATAATTTACCTTTATATAGACATTCAATGATAAAATATATTAAACCATATACGATAAATAATGTAGAATATTTTATAATTCTTTTCATAATTCTACCTCATATTATGCATTTATTGTTACAACTTTCTCAACTATCTTTTTACTCTGGTTCATTATCTCATTATATTTATCAAGATATTCGCCAGTCAACTTATCACCATACTTAATCGCAGCTATATCATCAGTTTTGTCAACATCGGAAATTGATAAAATATATAACTTAAGCTGATTAAAATATGTCTGATTAGTTGTTAAATTCATTGTCTCTTGAATATAAATTGCAGAAATAGCATCATAATTATATAAACCACATGATTCACCATCAGCATGATAAGGAACTTCCATTCCAGTTTCTTTTGCAAGATTCATTGCATTAAGCATATTACTCTGATCCTGAACAGTGTATGAATAATGTTTTCCGTTAACCTCCACACCATTCTCAATAACAGCTTCACAAGCATTAGACATTTCAAAAATTTTATTATTTTTTGTGAATTTTAAAACAAGTTTTTTTTGCTCAGCAATTTCTTCTTCGGTCAATACCTTTTCTGGTTCTTTTTCTGGTTCTTTTTTTTCTGGTTCAGTATAGACAACACCTGTTGATATATAATATGTGTTACCTTCATCGGTAGACTTATATTTTGTTGTAAATTTTGAATAGTCTCCCATGATTTCATCATTATTTTCATTTAAAAGATAAAATCCTGAAAGAGCTATATCTTCAGTAATGTTTTCAACTTCCAATTTATATATATCATTAGAGATATATGATAATTTTCCAATTGAAATAGTTTCATTTTTATTAAATTTTAATTTATCCATTATAAATCCTCTCCGCAACGAAAAGATAATTTATATTCATTTTGTAACTTTGGCAATATATCCTTTACGAACAGAATCCTTTTGTCTTATAGTAGCCTCTATCTTTGTTTGATCAATAAAAACATATCTATTAACACTTTCCAAATCTGCATGTCCTAATAATTTTGCAATCACACCTATATCTGTATCACGTTCTGCTAATTTGGTTGCAAAAGTTGCTCTAAATAAATGTGGATGAACTCTGGTGACTCCACTAATTATGCCTAATTTTCTTACCATACTTTCTATTGCAGTTTTACATAATCTTGCAGGATATCCCTTCCTAGAAGCAAACAATGGCGTATTAGACGCATATATACAATATGTACCATTCATATTTATATCTTTTCGTTGCTTTAAATATTCGTTTAATCTCATTGCTGTTTTACCAGAAAACGCCACTGTTCGTTCTTTATTTCCCTTACCTAATACTTTACAAGTATAGTTTTTAAAATCTACATCTTCCAAATTAATTCCACATAATTCACTAACTCTAACACCAGTATCAAGAAAGAAGTGAATAATCGCTAAATCTCTTGAATTTGTAGTATTTATTTTTAGTAACTCAATTTCCTCGTCTTTGAGAGGAACTTTGATACATTTTTTATATTTTACAGGTTCAACAATAGATTATCAGCTATCTTTTTGTGCTTATATAAATAACTAAACACAGAAGACAGATATTTTCGCTTAATATCCATTGTCGAACCTTTTACATTATCAGGTAACTATTCAATTGCTATGAGTTGTGAATACGTTACTACATAATTAATGTTTACAATAAAACATTATATATTGGACTCTACAATTCATATCCCCTTGTACTGTATCTTTAAAAACTACATACCAACTATTATTCATGAATGTTACACCTTCTATGTGAGCAGGAAAAGCCTTTCCGTCACCATTAGATACTAATATAACAATATCAGTAGCAGAGAAATTTTGTAATTTAAATATGTCTGCTACTTGTTGGAAGTTGAATAATACAAATGAATTATTACCCGATTTCACTTCTTTTACTACAGTACCAGCATCGATTTTTATATTACTTAATCCATTAAGATTAAGATCTGTTTTTAGATTACCTAAACTCTGGTTTAATTCAGTTACACTCTGGTTTAATGTAGTTACACTCTGGTTTAATGTAGTTACAGTAGTAGCATCAGCAGCATATCCAGTCTCTGCCGTATTTGTACTTGTAGTTATTCCTTTTATTGCGCCCACTTTTGTCTGGGCAGTCTTCCCATCGTTGAATTCAACATCGTTTGCGTGAGTCCAAAACGATATTCTATGCCACAATTTATCTGCGGCACTCCAAATTCTATAAAATTTTCCTGTTACTTTTTTTTCACTAACAGCCATTTAAATTCCTCCTTTATAATAAAAAAGAGACACATTTAGTGTCTCTAAATCTGTATTCATATTTAATTAATCATCTATCCATGCCATACCATCTGTAGGGGAAGAAGGTTCTTCTATACTAGAATTTATTCTGTCGCATTTTTCTAAAGTACTTAGATATTCTTGTAACGAATAAATTCTATTTTGAACCATATTAAAATAATCAGAATTAATTGTAGTAATGTTACTTGTATTACATAATTTCGATGCATTATCATAATCACCTTGATCAATATAATTCTGAATATTAATCATAACATCTTTATTTGGTATATCTACATCTGATATAAATGGTAAATCGTCTATACTATCTGGAAAAACTGATTCTACTTTATAAGCCATTTCACATACCTCCTATCCAAACATCTGAGTTATTAGGAGCAGAAGGTTGGTCTTCCATATAAAATACAGACTGTTTAATTGTTTTTGCATATATTTCTGCGTTTCTTATTTCTTCATTTAGTGCATTAAAATCTACACAATCAGGCATACATTGTTTTATACTTGGATTTGCATTGATTAATTTTGCAGCAGAAATATAATCTTTTTCCTTTTGGTATTCTTTTATTTTTTCAATCAATACTGCATCTGAATTAGTCACATTTCTGTAAGTCTTCTTATCCATTACAGCAGATGGAAAATTAGAATACTCATGTGTATAATCTGCCATACAATTTCTCCTTTACTATTCATATAATGGATAAAAAGTATGCATTGTAACAGATGTTGTACCATCTGTTAAATTTAATGTTATTTTATCCGTAATATATTGTTTTATTTCTGATTCTCCTATTTTAGCGTAAGATACTTTCATATATTCTTTCAACCAAGGTACAAGTCGTCCAATTTCAATACTTATATTATCAGTTAATCTTGCGTCAACAAATAATTCATACTCAGCTCTTTCAAGAGCAAGACTATCAGACGAAATGTTTTCATATACATCACCTGATTTTACATCTAAACGTTCTTCGCCAAGTCTCTGTACAGTAAAAGGAGAATCTTTTATTATTTTTAAAGATACAGTATCAACATTGTATTTATCTTGAAAATATTTTTGTGTATATTTAGTTGTAACTGTACCATCTGCACAAGTATATTGTTCAGAACTCACAGAACCATCTACTAAAGCCGAGAGGGCGTGAGCTTGCCATGCGCCTTGTGCATAAAAACGCTTTATCCATGTTTTATTTTGGTATGTTTTTCTAAATTTAAAAACATATACTTTTCCAGCAGGTAAATAATTTTCAGCTAAAGGTTTGTCAGTGTTCTCATCATAAATCTGAATAGCTCCTAAATTATTTACATTGATATATTGTGTTGAAGAATTTGTACTTGGAATTTTAATAGCGATTAAATCTCCATTAGAATAATCTTTGTGATATGCTTTCATGTTGACGGTATAGGTAGAATCTGAATTAGTAACATCTTCTGAATAGAAATCTACATCAAATGTCTCGCCCCATACATGTACAACATTTCGTACATTAGAATAATCGGTTGAGATTGACTCAGAAACTAGACAATTTTTAATATCATCATTAGTTATAATAATATTATCTTCTTTGCAAGAAGGTGTTAATCTGGTCATAAAAATGCCATTTTCATCAAAGGCTGAATCAAAATTTGGATATAATCCTGTTATATCTGTTATCATACTTGATACATTGTCTCCAACAGAAAATTCAAGATCATATGGCACACAATTCCAATAAGGGTGTGAAGCTCTATAAGACATATAATCTTTATTAAATTCTTCTAATCCTTTAGATTCTCCAATATCATCAACAATATAATCTTTTATACCGCCTAATTGTGTTATCGTAGATACTAATGAGTCTCTGATTGTATTATATACTAATGGAGTGCCATCATCAGTTTCTTCATAAGCTGGGATAGTAGTGGTTAATGCACTTAACTGTCCGTTTTGTGTGCCATCTAATCTGTTCCACAAATCACCACAATTAATAGTTAAACTATTACTATCCACAGAAATAGAAGAATTAGTATCAGTTACAATAAAACATCCTTCGTTATACCATTTATATTCCGACATTCGTGGAGTCTTAAGTCCAATTTGAAGCATGATTTTTTTATTCATCCACATTCTTGCTCGTTCAGAAGGTGTCATTTTATCGCCTATTGGGAACATGGTAAAAGAATATGTACGCCTTGTATTTGAACTTGAGTCTATTGAAACTGAGCCATAATCTATTGTGAATTTTATTTCGTCCACAATACAATTATTGTTATCAAATACTAAAATCTTGTATAAATATTCTACCCATTTTGAAAAAGCAAGTTTTTTATCTAATGTACTTATATTTGACATACAAAATCCTCACTTTCTTTAATAGTCAATCCATACAAGATTATTCTTTGGCATAAACGGCTCGTTATCATCAATAATGATGTCTTTGTCATAGTTGCTATATTTCTCATCAGAAGAAACTTGAACATAATTACCATTTTTGCCCCAAAATTCAGAAGAAGCATTGCTAAGTCCTGATTCATATAAATCTTCTTCATCAGTATAATCACCAGACTCATACCATTGAAAATCAATAATTCTATGCTGCCAATGTCCGTCCATCGAATCTGTTGGGCTTCCGTCAACATTAATCATCCACATACGCCCATCAAATGATTTTAATATTTTAGGCATACCATTTGTAAGCCAATTCATAATATTTTTTTGATATTCAAAAGATTTTTCAAGTTCAAAATCACAATTATCATTCATAGGTACAAAATATCCACTTACTTCGCCAGAATCATAATTTAGCTTGCCAAATGTATGAGCAAATGGGTATCTATACATAGGAATTTCCTGCTTTGTCAGTTTATAATTATTTCGTGTCGTATCAATACTTCCTATATCTAATATAGTTCCGTAATTATGAGTCAAATCTGAGATAAAAATACCATCAAATGAAACCATGATTTCCTTTATATCTCGTCCATTCTCTACGCCATTTAAGAGACTAACACAAGCATATTCATATGTTTTTTTGTTTTGAACAATATTATCAATATAAGTAATATCAAAATCTTCAATTTTTTGTATTGCTTTTCTATATATAGTTGTCCACGTAAAATCACCTTTTAAACGTTTTTGAATGATAATGTCAGAAGTATTATTAAGTACATACTCAATATTTCCTGCTGATAAGCTATGTTCATAATTAGCTGATAGTATAGAATTATTATTCCATGTGGTATCAATTTCTTTTGATTCTTCCATATTACTATCAGTACTAATTACAAACGTATCAAAATCAGCATTACCAATTTTTGTTTGTCTTATATCATCTACATTAGTAGGGGTAGGAGAGTACGAATAGTCTGCCCCTAAAAAAGTTGAACCTAAAATTATCATTGCACATCTCCTCCTTTCTACTGTATTGTTATTTTAAATAAGCTGTCTTGTCTTGTAATGTAAATTGTATAAAATTGATTTGCAGTTAATTTTTGTCTTGGGCTATATAAAATATAATGACTTAATCCGTTGGAAACATCCAATTTAAAACAATCCAAACCTTCATATATATAGTGATATAGTAAAATTTTATCTACTTTATTCGTTTCAGACCAAATAAGTCCAGTTTTAAAGTTTTTTGCTTTAATTCCAACTTTATGACCTGATTCTATAAGTAATCCCTCATTGTATTCTACAAAGGTATTTGAATTATTAAACTGTAACACACCATTCGATATTGTATATGAATCTGTAGCGACACCATCAATTGAAACAATATTAGAGGCGCATTGTACATATCCACCCTTATAATTATTTTTTACCTTGAAAATGCCTGAAAAATTAGAAGAATTATACTGAGTATATATTTTTACAAAACCAGTATCTATTTCTACCGAATCTACAGTAACACCAACACACCTTAGATAATAAATCTGTTCATTATCTAAACTATTATATATATAAGTAGGAGTTTGATTATATGCAGTTCCACTATTAGATAATTCATTATATGTAGCATCATACAAATAAAAAATGTATGATTGTAATTTCCTATTTTCATTCTGAGAATAATTAATTGTAGCATTATATGATGATGACTTTACATAATTTGTTCCATTATTTAATCCGCTAAAATTAAAAGTAGGGGTAGAATAACAAGTAAATAATGCTTTGTCAGATAGACTTGATTCATTATTATTCTCATCAAAAACAGATATTTGTATTGTATATGATGTTCCATTAGTTAATATATTCCCACTAATCGGATGTCTAAATCTCATTTCTGAGATCGTTTCATCTTTTATAATTTCATTAGTTAATGCATTCCTGATTACAATTCTATTCTTATATGGTTGATTTCCTATATAAGAAAAGGAGAAAACGTAACCAGCCGTAGCATCAAACGGTATAATTTTACTGATAGCAGGCTTCATAATTTTCTCCTTTCAAATTAACCTATCCAAACAGCATTACTAGCAGGTGAAGTTGGCTGTGTTGATGAATAAGTAAAAGTTGTCTTTTTATCTACTAAATCTTTTAATACTTTTCCTTGGTAAGCTGACAATGACTGATCGGTTGCAGTTGAGGTGAGATTATTTTGTACTCCACGCCAAGTATCTGTTTTCTTATATCCCCATCCTGCAACAGTGGAATCGGTTACAGCAGTTGCCCCAGAAGCAATCCCATCTAGTTTCTTCTTGTCAGCTGCTGTCATCAGTCCGTGAGCAGACTGAGTTACATCATTGTAAGTAGTATTGGTTGTAGGTGGTGTATAACCAAGGGCTGTAGTTACATCAGATTTAGATAAGTCTGCCTTGGCATAACTGAGAGCACTCCATACACTTGTACCATCACCAATTTTATATTTATTATTCTTATCTGAGCTTATAGCCATTTCACCCTTGAGAAGAACAGGATTTTTAGAAGCCCAGTTACTTTCCGTATCAGTTCTTTGTTTTACTTTTACATTAATGATATTTTCTGCCATTACATTTTCAACCTCCTTAATTTATAAATATATGAAGGTATTGATATACCTCTATGCATAGAAAAATGGATACACATAGAGGTATCCATTTATTTAAATCTATATTTTATTATGCTGATGCATTTCCACAATCAAAAACAATTGTGTTAGAACCCTGAACTAAGAAGTCAGAGGATACATTTGCCTCAACTGGAACACCGTTCGCAAAATATACAGGATGTGTTGTAGAACCTGCATTTGTACCTAATTTACTTGCAGTCGTTGCAGTTGTCGCAGAGTTTGCTGAACCTGCACTTGTTGCATATTTAACAGATTTATTTGCATCAGCTGTATTATCTACGTTTCCAAGACCTACTTCTGACTTCGTATATGTAGGCTTATTTGCCGCTTTCGCCCAAGCATAAACATCACTTGCAGGTAATGTGGTAGGGTAAGCTGGAAGAGTAACAGTAGTGCCAGACTTATACTCTTTCGTACCAATCTTTACAGACTGAACTGCTGAGTCGGCTTTTATGCCCTGTGCTGCTGTAGCATAATTTTTAGCAAGTCCATTTGCATAAGTTTTAGCAGCAGATAAAGCATCTGCTTCGGATTGGTCTGCATAAGCTTTTGTCGCATAGTTAGTAAGATCAACAGCAGAATCACCGATTTTCTCAAATTTCTTTGTACTTCCGCTTACAATAAGCATATACTCATCGTAACCATTATTAGTACCAGAACCTACAGCACCAGAAGCTTTCGGTACCATATAAATTGTATGTTCATCAGCAGCATCAACACTTGGAAGTGTATTTACAATAGTTCTTTTTAAATGATCTGCATTTGCTACAGCACTAGAAATTTTTGAATCAATCTGTGCGCCTGTATAAGTATCAGTAATTCCGTATCCAGAAAGAGTTGTAGGATTTGTACCAGCTGTTACATGTCCCTTATTATCAACTGTTACAGACTTATATGTACCAGCTGTTACACCAGAAGTCGGGTGAGTATATACAGTGTTATTGTCTGTTGATGTGATAACGATATTGCCACTTGAATCTGTTGTTACTTTAGTTGCACCTGCACCACTGATCTTAAGTGACTGTTTATTCTTATCGCTATCTGTAATATCAATAGTTGCATTTCCATTTACAGCACCAGATGGGGCACCTAATGTATATTTTGTATCTTTATATGATGTGATAAAGCCAGTATCATTTTGGAGCTGACTTACCTTTGTTGGTACAGTTACATCGACAACCTTAGAATTCGGTGTAAGCTTAGTACCATTCACAGAAACACCCTCAATTACGTTTGCCTGTGCATTGCTAGGCGCATGTGCAGATGTAGAATGCTTATAAGCTGCGTCATAGTTTGCTTTCAACTGAGTTGTAAATGATGCAGTAATAGCGTCCAAAATAGCTTTGTTGCTATGTGTATGACTAGCTGTATCAACAGCAGCTTTGATTTTGCTTGCAACCTCTTCCGGTGTTAAAATAGCATATGGTAAAGCTGAAAATTTGTTTGTACCATCACCAATTTTAATTTTTGGTGTGCTAGAATCAGAAAGCTCGATTGCCATTTCTCCTTTAAGTAATACCTTTTCTGACGATGCCCATGCAACACTCGTGTCATTACAAAGGACAATCCTTGTATTTAAAACATTGTTTGCCATATTAGTATTCTCCTTTAATTAAATAAGGAGAAGAAGCTATGCAGCCCCTCCTCCATTTATAATATTAATATCATTGTAGTCACTACCTATGCAGTAATATTTCAAATCGTCATCGCTCCAACGATAAGTTTTATTCTCTGCCGTAGCAACATAAATTTTTGATGCACTACCAATATTCGGAAATGCATATTTCGTATCCTTCGTTACAACTGGTGATTCATTTAGTTCTTCCCATACTCCGTTATTATAAAAACAAAGAGTATTTGGCAATAACAAATACAATTTATTTGCTAAAGGTGCGAGAGGAAGATCATTTACCACCAAAAAATCTGAAGATATAGGATTTCGCGAAGTCGCTGAATCCTTATAAAAGTTCCCCGTATCTCTACAGAAAATTAATTGACCATCTGTAATGGGGACATCTTTTAGTTTGGATTCAGATACCTCTGTTAAAGATAAAAATGCCATTATAACCTCCTAGATATCCCATTAGCCGATACGGATAACTTAGGCAATTTCAGCCCAAGTAACAGCACCTTCTACAACCTTTACTCTTGTATCCATTGCTCCGTTTAAACCATCGGCATAAGCCTTTGCATCGGATAATGCTTTGTCTGCTTTTGACTGAGCATCGGTAGCTGCCGCTGTAATTGCCTCCTGCTTTGCTGTTGCAATAGCTCCTGTTAATTCAGTAACTTTTCCATCAATCTGATCTTTGTTGTAGTAATTCTCAAGAGACTTTGTAAGTTCATTAAACTTGTCATTGATTGCCTTTGTAACAGATTCTGTTGTTGCATATGCAGATAAATCAATTGTAAAGCCTAACAGCTCCCATCCCTCGCCAGTGTAAACGTACTCTTTGCCGTCATCAGAAGTATGATAAACATCACCGACAATCATACCTTCGATAGCATCTAAAGCAGTTTTGCTATCAAGAGAACCTTTAAACTTAAATACAGAAGCAACTTTTGCATCAATCTGCTTCTGTAATTCGGTCTTTGCTTCGTTTACCTTATTAGTTGCATCTGTTGCAGCTGTCTCCGTTGCAGACTTAATAGCCTCATCTTTAGCCTTATCAATTTTTGTCTGTACCTGGTCAGCTGTTCCCATACCTTCCAACTTCTTTGCAAGATATGCTTTGATAGCTGCCTGAGTAGCTACTTTTGCATCATTAGCCGTGTCATCCCCAATCTCGCCAACTGTACCAACGGCAATATCTACATAATCTACTCCTGTGTATAATTTTGCAGAAAAATCAGGAAGCACATATACAACACCCTGAGACGGAACAGTAGGTAAAGAAGTAACTTTCTCGAACTTCTGGCTATATACTTTATCGCCTTTAAAAATCTGTCCATCGGCAAAATACAAAGTATCATTATCTTTTGCCTGTAATGCCTGATAATTTGCAAGTGTACCAAATTTAAAATTTACAATGTTATTCATAGATAAAATCTCCTTTAATTTTGTTTTTTCATTATTCAGTTTTTAAAATTCAGTCCAAGTGAATCCAGAATCTGTATTTGAAATTACAGGTTCTATAACGAATGAAGATGCACCCTGCTGTACTGTGTAAGGGTAATACTTACCATCGGCAGAATTTTTGATTGAAATAGGTTGTCCTGCATAAGTGTCAGAACTTTTATTTAATTCAGTAATTACATCTTCTGTGCTCGTAAATGTACGAACCCTTGGTCTGATTTTCTGCTGAGTTTTATCATCTTTGATATAAATCAGCTCGGAAGTATCTTTGGTCAGTACAAGGTCACGTTCGTCTAATGTACCACTTTCAACAGCAGTATCAATGTTATTCGCATTACCGTAACCGAACTTCATGTCAGCCATACTTTTTTGCCTCCTTTCATTAAATTAGAATTCGACAACCTTAATGGTCTTACCCTGACCTGATGAATCATCACCATCTGGGATATAAACTTTATCACCAATAGCGACACCACCTTTTGACAGTTGTAAATAGCCATCCTTATAAACAAGATTGTCAATATGATTATCGTCAACTGCCTGAATTAAATCTGCCAACTGTTTTGCTTGTGCGTCAGCCTTCAGCAATCTTTGATCAATAGCACTTAACGCGTCATCTGGAATTAAATCGCTCCATGCTGTAAGCGGAACAATATGGATATATGTTGATGTTGTGTGTCTTACACGTTGCGTAATAACACCATCTTCACCCATTTCATTTTTAAAAAATGTAAGCTGTACTTCTACATCACCAGGCTCTTTTGTGAACTCTGTATCGAATGGAAGTTTATATTCAAGCATGTCCTTATATAATTCGTCTGTCAGTTCTAACATTGCAGTTTTATATGCTTTACTTACAGGTAATTTATACTCAAGTAAAACACTATAAGAAGACATGTCTTCGCCTTTATATGTCTGACTAGCAAGGAAGTGTAATGAATCTACTAATTTATTTCTCTGAACAATTCTTTCTTTGACAGACACTATAAGCTCGTTTGTATCTTTAACAAGAATCGTATACATTACTGTTCACCTACTTTCTCTTTGGCTGTAATATACTCGTAGTCTTTCTGAGAAATCACGCCTTTATTTTTTAATTCATCTAATTTAAAAAGAGCTATCTTCCCACTGGAAAATAGCCTTTGTAAACTCTCTACAAATTCAGTTGTCATAAAACTCCTCCCGTTATTAAATCAAGAGTATAAGCATCAATGATTTCTTGAGGTGTTTTCATATTTAAAGTTCTTAATTTGTTGTATTCATACACATCAATCTCAACCAATGACACTGTATCAACATCTTGTTTTTTTATAGACGGAAAAACATCAACATGCCAAAAATATTCACCGTCAGAAGACATAACTCCTTCGGCTTCATTTATTGGACATGTAAGCATAACATCATGCTTTGCTTGATATTTAATCCATATAGGATGGTTTAGGAGGTCAATTATTTTTCCGTCTTTTATTACTTTGTAAAACATGTTTTCCTCCATGATAAAAAGGGTAGGAGAGTATCCTACCCTTAATTATTTAAAATGAAAATTCCACTACAATTCCGTAAGCAGTATAAGGATAATCATATCCAGATAATGCACCATTTTCTTCAACACGGAAGAAATATCCGTTGTAAGAAGCATTTGGTGAACGTGTCCAATATGACTGTGCTTTGCCATCGGAACTTTTTCTGATTCTACTTGAAGCATTTGTAAAGAACTCAATATGTGTACCCTCGTTTGTATATGGTTCTTGCTCCATATCACCTTCAGGACTCAGTTCATATACTGACGGAAGATAGAAGTAGTTATCAGAGGTTGTTACTTCTGTTGACTGATTTCCTACAGAAGATGCTATTTTAGCCAGTTTAATTAGCTGTTTCCATTCAACAGATAATGCATTATACAAACGTGTATTAAGCCAAGATCTAATTGTCATATTTGCATATCCACCTGAATTGGATGATCCTGCCCCAAGCATTCTTGTTTGAGATAATACGTTATCAGCAATAAAAGACATAGACGTTCTTTTACCAGATCCATCTGATAAGTAATATCTATTGAATCCATACATACTTGCAGATAAGGTATCATGTGTCCATGATGCAAGTTCCATACATGTCTTTTCACCAAGATCACTAAACCACACTTTTGCCCAATAGATTTCTCCTATTGCATAATTTTCATACATACCATCATCAGCCTTGCTGCAACCAAATACGAGAGTAGAATCAACAACAGTCTCTCTATTTCTGGACAGTTCTACATAACTCGGAGCATTTGCAGTCAAATTACCGTTATATACATGTAATCCAGTTTCCCCTTTTATATGTCTGATGACAATGATATTCCTTGTACCTATGGCAACATTGGTCGATGATGTACCCCATGCTAATTTTGCGCCACTATTTGTCCAAAGCTTAAATCCACTAGAACCATCAGATTTAAAACACTGAGCCAGAACAGATGGAGAGGCTGATTTATTATCAAGTCTATAGTCAATAGCAAATACAAAACTTCTATCTTTATCAAATAGCTTTATTCCTGTATCAATGTAATTTGTTCCACTAAATACAGTTTTTTCGGAGATAAGTTCATTCTGTTCAATATCAGTATATTTACAATCAGAACCAAGAGATAATACGATTTGATCCTTAAGTGTTATCATCGAACTTTGCAGACCAAGTTTTGTGAGGGCATAAATTTCCACTGGTTTAAGTTCAGAGAGTTCTTTATCTTTAAAATAATCTTGTGTATATTCAAACACGTCATATACAGCATGGATTTCCTTATCTCCATCTACACGTCCAGATTTATCCCAGCCTTTAAACAAATAATACTTATAAGCTGATTCCTCAGCAGTATAAGTTGGGATTTCTTCTGGTGGAGCAACATAGCTATCATAATCCGCTGTATGTGTTTCAATAACTGTAGACATTGACATATACTTTACAGTATATTGTCTTACTTTTTCGGAATAAGTTGCCTTATAAGTTTGATTACCAAAGACTGCAACAAAGTTTGCATCCCATCCATTAAATGTAAAATCTGTACTAATAGTACTTTCCTTTGTTGGAACTGGAATTGGATTATCTGCTCTTGTTATTGGATTAATTGGCTTTTCACCTTTATCAACATACTGAGTATCTAATACATCTCCATTATCATTTACGAATGTTACAGTAAACTGCTGAATCAATGTATTGTAGGTAATATCCAAGTCAGACCAAGTTTCATTGTATTGTGCAAGCAACTTCTCCTTCATGACTGGTGTATGTACAGAACCAGTTACGACTGATTGATCAGCATTATAGCCATTCTTGTCAATACCACCAAGTTTATATAACTTAGCCAACAAATCTGCCGTGTCAAGATTCCATTTGATACCAAGTAATCTGATACGATTCAGTTTTGTTGCTTTTTCAACCATACTAGCAGAATCAACAGTATCACAGTATTCAATTACCATACTCGTGAACTTATCATATGCAGGAATCTGTAAATTTGTAAGATATTTTAAATTCCTCATAATAATAGATGTAAGTGTTTCTGGTAAAATGGCAGTATCAATCTTTCCACCATTTGCGAATGTAACACCTGTAAGACCAGAACCACTTGCATAAAGTTTTTTAAGACTTCCGCATTTTGATAAATCTAAGCTCGTTACAAGATTTGGTGTATTTCTTATATCTAATAATTCTAATAATTTATTATTTCCAATTACTAAATTAGTAAGGAAGTTGTTTGAATATCCTTCAGTTTCATTACCGATAATTAACTTTTTGAGTCTTGTTGCTTTTGAAAAATCATTATCGTGGATATAACAAGTAGATACATCACCCATTGACTGAATCCTAGATGCACCATAAACGAGTACAGCTGTATCATCCATTTGATTGTAAGGGCATGGTATATCATACTGTTGTCCAGCTTTTGCTCTAATCTGTGTTGGGGATGAATTACCGAACATTACAGATAAATACATATCAGAGAACGGTGTAAGATGAAGTGTATAATCAGGCTTAACTATTGCATCAACAGGTGTGTTGCATCTGAACATAATCTGGTCAGAGGTAGCAGTAGTACCGATAAATTTTGTTGCCATGTACATTTCCTGGTCACGTTCGAACTGTCTACGCTGATATTTCTTTTTACCATTCATCATTTGTTCGAGGAATCGTGTATTACCATTCTGATAGGTGCGAAGATATTTTCGAACATAATCTTCACGCCATAAAGCTTCACACCATTCATTCTGTTTTTCATCAAACTGATTAATTAAAGATGTTGCACTCCAACAGTTTTTTGATTCGCAAGTATTATACATAGAACGAAGTTGTGATTGCATCAAATCACGAATACGGCAGAAAAATACTGAATCAGCTGCATTGAATATGTATCCAGAAGATTTGTCACCATCTGTACGATAATCAGTATCTTCTTTTCCATATGTCATTGTAAGTTCACCGCTGTTATTTATTCCGATTGCTGAATCGTTATCATAATCCCAGAAGTCGAAACGGTATCCTTTATTAATCTTAGCAGCTTCATCGTCAATAGTATAATATTGTACTTTATCTCCTAACGTACTTGCTTCTTCTGTAGTAATATAATATTTTGCCCAATGCAGAAATACATTTTTTGCACGATTGTCGATCATCGTATATCTTAATGTAAAAAGATAGAAATACAATGCAGAATCTACAATAAACCAATCTTTAAGTTTGTCTACAAAATCTTTATCAGATGATGTGATTACAAACTCATAGAAATCTCTCCAAATTTGCTTATTTTTTGTTCTAATTTCAGTTTTCGCTTCATCTGTTGATATTGGATCTCCATCTTTAGAATCTCCACAACAATCATATCTGAACTCATACGTTCCCTCCCAATCGTTATACAAAGCATCATATGCTTCATTTCCAGATTTCCATTCTTCTTTTGAGATAGGATATTTCATTGTTCCATCCGAGTTTGTAACGCCAGTTTGAAATGTAGAGTTTGCAAGAGTATTATCACTAATTTCAATACAGAACTCATTCATATCGTCTGGATCGTAGGCTCTTGTCAAATCTGTTTTCTTGGAGTCACCTATATTACCAAGTGCATAGTAGTGCCATTCTGTATCTTGGAACTCTCTATGTGTACTAACATCAGGATCACTTTCCTTAATAAATACAACACAGTTTACAAATTCCATGTCGTTCTTTATTCTAGGATCTCTTTTCTGAGCAGGTGACTTGTATGGAAGATATGTGTTGTATCTAGCTTGTAAATAAGCATTATTAACCATTTCAGAGGAAGCTATATTTACTTTTATGTTGAACCAGCCGTTTGGAATAGAATTTCTTGTTAAAGAAACTCTACCAGTTCCATCTTCGGTCTTAGTTCCATCTCCAAGTGTCAATATTGTTTTATAATCTGTGTCTAATGGAATCTTACTTATTACCTGATTCTTTCCATCAAAGCAACAAATAATATCTATATTTCTACCGGACGCACCATACTCGTTTGAGGTCGTTCCCTGTCCTGAGTGGTATGCGTTTTCAAATGTCCAGTTGTCTAATGTTGGATCACCGTTCTTATATAAACATTTAACAGTAGTATTTTTCACAAAATCCTTTTTGTTATTTGTAAAATGTGGTGCTTCAATCATGATAACTCTCATATCTGGACAAGCTTTTGCAACAGATTCAGGTGTTAAATTACCATCCTCATCATAAATCTGATTTCGCTTGTATCTGTCAATCATCTCTGTAGCAGTTCTTGCATCTGCAATGAAGTTGTTTAGAATTGCTTTAGAATCAAGACTCTTATTATATGCTTTCATTCTGTAGATTCGAACATCACAATCTTCTGAACCAATAGTAATTGGAACAGGAGTCTCCTGTGTAAATGAATAATCTTTTGTATAACTCATTGGTCTACACGGAGTACCATCCTCGTAAGACATGACAATAGGTGTGATATCACTATTATCAATGTCGAACTCCCACTCGATAATATCTTCCTCACTATATGGAACATACAACGATTTCACACTTGACTTGATATATGCTTCGTGTACGTTCATCTGTAAACCAATGTCATCAGATTCACAAGATAAAAATGTGGCACTTGCATTTGCAACATTTTTAGTCATAAAGATGAATTTGAATTCTTTACCATTTTTCCTTGCGTCATCAGCGAAAAGATTGTATGAGATAGTGGCAGTCGTTCCTGCTTTAATTCCAAAATACTGATCACCGTTTTCGTCAATCTGGTATCCACCATTTGACCAGTCGAAGTTTGATGAAACAGTCATTTTAACTTCTGGATGATCTGCGTCAGACCATAATCTGTTTGCATCATTATTTGATCTTCCAACAGGATTAAAATCAAATTGAAGTCCAGCTGTAACAGGTTCTACATCAATATCTAATTTTTCAACAGTTACGTTAATTGTTTTCACAGTGTCACCACAAGTGATTGTTAATACATGTGAACCAATATCTGTTGGTTTATACTGCCAAATATTCGTATTAGAATCCAACTGTAAAGTTGAAACTTTCTTCCCGTCAACAGCTAAAGTTACAGTCGGGTTTTCTGTCTTAGGATCATATACAGTGTAAGTAATATTCTCTGTATCATACTGTTTTACAGTAAGATTGTTCGCAATACATCCGATTACAGGAACGTCAGAATCTGGATTAAACCAGATAACATCCTTATAAATATGATTTGATTCAACTGTTAATCCGTTGATTTCTGCTGTAATATAAACTTCAACAAGGTGTGCTCCATGAGTCTGTGACTTGATATTGTATGCCATCGGAATACCAGTGGCAGTAGTAGTTACTTTGTATAATTCATTTCCGTCAATCTTGAAATGAATATCCTTTGAAATAGCACCGTATGGTGTGTAATCAAATGAGACTTCGCCCATCGGATACTTGAGAGTATCATTGAAGGTTGACTCAATATGAATATCTACTTTCTGTACAGTCCATGATTTTACAACAACACTTCCTGCATCATCAGAAATTGTAAGTACAAGTTTCTGAGAGCCAAGACTGATATAATCTGTACAATCAAAGCTATTTTCTCCGCTGATTGCAATACCAGTAGCAATGACTTTGTTGCCGATTTTCCATGTATAATTTCCTTCTGAAACGATATCACCAGAAGAATCCTGACCAGAGAAGTTATACTTAATAATTGCCTTATCATTTGTTGTAACGATAACAGGAGACTTTGTAACATATTCAATCTTTAAAGTTGTAGATGTTGATCCACCTCCGCTGCCGCCAACAATCTTAAACTGGCTCTTAATAGTTCGTTCTTCATTAGTTTCACCTTCATTTGTAATTTCCCATAAGGTGTAATTCCCTGATTCTGTATCATAAGTTGCTTCATAGGTTTTTCCCGGCTCGACATCAATTTTGCCAATTGCGTCTTCAAGAGAAGCAATCTTGTTCCCCATAGTAGAAATGCTTGTTTTATTTGAATTTGTAACCTGTTCAACAGCCCCAACTTTTGTTGTTAATGACTCTACATCCGAATTAGATGCTTTTTTACCTAATAAGTCATTCATTGCCTCTTTATCATAGTATTTTGTTTTTAACGTATCAGGGAGATTGTCTATATTTTTATGTATCGCACTCAAATCAGCATCTGTTTTTGTTTTATAATCATTTAATGATTTAGAAACAGGAGTTATTGCATCTGTTATTTTTTTATCGACAACTTTACCATAAGCAGCAACCCACGTAGCAGACGGATCTGAATTCAATACAACGTCCTTAATCTTCTTGTCACCATTGTAAAATGAGAGAGTATAAGTATCTGAAGTGTATGTGACGTTAAATTTTGCCAACCCATCAATACTATTTATCTTATCGTATACGTCAGACAGATCAATATTTGCAAATTGGTCGTCAATTTCCTTTTTATTATAGTAATTTGTGAGAGCGGTTTTGATTGTAGAATTAACAGTATTTGTCAATTCTGTCTTTGCCGTGTTTACTGTTTTCTGAGCCGTAGTAGCAGAGCTTTCAGCGGAATTAGCGGAAGCTTTTGCTTCGTTTGCAGCGGTTTGTGCTTCTCCAACCTTTTCAGTTACCTGCTGTAAAAAGGTTGTAATCCATCCAGTGTCTTCACCTGGTTCTACTGTTCCATTACCTGATAAGGATTCTTCTACATTAAATTCGGCTTTTCTTGTTTTTAACGTATATGCATCTCCCTTTTCATTCACACCAATAGCTTGTATTTCAAACTGTACAGTACCTTTTACAGCGCAAACACTTTTGGGCAAAATAACACCAAAATAGAGATAATTGTCATCGTACTGGACATTTACAGGGTTAATATATACATCGTTTTTATCAGGCGTTACAGCGTGCATCAAAAGTGTCATATTTAACTGGTCAACACCGTCATAGCGTCTGAACATTTTGAATCTAACATATTGAGAATTTTCTTCCTGTGTTAAATTCACCTGCGACTCATCAAGTTCGATGTTTTTATTCTCATCAATTGTGCTTATTTTTTCGTCTACATATTCATTATAAATGATATATTTTTCACTATACGGAAGAGTAGTATTAGTATAGGTTGATACTGTGGCTTCATTATCCACAACTGGCGATGGAAAAGAAGCTGCTTCTAATGAATATGCAGTTATATCATCGGACATTATTTTTGCATTATTCATTTCCTCTAATTCTTTCATAGAGTCTTTTAAGGACTTAGCCATTTCTTTTTATTCCTCCTTCTTAAAAACTTCTATATGAAAAAAGAACCTAGCAAAGCTAAGTCCTTATCTATTATAATGGAAGATTAGTATTAATATTTCCTAATATCTTCCAACAAAAATTTATTTGCTTCACTTCCCAAAGGTAACATAACATGAACCGTATCACCTACTTTCAGTGAATCGTTGTATTTTGTGGTAAATGGTCTGTCTGCATCATTATATCGAATAATATATTTTTTTGTATCAATTATATCTATAATGACACCCACATATGTTTTGTCATTTACATTATTATTGCTATTTTGAAATATGTTTTCTAGCCCTTTGACAAATAAATTTTGAGTATCCATTTCCTTCCTTTCTAACAAATAGAAGAGAGTAGTAGATATCTACTACCACTCTCTTAAATAGTTATTATTTTTTGTTTACATAATGTAATGAAGCTTAATAAAAATCATTAGCAAACTTATTAAGCTGTTTATCGACTACATTTGTAATAGCCTTCGCATCACTTACACTGCTTACATTAGGGCAATTTAGATTAAGTGTTACGCTTGGAGCAAAGTTATTCTTAGTAACACTTTGACCAACCTTACTAGCATCAAAATTCATCTTAGGTGTATTCATTGGCAGATCACCCAGACTAATTTTACTCATTTTCTCCATAATTTCATTCTGAACTGGAACTAAATGCAATGTCTTAGCAAGATTTTCAATCTGTTCCTCAGTAAGAACAGCTTCACCTTTTTGTGCGATAATCGGTACTTCATCAGCTTTAAGTCCATTAGTACCTACATCCTGTACTAAATCAAAAGCCTTGTCTTTTGGAAGAGCCTCTATCTTACCAAGCTCAAGACCTTTATGATAACGTTTAGCATAACCATATTTACCTATTTTCTTAGGATTATCTTTTTCAAGCTTATTCTTTGCTTTTGAAGCATTAGCTGGAGTACCAGCATTTGCAATCCACTTAACGATAAAATATTTGTTACCGATTTGCGTAAAACCATTTGCACCCTTGGAAGCATAATCACTAATATGGCTTGATGCCTGACCGCTTGTGCTATAACCTTTTTTACTTAGCTTTTCATAAGTCCAATAATCATTAGACTTCAGCGCAGGTTTATTCGGGTTATTATTTTTATCATAAACTGTCTTTGGTCTGGTCGATACTGTCGCACTTCCACCCGAGCTACTACCTCCACCAGAACTTGCAACACTTGAAGAAGCAGAGGCAACACCAGCCGCAGCATTTTTAGAAGCTTGTACTTCCGTATTGGCAGCATTTACAGCAGCATCGGCTTGTCTCTGACAAAGTTTTTCATACTCTGATGTAAAATTATTAAGTGTTTGTAGTCTACCGCTTAATACTTCAGATTCCCAATTAGCACCAAGAATTTGTGAAGCGTAGAGTTTATTCTTTTCATCATCGTATTTAGAAGTACAATCTTCCCATTGCTGTTTTAAATTATTATAATAATCAACTTTTTCTTCATAGCTTGTCTTTAGCTGTTCATTACTATTAATTTGTGATTCAACAGCAACATATTGATTTTTGAAATTTTCGATATCCGCAAGATTGTTTGAAAGAATTATACGTTGATACTCTGATCCTAAGTATTGCTTAAGATTCATCGCATCTTGTGCGTCCGAAAAAGCATCGGATATTTCATTCCACTTGTCTTTAAACTCATTAAGAGTATCAATATAATTATCAATATCGTCTTGTTGTTTCTTTAAATTAGCAACATCTACATCATATTTTGCATCATGTAATGAATCTTGAGCATCACGAATAGCAGAATTGTCTGTACTATATACAAATTGACCATCCTTTAAAAGATATTTTGTCTTTTGAGAATTTGCTTTATTCAGATTGTAAATAGCTTCTTGTAGCTTTTTCTGACGTTCATATTCATCATTTTCATCAGACATAGCGTCAATGACATCCTGAATAGAATCTTTTTTCTTATTAGCTTTTTTGATTTCATCATCATATACTTTTTGAATTGCTGATAAAATAGAATCGTATTTATCTTTCTGTTCGTTAAGTTTATCATTATTCTTCTCAATAACATCAATCTTATCTTTCCATTTATCAATTTCGTCATCGAGAAGTTTTGTGACACCTTTAAGTGCAGCATCATAGATAGATTTTTGCTCATCAATCATGTCCTTGACAGCAGAATAGTATTTACTAGCAGAAATTTTACCTTTCTTATACATTCTTTCAAGTTCATCAGAAACATACTGTGAATACTGCTGATATGTTATCTTACCTGCTTCGAGAAGAGCTTTCTGATAAGCCATGAATTTATCAAGATATTCTTCGTTCTGCTTTTCAGCATCGCCACCAGAATTTTTACCACCTGAGCCACCAGAACCAGATTTGCCAGAAGATTTATTATTTTTTAGCTTATTGTTATAGTTATTGGTTACACCCTTGCTAGGAGTATAACTTCGTTGTTTACCACTTGAATCTGTTGGAGTAGTACTGAATTTCTTATAATCTACTTTTTGTGCTGCTATATTAGAAGATAAAACTTTACCAAAACTAGATATAGCAGAGCCAATTGATTTAAGAGAAGAAGAACTTCCCTTAATATCATAAGTTAGGTTCGGAATATCACCGCCAACAACCTCTTTGCCACCAATTTTAATGGCTGAGAAATGTTCAACTCCATTTACTTTTGGGGCAAAATTTATTGTAGCTTTGAAATTGCCTATCTGATTACCAAGTTCAGCAAATAATGTACTTACAGCATTTGCCATCTGTTCAATAGAAGCGTTAGTATTACCTGCTATTGCTTGTGATGCTAAAGCTTGATTATCTACACTATTAGTAAGACTATTTGCAATCTCGGAAGTGGTTGTTCCCATAGTACTTGCAATCTGGTCAGCCATATAACCGCCATTTTGAACAATATAAGCTAAATCCTCTGCAATAACCTGTGCATGAGCAGTAAACTCATCTGAACCAGCCGTAATAGCCCCACTTGTAATCTGTTCAAGTGAATAGATACTGTCTTGATACTGATTGATGCCTTCAATAGCCGAAGCTAGGTCACTCTGAGCATTGTCAAGAGCTTGATTTGTTCCATCAGATATAGCTTCACCATTTTCGTTCCATGCTGCTGAATTATTTTGTAAATCATCCGTAAGAGCAGACAACGTTTCAGCCATAGAAGTATATCCATCAAGATATTCCGTAGCTGATATTTCTCCCTTATTATAACTATTAATAAGGTCTGACATACCAGAAGCTACTTGCTGTGTGGAATCCGTAAAGAATTGTTGTGCAGCCGCAGCTTGATCCGTAAACTCACTAAAATCTGTATTAGCTAATTCATTTCTAATAGACTCAAAATAATCATGCGCTGAAATTTTACCATCCTGAAATTGCTGACTGAGATACGAAATACGATCACCAAAATCTGAACCATCAAAGAGAGTAGAGAAGGAAGGGATACTAGACTCTGTATTTTCAGCATTTTCAACTTCTTTAAGAGCATTTGCATAACTATCAGCAGACCATTTTCCATCCTTTAATGAATCGTTCTGTTCGTTAAGTGCATCTACAAATGCTTGATTATTAACAAGTTTCTGTTGTTCTTCACTAAGAGATTTATAAAATTTGATAGCTTCGCTTTCATTAAATCTTGAATCATTGGATAAAGCTGCTGATGCACCAGCTGTAAGATTATCTGGAACATTATTATTTAACGATTTGCCATTTATCCTATTAATAAAGTCTTGTTCACCTTGCGTCTTCAAATCATATAACTGAACCGCAGCATCAACCAAAGCGTCAATATCATTGTGAAAATTTTGCTCGGCAATTTTCTGCAATGTTGTCATTGCATTTTTCTGTTTTTCTGTTGCCGTTTCAGAGTTGAAGTTCTTAATCTCTTCCGCATTATTGAATGCACCAAGAGCCTCTTTCATCTCTTTATCGGTCTTTTTGTCGTACTTGTCATTCTTTGAGCCATCATCCCATTCTGGTGTGATTTTAGCTTTGAATTTCCATGTTTCGACAACAGATTGAAGGTCAGGATATAAACTCTCAAAATAATTAGCAACTTCATCATCGCCATTTTCAAGAGCTTTCTGTATAGCTTCTGACATATTCTGAGCATACTGTTCTGATGCTTTCTTTGCTTCTTCTGAATCAAGACCATTCTCTGTTGCTTGCTTCTGATAGTTCTGATAATCCGACATAGCCTTTTGATATGCACTTGCATAATCAGTATCTTTTAATACTTGATCATAAAGTACATATGCATCATACATATCTTTGTACTTATCAGTAAGCTCTTGCGCATCATTTATCTGGTCTGATAATCTATTGGCATATTTATCTTCGCCTAATTGATTAGCAACCTCTTGAATACTCTGCATTTTCTCATATACTTCTTCAAGAGCACCATTTAATTCAAAATATGAACCTCTATCAGATATAACTTGTTTAGCACCCAGACTCTTGATATAATTATCAAGCTCTGAATTGTAACTCATATCAATTTTATCTGAATAAGATTTTTCATTTTTCTTCATCTGCTCAAAGTTTGAGCCTTTAAAAGCTGATTTGATTTTATCGCCAATTTTCTCATTTTTGTTAAAATCATTAATCATCTTATTATATTGCTGAGTATTAAGCTCATTAAAAGCATCGGCTTGACCTTTAACAGCATTAGTAATGCTTTTTATAGCACCTTCTTCGTCACCATACTTTTTAATCATTTCGTTCTGAATTTTCATCAAGTCTTGACGAGCTTGAACAACTTCATCGTATGGAGTAGAAGAGTCATTTATCTTATCATTAAGTTCCTGAATTTTATCCTTGTAATTAGAAATATCCGTTTCTGTATTTTTAAATTCAGCACCTAAATCTTGTGCTTTTTCTGCTAATCTATCTGAACTTGTGATTAATTCACTTATAATAGAAATAACTTCTGAAATAGCAAAAGTAATTGCCATACTTCCGACAGCAGCAACAACAGTTTTAAAAGCCGTACCTGCTGCTTTAGCACCACGTTGAAAGAGTGTCATACTCTCTGTAGACTGCTTCATATGAGCAGTAAATGCTTCTGAAATATCTCCTGAACCATCCCATGTTCTTAGGAAGTTTTTAAGTTCTGAGTCAGTAACCTTAAATTCCTTACATAGGTCATCAAATACATTATTACCTACCTTTGACCATTCGTTTAATGGAATTCCTTTGGCATTTGCTAATTCAAAAAATTCTTTTATCTCTTTTTTTACAGGTGAAATTTTCCCAATTAAACCATCAAATATAGTAGAAAAACTATTACTATCAGAATTATATTGTACTGCCATAATAATTCTGATATAATATCCTTAAATAAAACACTTCTGATATTTTAAAAAAGGAGGACGATATATATGAATATGATGTTTTGTTCTGATTGTGATAAAAATGGTACAAATCAAATGTATCAATTAGTGGGAAATGTCAGAAAAAATTTTTATAAAGGTTTCATATATCCTTTTGAAATAAAAGATAAAGACATATCAATCTGTCCTTATTGTAAAAATAAATTAGCAGATACTTCTATTTCAGAAAATGAATTTAATCTTATTGACGATGTTTCCGATTCAGACCGCCAATTTCTTGAAGCAATGATTGACCTCAAAAAGAAAGATCCGATTGAATACCAACTGAAATTATCTCAATTCAAAACTCAATTACAACAGCAAGAGAGTAGTAAAAGAATAGAAGAAGATAACAAACCCAAGTGCCCTACTTGTGGTTCAACAAATATTGAAAAAATATCACTTGGAAAGAAAGCTGTTGGTGGAGCTTTGTTTGGATTATTTAGTTCAGATGTAAGAAAGACTATGCACTGTAAAAATTGTGGCTTTAAGTGGTGATGGGAGAGAAGAGTAGTGAGAAATTACTACTCTTTTTGTTTGTATTGAAAAAGAGAAACGCCTAAACATACGTTCAGCATATACCAGAACAGCTAAAATAAAGAGCAGGTGATGTACACACCTGCTCAATTTATATGAAATATATCTATTTATAAAGCGAAAAAACACTCCATATCTGGAATGTTCTTCTACCAAAACATCATGGTGGACGACACCCAAGAGTCGCCTTACATCCTCATGCACCGTATAGATGAATTACTTGGTAAAACAAATATATCATATGGCATATTATATGTCAAGTACATTTTATATTATTCATCTAAAGTTAATTTTGTGTCGTGGTTAGTTGAAAAATCAAAAATTCTTCCACCACAAACATGAGTCAAAAGATTTTTTACATTTGAAATACTTTCTTTATCATGTTTTTCTATATTTCTATAAAATGTATTTGAAACAAAATCTATAAACTGTAATAATGAATGATTCTTAGAATCTGCATATTTTACATCAAAATGATTACATAACGGATTGAAAATCGTAAAATGTTGCTCTAAGTATTCGTCTAATGTATATTTAGCATCTGTTGCAATATTTTGTTCATCTAAAATAATATACATATCTCGCGTGTCATTTGCATATTTACTAGATGTTCTATATAAATTATCAAAAAACAACTGTAAAATATAGTTAAAGGTTCTTGGATGATTTTCTATAAATTTATCAGTAGTATATGTGTTATCCAAAACTATAATGCCTAATTCAAAATCACCATTGCATTTATTTAAAATTAAATCATATATAGGTTTCTTTTTCTTTTCACTTACTTCAGAACCTTTTATTTCACCATTTTTCGATAATATATTAGCATATTTCTTTTTCTTAATTAAGTCAGAAATACCGCGTCTAAATTGCGTCTTTAGTTTCTTTGAATTTCTTGTGAATAGTACAGCAATAATAAAATATTTATTATGAGATATATCAGTTTTAGTTATACTTCCAGATTCATCAACAAAAACAGATAAATTAAATTTTTCTTTATCCATAATACATACATTCCACCAATCATTAGTATTTAATATTACCATTATATACCAATAATCGACGAAATACTATTCAGAACGTATGTTTACAAACGAACATGAAAGAAGAGTAGCCACCGACTACTCTTTATCTTTTACTCTGCTTTATTCAACATTGTTTTTAATTCATCAAAGCTCAGCCCTTTTTCCTGAATCAGCTCGTCTAACTCAGAAAGTCTCTGCTGATGAATCTGCAATTCAAGCTCTTTCTTTGTTGCCTTTAATTCTGTAAGAGTAGCTTCTGTTGCTTCAATTTCTGCTGTTACTTTTGTCAACTGCTCGTCTAATGTAAGTTTCTTTTTACCTCTTGCCATAATGATTGACCTCCTATGTTTTATAAGAAAATCATAACATTAGACAAGAAATATTGCAATATATATTATACATAATTCGTTACAATCGACATTTTTTGAAAATTATATTACATGTTTTCAGAAGTCATCATAATATAATTTTAACGCATTTTGTTTGTTTTCACAAATCGGGACTGTATATCTAAGCAGAAGAGTATTAGTCTACAAATCTGCCTACCCTTGCCAGCCTCTGAACCGTTGACATTCTTGTGCGTCACTACAAGACAACTATCGTAACATACGATTTAGCCAACGATTGCTTTCGGTTATTTTTAACCTACCTATTGACCGCCCATTGTAGTAGAGGAATATATTTCAATATTCATACTGTATGACTTAACATACTATGTTGTTCTAACCAATTTTCATGGGTACAACATCCAACAATTTGTTTTGCTATTAACACCATATTATCTTTGTTTCCTTGATAATTGTGGTTTGTTGGCTTTAGGGTTTCCCAGCATTATTCGGGATTTTATTTATTGTGCTTAAACACAAAAGGTCTTTGCTATCGCTTCGTTAATTGAAAGACATTATTTTCAATCTTAAAACGATGGGCGCAGTACATTTTCACCATGACCTGTTATTGACTGGACTAATCCTACAAGTGTTCCAATTGTACCAAATGAACCAAGTGAGTTTAATCCATCACTAAGACTTGTAACTCCTTTTAAGAGTCCATCTAATAAATTAACTCCTGTTTTTAATCCGTCTGAATTTACGATATTTTGTACGAATGAAGTCCAATCGTTACTCAATTTTTCAAGTGAACCTGAAAGATTGTTTGCTGATTTCTCTGCCTCTTGAAGTGCTGAACCTGAACCTTGAGAATATAAAGACTCCATTTTCTCGAAGGATGACCAGTCGCTCAGAATTGCGGAAAGTGTATTAGCGTGCCATTTTCCACCAATATCACTAAGAATATTTGCTCTACGAGTATCTCCTTCTGGAAGTTCGTTAAACGCTTTAGATAATTCTTTCAATAATTCAATTGGTGTTTTTAATTTCTCTGCACCATTAACCATTTTGGTCATTGAAATTCCAACAGCTTCAAATGCTTTCCGAATCGGATCACTAGTAGTATCTTGTAAATTAATAAATAAAGACTTTAAAGCGTTACCAGTTTCAGAGCCAGACTCTCTTGTTTTTGCGGTTGCAACAGCAATAAGAGAAGATAGCTCATTAATTTTTACACCATATTGTGAAGCAATAGAGGCTGCCTCAGAAGTGGCAGATGCCATATCAGACATTGATACTGCTGCATTATTAGTGATATAGTTTTGTCCATCAAGAACATCATTTAAATCTTTGACATTTCCTTTTAAATCATATGCTGCACTTGTTGCAATCAAATAGTCATTTGACATTTCAGCAGTCATATCACCAGCAGACTGTGCAAGTATTGATAACTCTGACATCTCTGATGCATTTTCAAAACCAGCACGATACATTTCCTGAACACCTGTTAAATAATCAGATGCACTTTTTCCGTATTCACTGGCAGAATCAAAGGCTGAATTGCCAAGTTCTTTTAATTGAGAAGACGTTAAATTAGATGTTTTACTGATTTCAGTTAGGATATCATCAAGTTCTTTTAATTCGCTAATTGCGTCTTTGAACTTGCCCACACCTAACATAACTGCTGAACTAATAGAAATCCACTGAGAAAAACTCGTTACCGCTTGTGCTATTTGATCTTTAAGGTTTTTTCCCAATTTACCAAGTCCACGTTGAGTAATCTTGATTTTCTCAAATTCGTCACTTATTTGATTTAATCTATTAATAGGTATCTCACCAGAATTTAATTCTTGATAATACTTTTCAAGCTGTTCTTTTGCATCTCTTGCGGCTTTTGTATTCTTTTGTAACCACTCTTGGATATTATTCGATAATCTTAATTGTTTATTGGGATTATATATTTGATCCAACTGTGTTTTTAATTGAGCTACCTCATTCTGAGATTTTTTTAGTTCTAAATTAAATGTCTTTTCTTTTTCAACCAATTGATCATCACTAACAGAATTTAATTCATTAAGTGCTTTTTTAACAGCACTCATTTTAGAATTTACTTCATCAGTAGAAAGTCCTAATTTTGTAAAGGAGTTTTCAAGCCTAGCGACTTTAGCATCGTAATCACCAATATCTATAGCCTCTTTAATAGATTTAATAGAAGATAAGTTATCAGCTTCAATCTTGGTCTGTTTCAAAGAGTTCTGTGTTTCTTTTAACACACTGTTCACTTTTTCAAACTGATTTACTATCTCATTACCACTTGCACCATTACTCATCATATTCTGCAAAGTAGCATATTCAGTCTTAACCGATTCCATTTTAGAATTTACTTCATCAGTAGAAAGTCCTAATTTTGTAAAGGAGTTTTCAAGATCAGTAATAGAAGTAGTAGTGTTTCCAAACTGCCCCATAGAAGTCTCAATAGATTTGAGCTTTTCTGCATACTGTACCGCAGTTTCAAGTACCTTTACATCACCAGTCTGTACAAGTCCTGCTTGCGCTTTGCCGTTCCCTTGTATCTTTTCACGTTGCATATTGAACTGCTTTAAAGCACCTTCGGCATCACGCACTGTAAGAGTGAGTTTTTGTATCTTACCGCTTGCTTCTTCAACACCAGTAACCTTTACATCAGACCAACCATTAGCATTAGCGAGTCGGTTTATCTCTACCATCTGTTTTTCTATAGTATTGTGAACCTTACTCATAAAAGCTATATTATTGGCTTTTAAGTCACTTGTATTAAATACTTGTGTAGAAGCAACATTAGACTGCTCTTTTTTAAGAGTCTTAATCTTTGCCGTTACTGCATCTATTGATTCTGCCCACTGTTTATAAGCCTTTGACCAATTTTCAGTACGTCCTTCTTTAGCTTCAATATCCTTGACTCTCTGTAATGCTGTTGCACACTGATTAAGCTCTTTTGATAAATCCTTTGGTGTATTGTCAAGTCCTTTAAGCTCTGCACGTAATCCCTTGATAGTTTCTGAACCGTTTGCAATTTTAGATACTGCTCGGTCAATCGGACTAAGCTGTTTACTAAAATTCTGTGTGATTTTAGCAGCTTCCGTATTAAGTGAATTAAATGCACTCTTTACTTCATTAACTGTACTTGCGCCTGTTTTCAGTCCTGCAAGTTTTGTTTCAAAATCCTTTAATGGTGTATCAAGACCACTAAGTATTTCAGCATTTGTTGACTTGAATTTAGCAATCTTTGTTGTATAATCAGAGAATGCTTCTTCAATAGCGTCTATCTGCTCAATAGCTCCTGAATCATTAAGATGTGAGCCTATGTTCTCAAAATATGTATCAGTAACATTCCCATTGTTATCTGTTACTTGTCTAAAAGCATAGTTAAGAGACTCTACTTCACCAGTCGCACGTTTTACATTCAGTGTAAAAGTTCGCATCATACCATCATTGTCAAAATGTTGAGTTGTGGCAATTACAGCTTTTTCATTTTGCAATAACTGACTAAGTTGATTTTTTGCGTCTCCAATATCACTTGCTTCTTTTGGCATATTACCAATAACTGATGTATTAGAAGTAACTGCCTGAATTACACTGCCTGTCTGTTGATATGCCTGCTGTTGTTTCTGCTGATTAGCAACGACAGCGTTAGTGGCATTATTAGATGCTTGTGCCATCTGATTTTGTAGATTAGCTTGTTCTGTCTTAAGTATTTCAATCCTTTGAGAGAGCTTTTCCAACATCTCAAGCCATGCGTTTAAGTATGTGGTAGTTGCACCTGTTCTTTGAGCAGGCATTAAATTACTATCACCATACATAGCTTCTTTGGCTATTTTAAGTTCATTTACAACCGCATTTATCTGATCGCCAAATGAATCAATACCTTGAAAACTAGGCTTGATATTAAATAACTCACTCCAAATCTGGTCAAGTTTTGTTGAGCCATTCTCTACTGTTGTAAATGTAACACCTAAATTTCTGAACTGATTATTAAGCTCACGTATTGACAGTCCAGTGCTTTGTATTGCTTCGGCTTTGTCACCTACAAAAATTTTCTTTCCTTGAAAATAATCAAGTAAGTCCATCTGCTCTTTAAAGCCACTTAAATCTCTTGTAGCTCCAAACTTATTAAGTACATCAGAAAGATTGCTTATCTTCTGTGTAATACCTTCCCATGCACTGTCAGAGTTAGTTTTTAATGCTTCACGAGCTAGTTTGTTAATTTCTGCTGTTAGAGACTGTACGTCCTTTGTTACTGACGGATCAATCTTTGCTCTATTGAGATTAAAGTTCTTGAATATATCAGCGTTGTTTAATTTTTGTACTGAAAATGAAGAAAATATATTCTGAATATCCTGTTTGACATGATTAAGATTTGCCTGTAGACTCTGATTAATAGAATTGCCGAGCTGATTACCTATCTGCTGACCTGTTTTCTGTGCAGATTGTGTAGCCCCATTTGTATTAATATTTCCCAAATTAATATTTACTTTGCTAAATGCCGTATTAAACTGAGAAATCATATTGTTGATTGCGGTCTGGTCTACTTTGACATTGTTTATTGTAAATTGTGTTGCATTCAACTGTTGTGTTAGTTTTGAGACGACATCTTTTCCAAGCTGTGCTTGAACTTCAACAGTATTTAATTGCTTTTTTAATGCATCAATGTCTGAATTTAATTGCTGCTTAGACTGATTCGCATCTAATTTACCAACTAAACCTATCTGGAAATCATTTGTTCCCATTTTATATTCTCCTTTCTGGGTTTATTTTCATCTAAAAAAAATAACACCCCAAAAGGAGTGTTTAAGAATAGGAGAGTAAGCTTTGATACTTACAATCCTCATTTTATAATCGGTATTCCGACTTTTATACAATTTTGTTTAAAAAGCTCAATAATACCTTCTTCTCCACCTAACTCGGATAAAGCTTCATCCCAATAATCATGTTCACCAGGAACTAACCCACCGTGACTATGGTCATTCATCCATTTTAATACTTGTAATCCAGTAGCTTTATTATATGAATTATTACGATGTCCCCTAACATATCCTCCACGATATTTGAAAGATAAATACGAATCAGGGTATCCAACAGTAAATGAATAATCATTACCATTTTTTTCTATATGAGAAGCAGTTAATTCTTCAAGAAGCTGCCCTGTTCTTTGATAGTATACTGGTTCAGTAGGATCTAGTTCATTATTAAAAACAGGCTCGTTATAATACTCTATAATCTTTTCTGAAATTACTTTGAAAATTTTATCCTCTGTTAATTTCATCGCTTGTATGATACGAGAAGAAAGTACTTTTTCTAAATCGTCAATATTCCTTATCATTTATTTATCTTTTTTAATGAATTATTAGCAATAGTAGTTGACTTCAAAATAGTAAGAAATTCATCAACTGATTTCTGTAACTCCTTTGCGTCATCTGTATGTGATAAAGTAAGTAATAACTTGCCAAATCCATTAATATAATCACTCTTGTTAATTACTAAATCAGATAATTTGGCAACACCAATCTGTTTTAATAATTTAAGTCTCTTTTTGTACTGTAAATAATTTGTAATCTTTTTAATCATTATAAATTCTCCTTATATAGTAGTATGTTTATAAAATCCACCTGTTTTGTCTATTCCTACTCCACAAACAAGTGAACTAATTTCTCTTACCATTTCATTGCCACACTTAGGACATTTGTGACCTGTCGCAACATATTCCTTAATTGGCATACTTATAGTTTCTTTATTATTGCAATAATTACATACAAAAGGGTAGTTCATGCTCAATTCTCCTTTATCTCATTCAACACCCACTTGCATGAAAATACATGATCATAAGTGTAAACAGTTAATATATCATTTTGGCTATTATATTCAGTTCGTTCTATCTGAGGGCTTTCGTTCATGATTGAAATAAACTCATGAGAATTAACAGCCCAGTTATGTTTTATTAAATACTCATGCATCTCATCATCTGTCATGATTTTGCTTTCTTAGTTTTATTCATAGCGCACATATATCTCCGTTCTTGGATTTTCCTTATCAACATAACATTCCATAGTAAGTCTTGTAATATGTTTACTATCATCATCAATGATAAATCCACTCTCTGAAAGTCCATCCAAGAGAAACTTAGGAGTTCCATTATCAATATCATGTCTACGATTAGTTTTATAATATGTAACAAATTTCATTTCACATTTTTCAATGTGTAGGTTAGAATAACCTTGATTATCAATAAACCAACATATGAAATTTTTCCATCGTTGTTTAAGTGCGTTCATCATAGGTCTTTTCATTATCATCCACTGGTTTATAGTTGGATGATATGGATTCTCTATAGGTTTCTTATTTGCTCGTGGATGTTGCTTAAAATAAAACTTTTCATATTCCTCAAGTATTGAATTATCAATCACTAATTTTATAGTTTTCGTTTATTTCACTCCTTTACATAACAAAAGAGCAGCTTCCGAAGAAACTGCTCTTTCCTTTAATATTAAATTTTAAATGTGATAGGTCGTAATTCCCAATGTGCATTAGGATATTGACATATATTACTTATCACGAAATTATGTACTTCATTCATATTTCCAAAGTTCTTATCAATATGAATTACTTTACCTCCTAATAATTCAAATTCTTCACAGATTACGTTGTAAAATGTTTTCTCCATACCAATCAATTCTCCTTATCTTTTAATACAAAACAAATCGTACAAATCAACATGTAATGCATGAGATAAAGATACTGCATGAGAGAGTAGTATGTCAGAAGTATATCCGTTTTCAAGATTAGATATAGCAGTTGCTGACAATCCTGTACGTCTCGCAAGTTCTGATATTGACATATTCTGTTGATACCTATATCTGCCTATTTCATTCTTCATGTATTTAGTCTGTGTATAATCTGTTTTTCTATACATATATAATAAGGAAGAAATTTATAAGTTGAATTACTGAATTTTATGGTATAATAAAAGTATTAGGGTTCATCCTTAATTGGTAACGACATTACTTCTGGCTTTAATTTATCATGATAGATATCATCGCCCCCAGCGGCTTCGTAAATTTTCCCTAACTCCGTAAAAGTTTTTAATCCAGAATTGTCAACATAACCTTTTTCAGAAAATTTAGCATGTAATCCATATAACTGATTTCTTAATGTCGCAACTGTCCGCTCTTTATCAGCTCTTTCTTTTTCAGTTAATTGACATTTTATATCATCTATACCATTTGACATTTTAGATATTTCTTTGTATTGCCAATTATCATGTTTTTCTAAAGTGGTTATTCTGTCTTCAATTGTTTTTTTATCTTCTTCAAATCCAAATTTTATCCTAAAAGTCTTTTTTATCTTTCCGAATAAAAAAATAATTTTATCAACTCCTAAGATTATAATAAACACGTCCAAGATAACAGTTGGAAAATCTAAATTCATTAATGCTTTTATTTCGTCCATTTCATATTACACCATCTGAGCCTTTCCTATATTAACTTAAGAAATTCAGATGCTGTAATTTTAAGACCATCATCTCCAAACTTCTGTCTTGAAGCTCTTACAAGACCATTACCATATTTGCCAGGACATTCTACACCATTTGGATTAATACCATTAAGATACATAAGTATCTCAGCCGCAGTTACCATATACTGTCTTTCTCCCTTTTTAACATAATGAGAGCCAAGAGCTGCCTTAGACTTGCGACCAAATATTCCATCTTCCCCGATGCCCTTTTTATAATCAAGGTTGATAGCATGTTGTAAAACTCTAGCTTTCATTCTGTTGGTTTCTTTTCCGACAAGTCCATCAACAGCAATTGTATGTCCTGTAAAATTAATAGCGTGTTGCTGTCCTAATCTTACGAGTGAATTTCCACTTGGCTTTGACTGAGTAGAAGTAGATGGCTTTGGAGTAGAAGTAGAAGCCTTCGAACCATTTGTAATATTAGTACATACATGACTTCCATCCTTAAGAATTAAATCTCCTCTAAGTAAATATGCATCACTTGTTAAATATTTTGAATCTGTAAGTATCGTTGCGCCAACTGCTTTACAAGCTGCACGAAGAGTAGAAGTAGTATTGGATTTATTGAAATTCTTTAATGTTGAAATTCCAAGTTTATAACCAGCCGCTATAATATTTGCTGAAACACCTGCTGAACAATCAGCTTCACAAGCTATTGTAATTTTACTTGCGTCCCAGTTACTAGCTTTAAGATGATTGTAATATGAGAGACGCGCATTCTGGTCATATCCAATTAAATTGTTCTTAGCTGCCTTTTCTGCATTAAGAGCTAACTGCTCACGCACATTCGCAGGAAATCTGATTACACATTTCCAATTATGATTATACCAAGAACGAATATACCATTCAGTACCACTCTGGTCGCCAGCTTTTCCACCAGAATAACGACCTCGTTCATCCTTTCCACAATTTGAAATCATAGTGATTCCTCCTTCCTAATTTTCTACAATAAAAAAGAGACTCTTTAAGTCTCTAAATCATTTATCATATTTTATTTTTCATGTTTAAGATCATACAATGAGGTTGTAATGAGTGAATCTAAATAATCCTCGAAATCACTATTAGCCTCTTTGAGACATTTATATACTGGCTGATTAAGTGCCTGAATTGCTTTCTGTTTTGCAATTTCTTTTACTTCATTCATTTTATCCTTAGTCCATGCGTCAGTGCCCTTTATGTCTTTGACCTCTGTTTCATATACTGACTTGACAGCATTTTTAACTTCTCTATAAAGAATCAAGGCATACTTATCAAGTTTCTTTGTTTTCAGATATTTATAAATCTGTGTCCCAATCGGAACTAAAATTACTGTCCAAATAGCAGAGAGCAGTGTCATCCAATCTAAGCTTCCTAAAAACTCCTTCATCAGTTAATCCTCCTTCATTGGTCTATTTTTCATCCATTCCTCATAACATTTTTTAGTTTCACCTTTATGAAAGAAACAACATATATGACCTGGATTGTGTTCACTTTCTTGTGTCCATTTAGGCTGAACATGCCATTTTGATGTATAATATATTATTTGTGATAGTTGAGTAATAGGAATGATATTATCTTTTCCATAGCACTCATATACTTCTTCTAATGAAGAAAAAATTTTGTTAATCTTAATCACCACCTTATAGCGTAAAAAATAGGGATAGCAAACTAATATTGTAGTTACGCTATCCCTAAAGGTATAATGATTAAAATTAACTACAATATATTATTACTATTTTGAATTAATAGCAGATTTCACTATTTTTTCATTTTTAGCTTTTACTGTTATTTTAAGTGAATCTTTATATTCCTTTTCAGAAACAGCAAAATATTTATTATCTGCATATTTGATATACACAACTTTTGTTCCATCAGGAATATTTAAAGTCATCTGTATTTCTTTTCCACTAAAGTTAAATACAACAATATTGAGGAACTTATTGTGATATATAACGTTACATTTCTGTATCATTTTTATTTCCTCCAAAAAATAGAAGAGTGCTAATTTAATAACACTCTTCCAAAATTTAATTACTCCTCAATAAGAATCAGGTCAAGGATATTATCATCCTGATCAGCCATCATATCACATGTAATTGTAATACTAGCTGGATCTCCATTATTAGAGTATGATAAGCTAATATTAGACTGTGGAGCAACCTTATATGCAACAAGATGATATGGAAGTACCTCATCATCCTCAGTCTTCATAATAGTATCACCATAAACAATAAAGTTCTTAGGGAAGGTAGTAGACTTGATATTAATTCTCTCAACCTTATCTGTGAGTTCCTTCATATAGTAAACAATTACTTTATCACCTGTCTTAGCAGCTGTGATAGTAACTGTCTTATCTGATACAGTAGTTGTAAGTGGTGTACCGCAATCATCGTCTACCTTAAATGCAACTACTGAACCTGTTACTGGTATTGCAGAAAGAGTAACAGTAGTAGCAGTATCGCCTGATACTGTAAGTTCCTCTCTACCCATAAACTTAGCTGTCTTAGATACCTCACCACCAGTAACTAACTGCCATAACTTAACAGTCTGAATCTGTGTTTCAATTGTAAGAGTACCACCTTTCTCTCCACTGAAAGAAACTCTCTTTGGATGTCCTTTACCACCATACGCATAAGTATTCTCACCTGTAAGCTCAGTAGTGGTAACATTCGCAAAGTCTAAATTTAAGAAAGGTTTCTTTGTAGAATAATCTACAAAAATAAGGTCACAAACCTCTCTGTTTGCCATATTCTTATTTGCCATTTGTTTTTCCTCCTAATTATTTTTGGTTTTTATGTAACAAAAAAGACCTTATAAAAGGTCTTAATTTTCACTATCAATTCTTTTTATCCAATCATTTGCATTAAACTGTTTTTGTTCATCACCCCAAACAGAAACACTTCTTGAGGTCATACCATATATATTATCATTCATCAATCTGGTAAAAGTGTCCCATAATTGATTGACTGTTAGTCCCCATATATTTAATATATTTAAATTTGAGTGTCTGTTTGCCACAACAGATACAAGATTATCAAGTTCAAAGTCTTTCCTTGACCTATCTTTTTCTGCCATTTTCTTTCGACCAGCTTTAATTTTTTCCATAATAGCTTTTGCTTTATTACTTTTAATATTATCAGTGTCTTCTTCGATATGTATATTACTTAATTGAAGAATTATATCAATAACATCACTCCATGTAGTTTGATTAATAGCACCGATTAACGAAATTTCGTCATCTTTTGTAACTGATATAAAAAACATTTTTTTATCTTCATTCCACGATACATCTTCTACAAAGTAAAAATTAAAGATTTCTTCTAATGTTTTAATTAAGTTATTATCTACCTGACATATATCAAATAAAGTAATATTATTATTTAAATGTAACCTCGTTTCATACCATTGTTTAAGCGAAGGGTTTATAACATTACAATACATTTCTGGTGAAATCAATAAAAAGTTCAAGTAGGATTGATACGTTTGATAACCTAAATCCCATATTTTTTTTAATGTTGGCGATTGAATATTGCCTATATTTGTTTTAATTGGAAAAGGTGATATAAGTTCAAAATATTTTAATTTCAAATAGTACACCTACTTTCCATATTTGAAATCAGCTATTGTATAAATTAGTTGTCTACCATAAGTTATTTTATTTGGGTAAACGTAACTCACTGAGTCTAAATGCAACTTACCAATTCCAAAATCATCTGAATCACGTAATGTTTCTTCTACCATATCAGCTAATATATCAACTCTATCATCGCTGCCATGATAACCCTTTTTAGTATAGCCTGATACTTGCATAATATCTTTATGACAAAAACACCATATACAAATAGTTACATCCTTAATTGTTGCCGTTGGTATTCTCGGTATATTTACCTCATAACATATATATGATTTTGTCTCAATCTGTGTTTCATCTACATAAAGATAAGGAAATATCTGTTGATAAACTACATGATTTTTTTGTTGCAGAGTATAATTTTTACCTAGTAATAATTCCATAATGTCAGAATTTTTAAGAAGGGCATTAGTAATTGCAGATTTGCATTTTCCAATATCTTTTAATATTTGTGCCATTAATATCCCTCCATAATATTGATTATTTTATCAGCCAATACAGAATTATCTTTATCAAGAATCTTTAAAATAAAGGTTTCATCTATTAAGGAATCGTCAGTTATTAATAGCTGAATACTATTATTTTTAATGACTTTATTCAAATTAAAATCTGCTTCAATATTCCACGTATAATCTAAATAATCAATAGATTCATCATTCTTATCTTTGAATGTTACGTTCCAAATATTTTCTTGATTAATATGTATAAAATCATCACCAATAATTTGAGCTTGTATATCATTTTCGGAATCATCATTATTATTAGTAAATTTAGATACATAATTACAAATCCATACTTCATTTCCATCATCCAATTGAACTTTTTTATCAGTACTTGGATTGAAAACATTAAATGAAAATGTAAGCAATATTAAACCACCTTTACCAATATCTTGATAATCATATAACGAAACTTTTCGATTAGTTAGTTCATATACATCGGGCGATACTGAGTCCTGAAAATCACATACAAATCGCATTCCTCTTGTTAGTTTTTTGGTATCTTCATCAATAGAAATATATACGCCATATTGGTTATCACCAAATGTTACTGTATTATTACTTGATTCACCATTTGAATATTTAGTAAAATCTTCTATATAAACATGTTTACTAACAATTTTGCCTTCTGCATTTTGCCAATATAATATCTGATTACATTCAGTCATCGTTCCTTGAGTTCTAATACTTTTATTTGTATCAACTTCTTTAATAATCCAGTATGAATTCTGCCAGAACACAATTTGTCCGATCTTGAAACTTTCATCAGGACGTGATTTTATTTTTTTTGTATATTCATCATTAGTTTCTATGATAGTTAAATCCTGTCTTACATCATCTATTAAAACAGTATAAGCATCTAATGGTTTGGTAAAATCTCTATTTAAGTCATTTTTTACAATATTCCTTTGGACTTCTTGATAGGATTTTGTGCCATATGCATTCTGAATTTTTCGGTAATAATCTATATCTATCATAATTATCACCTCTATTCTTCATACTGTGCATAATTTATCATTTTTCGTTTGCCAGTTTTTCTATCTCTACTATTGTATTGAGACATTGCAACTTCATTGTTATACTTCAAAGTATTATACATATCCATGAATGTTTTTCTTTCATTTGATGGAGCATATAATGCTTTAATATCTGTAGAACTGAGAATATTAATCATTGATTTTAATGTAGCAATATCTCTTGATATATATACTTCATACATTAAATCAGCGAGTAAATTAATTTCCTCATTCGTAAGATCTTCGCTTATCATTTCCACCTCATCATCCAATTCAAGGTCAAAATCTAATGTGCAATTTCTTTTTAAAATAGAGACAGCTTCATTGAGATAATTTTTTGCACGTTTCTTTGCAATTTCCAATGCTTCATCGGCAGTTATTTTATAATAACTGAAAAAATTGGCATCTTCTTCAATTCTATTAAAGAACGGTACATATAATTGTTCATAAGATGTCATAATAAGCCTCCATATATTTTATTTAGTTGTCTTGGCAGGTCTACCAGGTTTCTTTTTAACAACTGATTTTTCAGACTCTACAGCATTTTCATTTACTTTCTTCTGTGAAGCTAAAAACTCAGCCATCATCGCCTGCATTTCATTTAACTGATTCTGTAAAACTTCATTTTGTTTCTTTAATCCATCTACTTCATCAGTAGAGACACTAGATACTGCATCTCTTGCCTTTATAACAATCTGTGTATTTCTAATACCATTTCTTAACTCATTACCACGAGCCTCAATTATCTTTTCTGCTCTAAGAGAGATGTCGTCATTAGTTGTATTCTTTAACCTAATAAATACACCACGAATCCTATCGAAAATACCACTATCTTTAACACTTACAAGTTTTGTGAGTCCTTCCATTGTTGGATGTAAAATGATATTTTCAATCTGTTTGATAGTAAGTAGACTTTCCCAATTAGGGATTCTTAAATAGTCCTCATACATTTCTTTCTCTATATCTTCTGGAAATCTCAATATGCCTGACTTGAAAGCCATAGAATTAGCATTTGCATATAAAATCTCATCTAAAGTAAGAGGTAATATTGTTGGATTATCACTATCAATTGCAGGTTCAATAGCATAACTATCATGTTTTGTTGATATTACAACGGTACTTGAGTTATAATTTAATACATTAATCGTTTTCATATCTTTAATCATGTTCAATCATCCTTTTCTTAAAAATAGGAGAGGATAGCACCTCTCCTAAAAATATTTGTTTTATTTTGCCATTGTAATCTTAGCAAGTTTATCAATATCGGTAATGCAATAACCATACTCGAAGCCTGTAAGCTTAACACTTACTTTCTCCTCATTGTTATCCAGTGTCTCATATACACGAATATCACCTTTCTGATCAAGAGTACCAATCTTACCAGCAATTCCGAAAATCTTCTTGTCTGGAAGAAGTTTCTCACCAGAAACAAGCTTCTTTGCACCAGAAATAGATGCAATATTAATTCCATCGTTAAACTTAACAAGACCATAACGGTTGAAGTCATTCTTCATATTCTCTGAGAGATACTGTGTAGCACCAGACATTCTACCAAGAGCCTGTGCATACTTTGAAAGAGATACTGCAACTGGTGAAGAATCTCTGTCAAGAAGATAGAGACTAAAAGCATCCCATGAAGTAAGAGTAGGAGCTGCACCTGTCTCTTTAATATCCTGCTCACCACCAGTAATTGCATTATCTACTGCTGTGAAAATATCATAGAACTGCTTATTTCTAAGTGCCTCAACAGCATAGTTTGTAAGTAATGCCACTGACTTGAATCCATTTCTTCTCATCTCAATGTACGGAAGCTCAAACTCAGCCTGTGCATGTTTCCATGTTGGCTTCAGTGACTCAAAGTCGATGTAAGACTTATCAACATTACCACCGATAACTGCATCATATGCTTCAATAGTATTCTTTGGTGTCTTATCTACCATATAGTCATCAAACTCGCCAACTGTACCTCTATCGAAAATAGAATCAAGTAATTCATCAGGCGCATTGTATACTTCATCTGTTACTGTACGTCTAATGAATGAGGCGATTTCACAATCCTTGTCATTTCCATTAGTTGCGATCTCTTTTACCCAAGCATCGCAAACATCTGATACCTCTTTCTCCTCAGCAGAAAGATTTCTATTGTATGTAATTTTCTGAGCGATGTCAAACATCTGACCATCTTTGTTCATTAATTCAGCAATTTCTGTCTTTAACATTTTATTTCCTCCGTAATTATTTTTAGGCATAAAAATAACAGCCTTATATAGACTGTTAAAATGCCAATATATTTAGTTAATTAGATTTACTCTACGACCTCAATAACATCTAACTGATGTCTATCAATCTTTTTCTTTCCACGATATACAAAACGTGTAGCTGTCTCAGACTTAGCAAACTTACCATCTGTACCAACTGCAAGATAATCGCCAACAGCAGCACCCTCTGTAATCTGATCTGTTGCATATCTCTCAGCCTTCTCAGGTGATACAAGCTTAACACCCTCACCAGCCTTGATATTCATGAACATATCCTCATAATCTGAAAACTCGCCAAGTCCTGCGTAGATTCCTTCAGCTCTTTTTTCTTTTGTTACAAAGAACACACCCTTATCAGTAGCTTCACCAGGGAATTTTACTTCATTCTTTGTATAATCTTTTACAACACCCATACCAACTACCATTGCAGAAGCAGCAGTGTTCATAGCGTCATAAACTTTACCTGTCTTTGTCTGTAATTCTCTTAACATAGTTAAATTTTCCTCCTTTAATTTCTGCCTAAATAGCTATTCATAATTGACTTTACATCAATTTCTTCATCTTCTAAACCATTAAGATTTGTAGATGCTGTTTCTGTTGTATCAGTCTTTGTCTCTGTTTCTGATACTTCCGTAGATACTTCACTAAGAGAAGCGATATATCTATCTGCAAGAACTGCTTTAAGAGATTTATCATCAAGGTTGTCTACATATCCCTTTAACTCCTCAGAACTTTCAATTTCTTCTTTTGTGATAAGTCCTGATTTTGTAATTGATGATACGAGTTTTTCCTTTTTATCATTTAACTCATTGGCAATTCTTTCCTGTTCTGCCTGCTCAAATTTTTCCTTAAATGGTGTAAGTTCACTGATAGAAGTTTTTAAATTTGTAATTTCCTCGCCAGCTTTGATAATTGCCTCATCCTTTGAAGCAATGGTTGATTCCATTTCAGCAATCTTTGTATTTACCTCAGAAATACCAACTGAAAGTCTTACATTTTCTGGCTCTGAAAGGGTAACAGTATCATTCTCAACTGTGTAAGTAAATTTTACTAAATCAAGTTCAGATTCACGATTATCTGTTTCAATCCATACTTCTTTTTCAATTGGGAAATTAAAAGCTATCCAACACCATGTTCCTAATTTCTGTTTAGCAGCTTCACGAATCTTACGTCTTAAATCATCTTCTGTAAGCTGTGAAATTTCTGTCTCATTTGATTTCTCAGAATTAGTATTAGTCTCAGTAGAAGTTTCTGTATCCTTCTCTGTTGCCGTATTATCAACAGGAGTATCGACAACAGGTGTTTCTACTGTTTCCTCTGCTATCTGAGTCTCTTTCTCATTCTGCAAAATATTTTCCTCCTTTGCCTTATTTTTATCTAAACCATGACTAATTATGTCTTGGGATAGTGCCTCTGCAACTAATAAACTATCGGTATTTGTACTAGATAATGAAATTGCTTTTGCATCAACTCCATATGAAGGTGACGCATACTCATACCCAAGTAGGGTATTTGCTAAAAATTCATAATCTGTAACATTTTTTACACCATCTTTAAACTCATATGATGATATAAGTATTTCCCATGAACCATATAATTTTCCTAAAGAAAACAATCTTCTAACAGCAGAAACACAATTTTCATATCTTTTCCATATACGATATTTCGCATAAAGACAAGGAAGATTTTTTATTTCCCCACGTACATCTACATCAGTATTTTTAATATAGACTTCTGTATGTGTACCAATAGATTGAGTACCAAATTGTATATCTCCATTTTCATCTTTATACATTTCATGACCACTGAAAGTTGGCTCGCCAAGTAAATTAGTTCTGTACAAAGCTTGTACTGGCATATTGATTAATGTTTGCGCTTTTTCTTCTGCGCCCTCGGAAGGAAGTAGTACACCATTTGCGTTAGTATCATCATAATAACAAATTCGTGATGTCAGCTCTAAATACGTCTTAGCTTCAGAGATTTCTACAACTTCACTTGCGAGACATATATTCTCTGTATTCACAAAGTAACTCCTTCCCCAAGTAGAATATTTTGTTTTTCAAATAATTCTTCTTGTAATTTTTTTTGTTCTTTTATATTTTCGTCTTCTTTAATATTAAAGACACCGATAACTTTTACATCATCAGTGTCTTTAGAAAAGGAGAGTTGAACCTTATTCATTTTGTTACAACAAGGACATTTAATAATAACATCTTTTATCATTTTGTCTTACCTCGTTCTTTGTCATAACTTTGTTTCGCTTCATTTTTTGAATTGGCAGGTCTACCACCTTTATTATCTACTTTATTATCAATTTCATCAGAATCCGATGAAGAAGTAGTATACGTTGAAGCTCTTGGATAAAATACTTTTGTATCAAAATTTTGCTCATTTTCTCTGATACGTTTTTCCTTCTCATCATTAACGTCCATACCAAGGAGATTAAGAGAAGATTCCATAGAACCACCAAAAATAGTATATAATGTAGTTGCCAAATCTTTCTTCATATCAAAATCAAGAGCTTCGCTATCTATTACCCTAACTTTTGGACAGTATTCATAAGATAATCCATTATCCGCAAGAACTTGTTTATACCATTTGAGTAATATATCTTCTAATTGTTCAGAAATAGTATTTATTGTTCTGAGCAACTGAGTAACAGAAATACTTGCCGTATTTACAGATTGACTACCTGAATCCATTAAAAATCCAATACCAAGTGCTGCTAAAACACGAGTACGATAATTATTTACTGTATTTATATCAGTAAGTTCAATTTTAGGTTCTACATAAACTATTTTTTCAACAGTTGGGGGAGTAGTAACAACTACAGTTGGTTGTTTCCATGCGCTCATAAAATTCTCATGAGCAAAACTCATATCATCAAATCCTTTTTTATTATAGTCTTGTCCCATAACTTCTTTCCTAAGAACCTGATGTATAATCTTTTTCGCTTTTGCTTTACTGTTAACTCGGTCAGCGTTATCAAAAGTACTTAACATATTTAAGTCTTTAAAAGCCCTAAATATAGGTGTCAATCCATATTGTCTATTGAGATTATTAATACGCATAACACCAGTATATCTAATATCTAATTTTGCATATTCTTCTTTATTTATAAAAGCTTCATAAACTTCTTGTGGATAATTTGCTTTTACTTCTTCTTCTATATTTTTGAAAAATAGTGCTTTATTCTTTTTGTTTTTTCGATATACTTTTTGCAGACGTGAACGAAGTTCTCTAATATTGAATAATATTACAGGATCACCATTTACATCATATGGCGAGATTTCACATACTCCAAGAGGGTAGAAATCAACTTTATATTTATTATTTTCATGTCTTAAATAACAAATAAAAGTTCCTTCTGTGAAAGTAGTTGGTATAGAATTTCTAATTAATCGCCTAATATTAATTGTTTCATTGAACTGATTAATAAAATTCTTTACAGTATCTAACTGTTTTACTTTATTCCTGCCAGATATTTCCTTATCATATGATAATTTATAATCGGTATTAATATTTGTAGTAATACATTCAACTGTTTTTCCAACAATACCATCTTCATTTATTTCTTGACGTACCGCATTATTGATTATTAAAATCTTCTTTAAATCACTTTGCGCACCATCTGCTAATTCATGTATATATTCAGGCGTTAATTTCTCAGACGATGAATTACCATCTTTTAAATATGCTGAATACTTTTGATTAGAAGCATCATAACTTGCGATAGAATTTAGTAACCACTCTTTACTTATTTCTGAAGAAGAAGTAACTATTTCTGTATCATCAATTTTTGAATGAATAAATACTTCATAATCTTCTTTATTTTCTGACATATTTCACCGTCCTTTCTTTTAATATTCTAATGGTGAAGCACATATTGGCGCATAAGAATAATCACTTGTAGGTTTTGACAATAAATCATGTTCCAATTGGTCTATAAAATATGAACCATATGAACAGCTAGTATATCTATCCTTTCGATTATTTCCTTGCTCATGTACTTTAATAACACCTGTTTGTGGGAGTCTTTCATATTGTAATTCTGCACATTCACTTATCATAAGCTGTGTTTGGATAAATGGCATTTCAAATTGAATTTGTGTGCTAACTTCATTTGTAGAAGTGTACTCTTGATTAGAAGATAATATTTCTTCTTTTGCAGTACTTAGATTTACTAGAAAATCAATTTTATTTTCCATAAGATTCTTACGGAATGCTATAGCAATGTCACTATTTAATGTTTGTGTGGCGTTAATAACATATATACATTCTTTGGCATTCGGATCTTGACAAACTTTTGCATAATCCTTATTATTCATACATTTTAATGGAGAGTATTCAATGCCACGTTCCTCATCGTATAACACCTTTTGAAGTGCATATACTATTTGTAATCCACCATTTCTTGCATCTATTACAATGTAATCACTATTAAAATCTTCATATAACTGTCTAATTCGGATTGCTTGAAGGGTAGTATCTCCAATCTGATTAGATTCAAGATATGGGTATTGTCTTCTATAACCTTGCCTAATCTCAACCGTATTATTCTCATCATTATATGTTGTTATTTCAGGTATAGCTCTAATGCAGCTATAAACTGAATTATCATTTTTATCGCCAGCAACGAAAGCAATATCATTTGAAACAACTCTTACTTCATTATCTAATTTAGGAATAGCATATTTATTTTTTTTGTTATTCTTAAAATCAAGAGTTGTACGTGGATAGAATAAATGCTTTAACTTTTGCCTATTCAACAACATTGCATATGTAAAATATGATGATACAGAATCTCTTACCCTTAAATTAAGAAATTCAATTTTCCATGTAATAGGATCTTGTTTTTGCTTTTCTTTTAACATCTGTTTCATGGTTTTTAAATGATGTTTAAGAGTAATACTTTCATCAAATGTTAATAATATTGAACCATTATGTTTCTGCATACCTTTATAGGCTTGGTCTACAATATCCCACATCCAATGTCCATCATCTACCCAAGACGAACTGATATATATATCTACTGGATCTTCTTGTAAAATCTTGTTCTCACCATAAAACTTATCAAGCATATAAGGCTGATTTCTGACCGTCTGGAATGGTGAAATAACAGAGTCTTCGATTTTTTTATCAATCTGTCTAAACTCTTCTCGGCAAATTGCAGTACTTCTAAGACCACGAGCGTTTTCATTCGCTACAAATACTGTGATTTTAGAACCATTTTTAAATTTTACAAAGATATTATTATCACTTGTACTCCATTCTTTTATTTCAGCTTTTAATGGTTTGCTCCATTCACACAACTCATCTATGATTTTGTCCGATACGATAAGTTTCGCCTGCTTTTTCGTAGAACTACCTATACGAAATTTTGTACCAGGATAAAGAATACATCTACAACAAGCATATAAAGCTATAATAAATGATTTTGCATCATTACGACTCGCTATAATACATATGAAGTTAGATACACCCATAAGATATATTGTTAATTGCTGATATAAATACAGATTAAGTTTCAGATAATCTTTAACAAATCTGTGCATATTTCTACGCCAAAAAGTACACCATGCAATCATATGCAAAACATTGTTTGGATTACTTAAATAATGAGTAGAAGGGAACTTTTTGTATAAACTTAATTGGTTTTTATCAGCAGGGTATTGGTTATTCATCTTCTTCACCACCACTATTTTCAGGTACGAAAAATTCCTTATCTCTGGTTTCGCTTCCTGTCATTATATTTTCCATTGGTCTACATACATGACGTTCAAAATAGTCACCAATTTCATCCCAATCTTCAAAAAGAGTTTTATCTTTATAAAATTCTTCTGGCGTATACTGTGAGATAGTAGCAAGAGTGACACCAACAGTTTCATTATTGCTGTTATCCTTTTCCTCAATAGTTTTTAATCCAGCTTGTTTAAAGGTTTTACTGTATTGCTCGGTAAGTTTTACATATTTATCAGAGTCACCATCTTTTAAAGCGTTTGTCTGTAACATCGCTAATGAACACAAGCTTTTTATAAATATTTCCTGATTGGCATCACAATTAGGGTTTTGACGCTTCAACATTTTATAATGGTCATCCATTAATTTATAATCTAATTCAGTAAATCCAACACCCCATCTATCAATAGCAGTATTAGTAACAGATATATCATCTGATTTAGTTTGTGTTTTTGATGTAATAACTTTGTTTTGTTGAGTTTCATAATCATGTTTAATTGTATCTATATAGGTTTTTCTACCATCACAATTTAGATTCTTTTTTGCTGCATAATGAGATATTCTACTTCTATCTCTATGTCCACTATATGTTTCCATAGAAGCAGCAAGAGCATTAAAATCATAATTCCATCCAGCTCTTTGACAAAAATCTTTCATAGCTAATTCTTCATTATTTGAATATAATGCTGTCATTTGCTCTGTATATCTATCAGTACATTCTTTGCACCACGGCAAATAACCATTATTAGCTTGAAATAAAACGTCATTACTTTTTTGAAAATAGCCATTTTGTTTTGAATAGCCTTTTCCACAACAAGTACATTTAAAATTATGCTTTTTTTCATCAAAAGGAGTAGGTGAACGTGGAATATTAAATTCAACATTTGTATCAATAATTGGAGTAGCATTCATGTTTTCAATTATTTTTTCTTTTTTTGAGTTACTTGGTTTTGGCACGAAACCACACCTCCTTTAATGTCAATTTCTTTCCAACATAAAAAAGAGCCACTTCTCATGAAGCGACTCTTCATTCAAAAAATTATCTTTCTCTAAGCTAAATGAAACTATTTTCATTACGACTTTATCAGAATAATCTGCGTAGTTGTTGCCTACGGATAATTTGTTAGGGCGGTAGTAAGTGTTGAGCTTACACACCTAAGTTTCGTATGCATCCAAAAAATAGGTTTTGGCATCAGGTTTACCGCATAGTAGGACGTGCGAGGATCGAACTCGCATCGCAGCCGTGAAAGGGCTGTAACTTCACCATTTGTCCAACGTCCCATAAACGACTCTATTGGGAATCGAACCCAAATCTTCCGATAGACAGTCAGGTATAATTACCTTTATACTATAGAGCCATAACTGACTCGGTGGGGCTTGAACCCACAACTTCTCGATTAACAGTCGAGTGCTCTACCATTGAGCTACGAGTCATTAAAAAATCAGCATAAAGCACTAACTAGCTGATATTGGACTGTACACATCCAGTTATTTAGAATAGAAAGTTAGACAATCCATTCATGCTTACTGATTATTCTCCACATATTTTCAGTCTTTGGAGTAAAGACCAATAGCGATTAGGGAATTAGTGTCAGTTTACGTTGACATAGGTTTTACGCTATTGAATGCCACCATTCAATATGTCTTTAAAGACGCAACCTAATCTTTGTATATATTTTATTATTCTCTGAATTAGACGAAGTGCTAGACAAAAGCTTCATCAGCATCTTCTACAAATCAGAAAGTGATTTTTGTTCTACTTGTTTTATTTCTCCATCAGCAAAATATTTTGCAAATTGTTCATCTGCATCAATATCCTTGTACACGGATACCATATCTAGTGAACTCCAACCGACTAGCATTTGAATTACATCATCAGGAAGACCGCTTCGGGAACAAGAAGTTGTAAAGAAGTGACGAAGACTGTGGAAATAAAAATCTTCTCCTAAATGCTTACTAAATGTATCAGCCCAGCTATCAAGAGTACTTGAATCCATAGGTTCATCTATATATTCTCCATTTACCTTTTTGGGAAATAACCATTCTGATTCAATTCCGTGTTCTTTTCTATAATTCATCCATAAATCAAAATATGGCTTAAACGGTTTTGCAAGTGTATATACCGTCAACATTTTACCCCTAGATCCTCTTCCTTTTGTTTGAATCTTTTCAGGAGTCTTATATAAAGAACCGTATATGATATTTTCATCATCGAAATAAGATACTTTAAATCGTGGTAACTCACTCTTACGTCTGCCACTAAATGCAGCTAATGCTAAAATACAAGCCTTGTCATATTTACCTTTTTCAACCCAATAATCAAGCATTCCCTGTACTTGTTCATCAGATAACACAGTTTTAGTAAATACTTTCTCATTTGCAGGATTTTCAATTTTGCGTATAATTGGTTTAAAGTTCTCATACTCATCGTCCAATATAGCTTCTACATAATTTGAAAGTGATGAAAGAGTAGATTTTACTCTACGCATTCTAGCTGGCGACCATTTATATTCGGTAAGACAAAAACTCTGATAACGAGCAATGTCTCTTTTAGATAAATCAATAAAAAATTTGTTGCCACAATGCTGAAGTAGATAAACCCAGAAAATGTAAAGGTCACGTCTATACGCATTGATTGTATTTGGGGATCTATCAACTGAACGAAGATAATCCAAAAAGTCATTTCCTAACTCTATATTCTCTTTATTGCACTGAGCCAATAACTCATCAGTAACAATATTGTTATGTTGTATTTTTCTACCCATTAAATCTCACTTCCTTTCGTATACAAAAAGAAGCGAGATAGTAGTGAACTAAATCGCTTCTCTAATTTATTTACTATGTAATTGATTTTAAATGCTTGCCCATTATACAAAAGCCTTACACTTTTATGAGAGTTTTATCACTCTTGACCACTCTTGAGGTTCACGCAAGTTATTAACGATGTCAACTCACCGCCATATGCTCCTTATATGGATGTCCTTAATAGGAGAAAGATTTCTCTTTCTGGCAATAGTGACTTTAATAGGATTCGAACCTATATCCATTCCGTCAGTGGCTTTCACACTGGTGTCTGCGGTTTTACCTTAGATGCTTTAACCATTAAGCTATAAAGTCATACAAAAAGAGTGTGCAGCATACACCACACACTCTAAATAATCTAAAATCCAAAAGCCTTTAACATCTTCTGAATATCTTCATGACTTAACTCATCGCTAGAGTAGTAAGAATAACTCATATAAGAGTTGCCATCTGACCTACTAGCAGTAAATCCGTGAGCATTTCCATCTTCAGAAGTATGTAAATAAGTCTCATCATGTGCAGGACAGTTTTCGCAATTACCATCGCAGTCGCAATCATCTTCCTGACTAAACAGAATAACTTCCTTATCTTCATTTACACAATAATCAATGACATCCTGTTTAATATCACCATCCATATCAATATAAAAAATGTCTGTATTATCAAGGACAACATAATCCTCAATAGGTACACATGTGATATATCCATCATCATCGACAGATACGAGATATTCGTCAACTTCCATATAATCAACAAGGTCAATCTCTTTAATACTTGTCTCGTCAAGTCTAATAAGAATATCCAAAATATATTCAGCAATCTCTTTATTTACAACCACACCAACTGTTTTATCAGTATGATATAATCTATTGATATAAATAGAGATAATGTCATCAACTTTATCCTCAAGATCAATCATCTGAATGTCTTCATATTTATTTTTCTTCAAATATTTCACGACCTTTCAGATTATACATTCTTAACTGCATTCTTGAAACCTGTCAATGCATGGAACTTTGGACTCTTAGAAGCTGCTATCTCTAATGGCTCACCTGTTCTTGGGTTTCTGCCTGTTCTTGCAGCTCTCTCAGATACCTCGAAAGTACCGAATCCTGCAAGAGATACTTTCTCACCAGATGCAACTGTATTAATAATTGTCTCAAGTACCGTATCTACAATAACAGCAACATCTTTCTGTGTAGCTCCGTCAATCTGTGTACTTACATTTTTTATTAAATCTGTCTTATTCATTGTTCAATTTCTCCTTTATTTTCCTTAATTTTATTTTGTAATATAAAAGAGGGTAGCGTCCATATAAGGTACACTCCCTCTGATAGTGGTTTCATTAATCAAAAAGACTAATATATTATCTAAAAGTGCAAAAATAAGCAAAAATGAATAATATATTAGTCGTATATTAATTGTAGCTGTGAATATCTGCTTTCACAATTGCTCCAAACTGAGCCGAACAGTGGACTACAATTGTCATTTAATTTAGTCAAGTTGTATGTCATATAAGCAAATCAGTCCATTATCATCTATAACCGATACTGTTTGTTCTGGTTTATTTGTCTTGCGAATTGACATCGCATATGCATCCGCACCTGATACACACCCTGACTGTATTACTTTTGTATCATATACTGTTTCCATAGCATTAGTATGTCTATGTCCAAGCAATACAATGTCTGGCTTAATATTGAACATCATTGTAAAATTCTGTACAACATTACTTGGTGAATCTTTATGACCATGAGCAGCAAATACATTGTTGCCACGAATATTAAACATTGCAATTTCTGACTCAATTGTATTATCACAAATAGTGATATTTTTTACATTCTGCATTCTTGCCTTTAAATAAAAAGGTAGCAGTATGTCCATATTTTCGCCATCTAAAGCTTCTTCCTTCTTAGGGGAAATCCTAGAATGGTTACCAGGTGTTGTATATACATAGATATGGTTAAAATGATTTGCTAATCTAATTAGCATAGCAGAAATCAACTCTGAAACATATTTGAACTGTTCCATTAAGTCCATATTGTTCTGCAATCGAAGATTATTATGAATAATTCCACTAAGAATCTCGCCAATTACAAGATAACAATTTTCTGATTCATGCATACCTCGAATATCTAAAATATCAGAGGTGAATTTTTCAATTCGTTTCTTTAAAATATCTTCATCAAAATCATTCTTCCAATTATGTATCTCAATTCCAGTATGAATATCTGTTAAATGCACAAGTAAATCTGTTGAACTGTTAAATAACGTATAATGTATTGGAATATTTATTGGTTCAACATTTTCACAGATAATTCTTTTAACCATATCAGCATACGATTCTTTACGAGCCTCCTGCCTAATGAGTTTATTATATTCAACTCTAGCATCAGATAGTTTTATTTTCTCTCGTCTTAATTCCTGAATTTTTACATCCAATTCACTATTCTCAGACACATTCTGATTTAATCTAGTCTTATATTTCTCATACTCACTTCTCATCTTACCTCCAAATGGAGTAGAAGAGGACTTGCGAATAGTGTCTGAGTTACAATTAATTCCATATTTATCCTTGATTTCTGACCAATCGTAGTCATTTTCACCATCAATTTTTGAATCAATATCTGTGATAATCTTGTCATATATTTCAAGAGTTAGTCCATATTTTGAAAGTTCTTCTTTGAATTTTTCAATATTAAACAATCATTCACCAACTCTCTATTACTCTTCATCGGACGGAACATCCAGCTCTTCATCTGTCTTTAATGCAACAGTAAAATCAATTACCTGATTCTTAAATGAAGTAAGCAGATCAGCTACCTTTACTTCCTGCTCCATATCATTCTCATCTGTGTATGTAATAGTAGTACAATCCTCTGAGAGTGTACCTGCCTTTACTGTTAATTTGTCTGTAGTTGTTCTTGTGAACTTTAATTTACTAGCTGCCATTTTTCAATCTCCTTTTTCTCCATAAAATTAAAAATTCCCACCAGAACATTTTCTGCCAGGATTGTAATACATTTGTTTACTTTTATTCTGTTTCACTTTGATATACTCACGAATCTTCCTAATATAATTTTCATCATAGCTTAATCTAGCATGTGACTCCAAATAATAGCATCCACAACGAGTAGGAATTTTATTTGATAATACATTGTCTATGAGCCTGTACGATGGATTAAGATTCGAGAGATGGGTATGCTTTTCTGTATCTTCTTTTCTACAGATACGAAAGCCATTTTCGGTCTTGTCTATATAAAAACCTCTATACTCAATTCTATTTTTCATAGGCAGAACCTACTTAACGTATTTATCTTCAATGTAACGCTTTCCACCACAAGTCTTGTAATATCCAATATGTTCGCCTCTGCGATCTACATATCCTCGTCTTGTGTTTCTAATTACACCTTCGGATAATAATTTTTCAATTTCATTTTTTGAAATGTACTTAATAATTTTCACATCCTTTAATTTATTTCCTACCAAGTAGGATAGTAGTGAGTGTGGAGGGATTTGAACCCATCGACACCGTGATTAAAAGTCACGTGCTCTGCCAAACTGAGCTACACACTCAAAATAAAAAATCCCATACCGAAGTATGAGACTTTATTTCTTTAGGCTGAGATATTTGACCTAATATATTACCATCTATTGTGGTTGGACACAATTTATCACACAGTCGATTAGACTGTAGGTAACAACAACACCAATTTTGCGAAAATTGGCAAACTCTTACCACAAAGCGTTATAGATTTCCTTTTATCACATCGTCTCTTGCGGAGTTCTCAGATTGCAGTCTGATACGGTTGCAATTACTTGTACTTTCTCACATAACACCTTGCGAGTGTTACATGTGTCCATATTACAGAACAATAAGTTGTTTTTCTCTCTGTGGTCATACACACTTTTGCTTTATCCATTAAAAACTTTATTCTTGTTCTTTAATAATTTGTAATTTGATTTACCAAAAGTCTGTACTTATAAATAGATGATGAGGTGTACATTTGACCATCCGTACCTTTTGAGTACAGCCCAATCGTCACCATCCTGTCTTCCTTGCTATCGGAATCCTTTATTACAAAACACCTATCTTTCGACTTAAGATGTTTATATAATAATTTAAACAGCACTAATTCTTGCGGAACTCGTACCATTTAGACATGGATTATCCCCACATTTCTGTGTTAATACAGTACCTATCCCAAGATACCTACCTAACCATATTCGCCAACAGTCGTCCTTGAATAGAAGGTTAGGTACAAATCCTATGTGTTTTCCGTCAAACTATATTTCTACAGTCGCAGCTTTGTAATACGACAAAACCACTTTATACATGTCGCCATGCTTATTTTTGAGATTTAATATCTCCTGATCCGAAACCAACCAGTCCTACAAGAAGTAGGAGAGTTGCGGAAACAGGACTCGAACCTGCATACTCTTGGTTATGAGCCAAGTGAGCTTCCATTGCTCGTCATTCCGCTATAATATTTAAGAATTATCAGTGACCATACTACAAGAACTGTAGTACAGTCACCGATTATAGAAAGGTAAAGTACAATGAATATATACTTAAAGTGTTTACATTTTATTATTCTCTGTTTTATCAGCCAAGAAAAGCTGATTTCATTGTTTTGTATTCGGGGCAGATAATGATACGTCTGCCCCTAGTATACTTTTTAAACTTGCAAGCCCTTACTTATTACACGCATTGGCAATAGCGTGGGAGTTTACTAACGCAACTCTGCGGTTTCTTCCCTCCATATTACACCCATTGTTAAAATCTCTGAAACCATTGATTTTGCTTGCTTTTTGTGAAAAATATACAACTTAATTCGGTAAAATTTATGCAAAAATACCTATGAAAAGTTTAAGAGAAATTTATATTTATTAGTTTTGTACAAAATATTTAGAATTTTTCTTGTGTATTTTGTACCCTTCCCTTTAGTATTTTTGCTCATTCCTATGGATGTCTCTAATCCCAATGCCATCTCAATTAATCTGTTTATTGTTATTATATTGCCTATCTTTATACTACTCATATCATGAATTAAAATTTTCGTTCTTTCCATAATACATTCCTTTAACACTTCTGAATCTAAATTCGATATATAACATTGTTTCACATAATTATCATACTCTTCGATAATAGAACGTATTTTTGTCATTTGCCTATTGTTGGGCTTTCCCTTCATTTTAATAAAAAAATGTTCTGTTGGGATTGTTTTAACGGTAGAAGCGTTCTGAATCTTATTTATCCAATCTTCAAGCCAATTCATAGGACACAACAATTCTCTATTGATACGACTTTTAAGTTTATTCTTTGATTCGTCAATTTCGTCTTGTGGAAGTTCTTTGCCATCTTTTGTATATTTAATTTCTCTGGTATATTTCATAAACTCAGGAAAATCGTATTTTTTATACTTTGGCTTACCTGAATCCGTATACCCAACGATTCTTTTAATGCTCATACAAGGGAGTTTGCTAATTCTATCAATTTCTTTATTACCATCAATTTCATATTCCCTTTTACATCCATCAATAATAACCTGTGCAAGAACAGATAAGATAATAAAATTGTCATAGAGTTCTTTAAGTTTTTTCTCATCGGGATTATCTTTTTGTAATTCTGTCCAATAATAAGTCATTGCCAACTGAGCCAAATTACTTGAATATCCGATTCCCATACGTGACTTTGAAAACTTATTATCCATAGCAGCATAATCTTTTTTTGTATTATTGTAGGTAATACCAGATTCTTGTAATGCATTTACAATGGTGTAAAAATCTCTATAACATCTTTCTGCACATTTGACCATTGTTAATTGATTTGTGACAAGCATAAAATCCGAATCTTCATCCATCCCATTTGCCCTGTCTTGAATATCTGTATGAATACAATTAACTGCTATTATATTTTTACTAAATGCAAAATACTTATCCATTTCTTTAGAATAGACATTATGTAAATAACATATATTGTTCGGGGAATTATGTGGATTTCTAAACGCTGCAAGATATTCATTATCATCAAAACGTTTAGTATAACACTGGATACAATTAGATTCTTGAGAAAGCGTTGGATCTCTTTCAAAATCCTCACCAACAGAATAGAGCAGAAGTGCATAAGGATTACCACATACAGTCAAATTATCACCATTGACCATAATTTTTCCTTTTCTCATTCTAAAAACATATTGTTTAATTATCTCTTTCTTTTCATATCTAAAAAATTTACTATTTCCAAACTCATGATTTTGAGCATACAAATCAGCAAGCATTTCATAATGGTTTACTTCATTTGCATTTTTTCTAAGAAATTTTTCAAATTCATCATTGTCACGTTTAAGTAATTCAATATAATCAATGCTAATCTGAGCAATATCTTTTACATCATCCTTCGTACATGGAAGAGTATTAATCATCTGATAACTCAACTGTTGATATTGTCCTAATTTACTTGGGTGGTCTGTTTTTACAATGCCCCATATATCACCATCAGAATGAATTCTTTCGCACCAATAATTATATGCTTCAGTAATATTATTACCCATTAAGTCTTGAAATTTCTTCCATTTAATCGCATTATCAGTGGTTATCATCTTAATATCTTTTAAATAATGCCATTTACCAAACATATCTTGGATCTGGTATGTATTATAATCATATTCATTTTTCTCACACCAATCTTTAAAGAATTTTTGAAGATAACTCTTAAAAGCACATGCTTTAAAAAGGTGATTTCTGAGTAATGCCATTCCGTTAATATACGATGGGAGACGAAGATAATTATAGTCAGCTTCGATTAGTGCCATACCATCCCAAATTGTATTTTTAACTTGACGTTTTTCTTCGGATACAACACATTTTTTACGTTTTTCAATTACCTTTTCATTTCTATTAGTTTCTTTATTTTTCTTTTTAACTTCTACTTCGTATTCCTCTGCTTTAACAACTTTTGTCATTGTTTCAAAAAAGGAATCCTGATCTTTGAGAATTAGAATATCCTCAACAGGTATATGAAGTGTACCAATAATGGTAGATGTGGTAAGTGGAGCATAAGCTGACATTTCAACGATTTTTGCATTGTCATGACTCATTTTTTTTCCAAGTCCAATTGTTAACCAATTATATGCAATGTCATATAATTTGCTATTTATGAAAATAACTTGTCCAAGTTTAGCTTTGGCACTTGTACGAAAAAGCATCTCATAATGAATTGTTTCTTCTTTAATTGTTCCGTCTCTGCGTTTGCGTTTATATGTAACATCAACACCATTCTCGTAAAAATACTCTCGAATTTCATCTCGTGATTTTTCATCATATAAGTCTTTTCTATCTTCAACTTTTTGTAATGCCTGTTTAATACGTTCCTTAGAATCACCATCAGTATTATTAAATAACTTTTCTAATCGAGTATGCTCATTATCATAAGAGCGACTTCCGAATTCATAATCAAGACAAATTATATCTCGTGTACTTTCATTTTTTTTACCAGATTTTCCTTTGTAAATATTTAATCCGTTCTTTTGTAAGAAAAAACTAAATAAACTGTTGTTAAACATAGCATCAGTATATGTGAAATAATCTCGTGTTCCAAGATTAACGTCATACAACATACCAGCACTGATGTTTTTTATCTTAATTCCATATTCACTCATTTATTATTCCATCACCGCCTTTTTCTATTCACTTCTTAATTATGAATTCCTCGCCCATCCACTTAATATATACAACGTTAGGCAAGTCATGTATCTTAGGTATAAGTCTATCAAGCTTATAAATAATCCATTTTATCTTAATCCAATTCATACGACATCTCCTTTGTAATAACTCCCATTAAATCAAGTAGCCTATTAACAGTTAAGCAGTCTTTGTGATAAGTCCATCCATTAATCTCAACGTAATCATCACCTTCAAGAATATACTCATCACAATAACCGCACTTAACTCTTGCCTTTTTACTTGGCTGCCAAAGAGGACATCTGTAATCATGTTCACCTATTCCTCTACAATATGGACAGCTCATGATCTATTCTCCTCATTCTCAAACTCAGCATTGCCACGCTCAAAACATTTCTGTGTATACTCATAAGTCTCAATCGACTTATCAAAGTATGAACTATTGGCAGCTTGTTCAACGATTGCACACACATCCTTCTTTATATTCTCTCTTGTGCTTGTAATGTATTGAGTATTAATTTCTTGTGAGCAAATCTGCATTCTGTCATCAACTTCAGTATTACGAAGCCACATGCTCAGTGCATACTTGTTCATATCCTTAACATATCTGTATACGCAATCAACCACATAACCTTTATATTGATTCTTTGGTAACTCGACAGTTATCATTGTTCCTTGATAATAATTTCTCAGCATAATGTAATTCTTCTTTCTATTTATTGTTGTTTATTGTAATTTGAAAAATGTAATTCTTAGACATTTCTCCATGAATAAGGGTAGAATTTTCTGTATACTGTCAGAATAGTAAATTTCTGGCTAGAAATGGTATCTCAGACACTTTTATTCTCACGAGCCTTGCGAAGTCTTTCAGCAGAAGCTTTCTTTTGTTCATCAGTCATAACTCTTGTTGTTTTCTTTGCCCTAAAGCTGATAAGCGTTTTATCCTTTAATAAATATTTCTTACCTCTGCCTGTATCCTCAATGAGAGAGTACATGTCAGGACTTTCTTTGCAAAGCTTGTCTAATTTCGTAATATATGTAGAATCGGAAGCATATATTGTTGCAAACTTTTCATCACGCATTGCATTAATACAAATTTCCTGCTCCTCAATTGATACGCTCATATTTATATCTGCCATTATTTTTGTCTCTCCTTATAATCATCTAATACAACTCTGTTTCTTGCACATGACCTATCAAATCGCCACGCAGATTCAATACGTTCTGCAATATTTTGACTGCCTTCATAATTAGTGCAAAAATCTGATATACAAATATTTCCCCCATATGTATTTGCATATTTATGGTTCTTTGACTCGATAGTTACAGTTCTGTTCATTTAATAATTCTCCTTTTGTTTTAAAATTGTTGTTCATTGCAATCAGCTCCTTTGAGTGCTGCGTTAATTTGTTACATATGTTTATTCTCTTATTTAGTTGTAATTTGTGGTGAATTTTGTTTAATCCATTGTTTTAGAAGATTACGCATACGAATACTTGGTATATAAACCCAAATTTCTTTACCATCACGAATGGCAGATCTCCATATAAACTGAAGCATTTCCGAAAGGGCATAACCATTTTCGTCTACGCTAATATGATTCATTGTAAAAAAGTTTTTAATAAATGGATTGAGGTAACGATTTATAAGATATGCTACAGAAGTTCTGTCTCGATATTCATTGGTAGCTCTACAATTACAAGGTAGATATCCTTTTGTATAACCTTTGCCTTTTAATATTGTTTGATATTCTTTGAATGTAGTCCAAATATAATCAGTAGATTTTGTATTCCTTACATTATGAAAAAAGTTATATATATTCTTTTTTAATATTTTCATTGAGGCATTATTTTTGTTTCGAGAATACCATGAAAAGGATAAATCAGAATCTCTATCACCAATCATATTTAACTTTTCATTTTCACAAATATGGATTAATTTACTATAATCATAAGATGTATATTTAATATTTGAGTTATATGGTATTAGATGATAATTTTCCATTGAATCGCCTTGAACAGACCAATAAATATATTGAACTCCATAATAATCGTAATAATATTTTTGCATTTGCATATCAAAATAGTATGTAAGAATATAAATATTTCTAAATGAATTAAATGTCTCTATTGGGAAAAGCCATACCATTAAATTATCTCCATAACATACTAGGCTACCTAATTCACATAAACGTTTTTCATTATCAAATTTACCTTTATAATCTGAATATTCTTCTTTCCATATAAGTTGTTTTGTTTCAGGATTAATTTCTACATAAGTATTCTTCAATATTTCAAAGTCTTGCTTAGTAATTGTATATTCCTCTATTACATTTGCAACCTCGTCCATTATCAGTGTGTAATTTTGCGCCCTGCATAAATCTATTAGTTCATTATCAAATTTTTGAAATAGAGCATGAGTTGATACAATGTTATCACCTTTCCCAATAAGTCGTTTAAGATCGTTAAGTTTACTGCCTTTTTCATCTTTATCATCTTTTAAAAAGGTTGGAGCTTTAAAATTTTTACAACTACAATACTTCCTATATCTATCAATCTCATCAAGAAAAGGTGTAATTACTAAAAATTTTTCATCTTCATCTGATTGATTGATATAATTCATTATGGATTGGGTTTTGCCAGCACCCATAATTGCATCTACAATATTTACTTTACAATTAAATTCCAATATATAATCTCCTTTCTAAATGTTTGTTATATACTTATATTCTCCGCTTGAAGATAAAAATCCCTTCAACTGCCGTTTGGCTTGAAAAATTTTAACACCACTTTCCTAAAAAAAAGTTCTAAGGTTTTTCACTTATAAATCAACGCTTTTATCGTTTCCTATCAAAAATATGTCAATTTTATAAAAGTTCTAAAAATTGGAAAAAAGCCTTATAAATCAAGGGTTTTGAGCTATTACCCTTATAAAATAGGTATTAAAAGTTCTAAAATTGAAATTCTTATATTTGTGGACTGCGTAAGCAGGACACAAGGGCATGAGCTTCGTAAGAAGCGATTGACCAACAACGCCGTAGGCAATAGAAGAGTTTCTTATATAGATATATTCTCTCTTCATTCATCATTTTTGTTTTAAATTCACATATCCATCTTTCCAAATATCCTCTACGAAGAATACTGGTAATTTGTCATGATATTTTTTCATACAATTCCTCGCCTGATATATTTATTACACGAAAATGTTTATCTTCTTTGATTCCTCCTTGATATATTATTCTCTATTTTGATATTGGCTTGTTATTAGTTGTCTACCCTAAAGATATTCTTTTCTTGCTAACGCTGCGAAAAGACCGTCCCTATCAAGGGACTATATCTTGTGTTTACGCACATGCGTACATATTACATATATTGTTATTTTTTCTTATTGGAATAATAGATTTGAGAAATATATTGTTTAGCCAATAAAGTATAAGGGTAGTAGATTAGAATTTTCTATACACTGTCAGGACAGTAGATTTTCAGCTTGTAGAGGGTATTATGAGAATGAATGTTATACATTTTGTATAAAATGCGTTGCATTATTGATAAAATATTTAGCTATATTGTATAGTTTGAGATTTGGAGTTAAAAAATATGACATCGTATTTTGGCTTTTAAGGTATGCAAAAGAAAGTGCGTGGAGAGATTTGTTGACTAAGAATTAGAATGGCTTATTTGAATGAATATGAACGTTAGAGAGTATGGTTATATATTTTGGCATAAAAATAAGACAGACTGAGTAATCAATCTGCCTTATATAAGTATACTGGATATATGTAAGGGTGGTTATATTTGAAATGTAAACATATCCTCCTATAGATGGAGTCGATGACAAATTATTATAAGGTTAAAATTTAAGGGATATTAAAGGTGTTTCGTGATTTATAGAAAGAGATAAAAGGGTTAAAATTTTGAAAATTAAGGGCTGTTCGAGAAACTTCTTATTTTATAAGGGTTTTAGTGGAATAGTTATGAAAAATATGTGAAAATTATTAATTTTGGATTTGGGGTTTTTGCTTAATATAAGGGAGTTTTGTCGAAGTGTGCATCGAAGTCAAATTTGGGATTTTTGTGAGATGGATGGATTTTTTTGAGTTGGGTGTAGGTTGGATAGATAGCGTACACGGCTGCGCTTCGGGCTGTCCTGAAAATGAAAACCACCCCCACCAATGCCAACAGCGATAATCTATACACTAAAAAATACGTAGTTTTGTTATTTTTACGTATTTTCTAAATGAACCTACACAACACATAGTACTAAATACTATATGTTATCATATCAATATATTATATCATGTCTGCATAATCCAATGTATGATCCAAGTTTTTTGAGCAGTAAAATAATATATCAGGTCTTTATATTTTTGTTTATCGGTTCGAGGATTAAAAAATATTTTTATCCCTTATAAAAATGGAATTATATCACAATGTTATAACAAAACCCTTAATCATATCATAATCATATTACAATCATATAATAAAAAAATATATCAACAGTAAACAAAAGTATACATATACTAAACACCCAAAAATTACTCTTTACAATCTGGTATGATCCCATCTTTAATCATACATGCTATCAAGTATTCATTCACGCTTTTAAACTCGTGATCTTTTAACCATGCATTAATCATATCTTTATATTCTGCATTAATAAATATATTCGGTCTGTACATCTTATTTTTATATTCTAAACCACTATTATATTTTTTATCATTCATATATTAACACCTCATATTATACAAATTGCACAAAATTATATTTAAAATTCATCTATTCATAAATTTTATCATGTTTTTTGTTTTTTGTCTATTGTGCAATATGTCTAATAAGTACGTACTAAACACCAACAAAGTACGTACTATTTATACAATATAACCAATAAAGTACGTACTGCACGTACACACTCGATTCTATTGTGCAAATGTTACAATGGTACGTACTTTACAAAGTACGTACTTTATAGTATTATAATATCAACAAAAGAGATAACAAGTTACCACATAAGGAGGTAAACACCATGAGCAAAACAGCAAAAAGAAAAACTTATGAAATCTGGTACAACAACGAGTTAATCGACAGCACCGAAGACCAGACCGAAGCACTGTATCTACTCAATGAGTACAAGTTAGCTTTTCATTCTAACGAGGTTATTCTTCAAATTAACTTTATTAAATAGCTGATTAACAATCAACGCAAGGGCTTGCCGATTTAGTCGTAACCTCAACGTAAACAAGCCCATCGAGCTATAAAGTTATAGTTTTTACATATACAAATAGTACGGCAAAACTTGAACCTTGACAATTTAATTTGACATCGCAGGATGGCGCACCGCCTGCATTATCAATATGGCGCTCTGGCAATGCTTTCCAGTGTATCCGTAAATCATAAAGATACATCATACAACAGCGTATGACATAGTAAGCACACGTGTTAGAGAGAACACACACCACCAAACGGACATGACAATACAACGAAAAAGAAGCTTGAAACAAGCTTTTATTTCATATAAGAAGCGAATAAATTTTTGCACTTGCTAAGTATACCGCAAAGGGCAGGAAGAACACGAAAGCCTTAAAAAACCGAATAGTAAGTATTTCTGAAGTATGCGCTCACTGTCTTAGACACGCTTTATAAATTTATTCGCTTAAATATGCAATAAAAGAGAATAAAAGAGTATAAGGAGGTCAAACACCATGACAACAGTTATATATTATCAAAATAAAGAAAACCCGTACAAGTTTATCGAGCTACACAATGACGGACATTATCACAACAGCGTAAAGCAATTTATTAGCAAGAACGGCAAACACATAGTTATAAACCCATGTTACAGGATGAAGAAAAAGGCACTTATGGATCTTTTAAAGGACTATGAAGAAATAATCTATAGTCCAGATACTTTATATATCCCATCCGAATTATCCGAGACCTATATCCCATGTTTACCGCCTGATATAGAAATAACAATTATTCAGGCAATAATAAAAGCTGTGAACGCTTTACACCTGACACAAGCCGAAAAAACGCAAGCTGTAGAGGATGCAAGAGCCGAAAAGCTCAACAACCTAACAGACTTGTTACCAATTGAGTTTATATAAGGAGACGCAGAAAATGAAAGATATTATTGAAATTCTAAAAGGTTTTACAACTCTTTTCGTGTCGCTTGCTATTGCATACGGCACAATTTTTTTAATCTGGTATTAAGGAGACGCAGAAAATGAAAAAAATAAAAAAGTACATAAAAAAACATAATGATTTATTTGCTATAACTGGCATGATGATTTTAGTATTAATGTCCTGCATTGTTATTGTAGGAGTGATTACAGTAGCAAACTATCACTATTTTATCACACATGACGATATAGAAATCAATTATACAGTGCCCGAAAAACTGAAAAACGGTATAGACACACAAGGACTTGCAAAGCATCCAAGCCCTGCACAAAGCCTTGATAAGCCTATGAACACCGATACACTACCAACCGATTTTACACCAAAAAAGGAGATCACCCAATGAAAGAATACTTTTTAAAACCATCAGCAGGAACACAAAAGAGTTTTAATAATAAAGCTTTAGTGAAAGAAGAAAACGCTAATACAGCTATTCTTATAAGCTACAACACAACAGTTTGCAAGATACAAAATAACAAGCTTGTTAGGCTATGGAATGACTACAGCGCAACGACCTTGCGCCACATCAACGCATTCTGCACCGCCTACAATTTGCCGACAATGACCAAAAAACAGTGGGAAAATCTACCAGTAAAGGAGGCTTGAAACAATGACATTAAAAGAGTACATAACAGAATACAAGCCCGAAACAATACAGTTAATACATAAAAAGCATCTTATAAGCATAGATAAGAGGTTGCAAGGCTCAACAGAACTGATAGAAATATTTAGCAACATAACATATGAATTTATGACCTATTCACCAGATACAAAGCACTTGATTTTATATAGATAGGAAGTGATGAAGGCATGAAAAGTGCAATATATAAAGTTGCTTATAACTTAGGCGGATCAACCAATTATACATACATAGAAGCACCGACAGACTACAAAAGCGCAAAGAAGCATATTAAAAATATTCTGCATTCTGTTCAAGGCATGAATACAAAACTAATTGATTTTAAATGCACGAAATAAACGGAGGACAACACGATGAAATTATATATAAAAAATACTGATAATAATAACTATTCTGAAATAGCTTGCAATTATGCATCTTTAAACATTTACAATGCAGACACCGAAAAAGTGTTATATACAACTTGCAGATTGACAGGATCAACAAGTCTTGATTTTGATTTGTACATTGATAGCAACATCCGCAGTGCAAGGAAGTTGAACTTAAAAAAGAATGATATCTTTGAGGTGAAAACAACAACAAAAGATACTTTTATGAATAATGGAAAAGATTTATATATACCAGATGCAATCATAAAAATAGTATCGCAGGAAGAAAAATTGGTTCTTGAAGCGAACGGATGCAAAGATTACAAACAAGTATATGCTATTGAGTTTATTGGTTGTAAAGCCTACAAAACAACCCGACATTCTGAAATAGTAGATTTTCCAGAAGGCACAAAAATAGCCGATTATGATCCTAATGGTGTTGTATCAGATGGATATATTAAAGGCAAAAATACATATAACCGTTTTGATTATACAAACAGCAAATTTGAAAAGATCAGGGCAAAAGGTTCTGGAGTGATGAAAAAATGGTTGACTTATGACCAGATAACAACAGCAGAAATTGAAAGCGATTATTATACACGTTCCGAAAAAGATGATAGCAGAGTAGAGCGTGAGAAAATAGCAGACCTAATGACCAATGTTTGCAATGTTCATATATCACATTACGATGTAGCCAGAATGCTAAAAGTGCTTAATATATCAATCAAATAATACATTGTACCGACTGTATAAAGCTAATAACTATACAGTCGGTTTTTCTTTACGGAGGCACAAAAAGGAGGTATAAAATGAGTAATTTACTTAGAAACTGCGGTCACAATTCGCAAGGTAAAAGTTTGTTATTTAAGGATGCAGACCTAATAAACAATGCACTATATCAGGAACAGAACGGAATAAAACCACATTATGCATGGTATGACTATAAAACCCAAAAACCAATTACACCGAAGGGATGGTTAGTTATTTCCAATATTGAAAAGTGCATTGTAGTATATAGAAGATCAGACGGAAAAATGATTATTAATGAGGGAGTACAAGGAGATTTTTGTTATTGCTAGGAGGCATAAAATGAAAAGAAAATATAATTTTAAATGGAGTGGTTACAAGTATGCACCAGAAACAATAGGTTTTTCTCTTAATGGTAAGCATCTAAATTTGCCAGAAGAGACACGCTCAAATCTTGCATACATGGCTATTTGTGGCAGGAATAAAGAAGTTATTGAAGAGCTAAAACGTATAGTAAGAGCAGAAGAAAAGAAACCAATTATTAAGGGCAAATGTATTTGCTTTTTCGCTGAGAATAGCGACAAGTATTATTATACACAGCAGCTTTTATATAATCCTGATGATATATACGATGCACTAAGAGCGTATAAAGAATGGAAAAGGTATATAAAATCTAAGGGCTGTATATTAGATGAACCTATTGCAATAGCGGAGGGAACTTTTAATCCTTGCGGAGCGAATAAACCAATAGAGACACGTACAGAGTGTAACAAAATTGATTTAAAACATTATAGAAGCATATCTATTATTAGAAGATCAATATATTAAAAATAGGAGGATCACAAAATGAAATTTAGTATCGACTCAAAGGACTTTAAAACGGCAATAACAAAGGTATTACAGCTTAAAGACGGTATATTATCGTCACTGCAAAGAGTATATATAACAGTTAATGCAGAGGCAGGAAAAGCAGAGCTATTAGCAACTAACATAGATGAATATATCAAAGTGTATATATCAGATTGTTATAATTTAGAGTCTGGAAAGGCAGTGATAGATAGAACCGACTTAAAACTATTAGAGAAGCTAAAAGGCGAATTAACCATATCAGACATTGACACCGAAAAATTGTTAGTTCAGACCGACAAAAAGAAGCTAAAAATTAATAATTATATGTGGACGGATGAATTTTTAGATATTCCAGAATTGAAAGATTTACAGAAGGTTTTAGTTACAGATGAGGCTTGGCTATTGGAAACAGTAACCAATTTATCAAAGTTTACTATAACAAAAGATCCGCAGAAATTTAAACAAGTATTTAATTTTAATATTGAGGACAAGCAGGTTGAAGCAGTGGACGGATACAAAATCGGTATTAGATATTTCAATAATAGAGTACGTACGATTGATGGAGCAGAAAATCTCATGTTAAAAAATGTATGCTTGCCGGTATTTAAGAAGGTTTTAGATTTTAAATCAGAGGCAGAAGTCGATTTTTACCAGAACAAAGATTATATAAAAGTTAGTGGATCTGATTTTATTTATTTAGTAAATACTATAGAAGGAGCTTATTTCAAAATTAAACCAATGATATATACAGATTATAATTATAGCGTAGATATTAGTTGTAAGGACATTCTGGAAAGTGTTAAATATGCAGAGCCAATGTTAAAAAAGGAGCAGAGACCACTAATATTACATACAGACAATGAAAAACTATATACATATTTTATTTGCTCAAAGTGTGAATCATTGGAATTGATACAATCGGAAAATAACACAATGAGCAATGATTTTTACATTGGTATAAACCCATCATATCTTGTAGAATGCTTTACAATTTTACATTCTATTGGAGCAGATGCAGCTAATTGTAAATTCATTACTTCAAAATCACCAATGGAAATCGAAGCAGATGATTATCTATTTTTAGTTTCGCCGATAAATATAACCACTAATAATGGAATGATGGAAAACATTAATGAATTATTGATAGCAGGATAAAAGGCGGAATGGAGGCATTGAATGAATGGTATATATAGTGGAAAAGCCCTTGATACAATGGAACGTGTAATGGGTGATATAAAAGCTTATATCCCTAATAAAGTATATCTAAATAAGGTATATAAAATATACTGGTATATTAATAACAGAGGATATATGCATATATTAAGACCTGGAAGAGTACGGATGAATGGACAACTAATAGGCTATGCAATTAATGATTATATGCTAAGTAAAGATAATATGTTAGAGGATAAAGGCTACAACAAAATCTATGATACATTAGACCAATTAGTAGAGGCATATAAACAGATGGAAAACAAAACGGGAATGAAGTGATAATATGAAAAATAAAACAATTTACAATGCTAGGAAATTTAATATCTATGATAATTGCAAAAAGCTTGAAGATAGCTTGTTAAAAATCAATGGTATAGTAGATGTGGATTTTGATTTGAGCGGATTTTACGATGGGGATTATCAAATAATTATATTGGTAAAGTATAGAGTACCAATGATAGAAAATAAAACATATTACCAGACCAGAAAAGAGATCGTTAATAATATTATAGATGTGGCAAAAGCTAATGATTTAGAACGTTCAGAAGATGCTATAGAAGACTATGGAGAACATTTTTATTTTGTTTTTGACACATATAAGCCTTGGTTAAAGGAGGAAAATATATGATAAAAAGTAATAGGACATTGGAACAGAAGCAGAAAATCAGAGACTATCTAACGTATAAAGGCTATCCCACATTGGAAAGTTTTGGTGAGGCTGTAGGAATGGAAAAGCAGCACATCTGGGTAAGAGTAGAAGGAAAATGCAATCCAGATATTACAACGATGTTTAGATGGGCTGATGCGCTGCATTGTAACCTTATAACAGTAATATCATTATTTTATCCTAATGAATATAAAGAATATAAGCAAAAGCGAGAAAAATAAACTGAGGAATAATAATATGGTAGAGAGATATATAAGAGAATATGCTAACGCTTGCAGAGCAGGAATAAACAAATTGGAAAAAATACAAGAGTATGAATATACACCAATGCAAATGGCTGAAAAACTGCTTGAATTTAATAGAGATTTTTCAGACGACACAGAAGATATCCAAAATGAAAAAAAGCATGTAGCAGAGTTATTTGAGAAATTACAGAACTCAAATGAGTTTAACATCCTTGCTCATTATTTAGACACAATGTTCATGGATGAGGTTTTTAACAAGTAAATTCGCATTTCTTTAGAAGATTGGAGGCGATTAAATGAGCTATGTAATTGTTAAAGGCAAAAGTAATAGAGCATTAAATGATTTTGAATTTAATGGATTACCAGTTAAATCAAATGCCACTATGTGGCAAATGATTGAAAATCCTAAATCATGTTATTCAAACAGGCTATTCCATTTTTATAATGATTGTGCAGGTAGTTATAGGACGATTGAAGAAGCAGAACATCATATTTCTTTGATAAAAAGGCAAATTGAAGAAAACAGAGACAGATATGAAAGTTGCATTAAAGGTTCAACGGATAAAATGCTAAAATTTGCTAATCAGTTGAGAGTGATTGATATTGAAGAAAGTAATTTTAAGCATGATGATAATTATGCAAACGCAAAACCTATATGGACTTGAATCTAAGATTTACTTATAATTAAGAAATACGTGTTTCATAGGAAAGGAGAAAATAAGATGATGTTATATGAAGTGGATTTGAGAAGTAGAAAAACTGGAAATTCTATAGAATGTATTTTATCAACAAAAAATCACGATGATGCTTATAATTGTGCAGATGAATGGAACAGAAAGAATGTACCCGATTATGATATTAACATCCCTCATGACAGATATATTGATGGTACTGACGGATTATATGCAGAAGTATACGAAACTCCGTATCAATTAGCACATGGTATTGGAAAATATAAGAAATATTAATCTAATGAAACGATGATTTACTGCGGAAAGTGAGGAAAACAAGTATGAAACATTTAGTAATATTTTATACGGAAAACGGAATATATAGTGCGGTATATAATTTTAAAAATATTCCACCAACTATAGAAGACATAAAAGAAATGCAAAAAGATATACAGAAAACAGAAAGCTTAATTCAAATGCCAGCGGTTGTAAATTGGCTACCGATTAGCGATTAGGAAGAAACGGAAATTTCCTTAGAGAAGAGGTTGATGAAATGGAAATAAGTAAATATGCGATGCCAGCAATTGCAATATTTATGAACGGCGATGTAAGAGAACAGGTGCATCGAGAACTTGCACCATGCAATAACAATGAATTTATTAAGAGATACTGTGAGATTGATCCAGATTTTGAGAATGTCTTGAAATCAGAATTTGGAATTGATATAATGGATTTATGATTGGAGGTATGTATTATGAAGTATAGAGTGTTTGACATAGACAATAAGGCTGAATATACTAAGGAAATGAGTTTTGATGAACTTAAAGATTTTTTTGAACCAGACATTGAAATATTTGGTGAAGAGATGCATGACAAATGGGAAAATGCTGACGATGTCGATGATCTTAGAGAGTATTTAGAGTACAAAGCGGATGGAATGAGAGTTGAAGATGGAATAGAGGTCATTCCTGATGATATGGACATTCTTCTCGAAGATAACTGTACAAAAGCAGAAGCAAAGAAGTATCTTGAAACCGGCACGACTATATACAGAGATTTAGAGGAAGGTCTTGAGGGGTACTGTGAAGAATGGGATAACTGTTGTGCAGATGATGGATATTCTGACATGGTAAGAGAAATGGTCAGAACACATAAACCTTGTACTGATTGGGGATGTGTGGAAATTGAAGGAAAATGGTACTATATAATGTATGTATTGTAGTACTGTAAAATAAATATATGACTTGAAACAGGCAATCGAAAGGTTGTCTGTTTTTTTTATGGAGAATAATATAATGGAGGTGATTATATGTTTCAAATTAGAGACAGACAAGGTGGAAATTTCATAGATAGTTTCGATTCGTTGGAAGCTGCAACATATGCCCTTAATGAGTATGAGGAAGCCGATAAATTGGAAGGAATTTATACAGAGAACTTCTATGAGATATTTGATACTATTAATAGTGATATAATAGTAATATAGTAATAGTTGATGATTAACAGATAAACGGAGGTAAAGAGATGGTAAATGCAGTTTGTTTTATAGTATTTTTGCTTATAGTATATGGAATGTCACACTTAGATGAATGGGGAGTCAATCATAATACGACACCAGATGGTTATCATACAGATTGGGGCGAGTTTAGTAAAGACATAACACTACATGGAAAATCATATGCAATGAAACAATATAACAGAGGAAAGTATACTGTAAAGGATGAATAAGACAGTATACAACACACTAACCACTAGCATTTAATTAATGTTAGTGGTTTTTTATTGGGAAAAAGAGAATAACACATTAGGTAATAATTAATAATTTTATATATAGGAAGACTAACTATTAAAAGTCAAGCCTTAAAATGATATTTTTTGAATAAAGTACAGAAATGTATTTTAGATATATTTGGAACTCAGTTAGAGTTCCTTGAACCTTGAAAACTGTATGACAAAAAGAGCATCGTGATAGGTGCTCAAAAAAGGAGTATTGAATTAGAAAGATTTAAGCTGCTTTTATGTATTGCTGCTTTGTTTTTTCAAGATGATAAATCACTCGAACCAATTTTTTTACAGCGTGTGATATGGCAACATTGTAATGTTTACCTTCCGCTCGTTTTTTAGCAAGATAGGCTGCAAATGTTGGATCCCAGTGGCAGACATATTTGGTGGCATTATACAAAGCGTATCGCAGGTATCTGGAGCCACGTTTTTCCATATGTGCGTAGGCACCATCCAGTTGTCCGGATTGATATGTTGATGGCGAAAAGCCGGCATAAGCTAAGATCTTATCAGGAGAATCAAAACGATTGAAATCACCGATCTCGGCAATAATCATAGCTCCCATGCGATAGTTGATTCCAGGAATGCTAAGAATTGGAGAGTTGATTTCATCCATGATGATTTTAATCTCATTTTCGATTTCATCAATCTCTGAATCAAGTTCCTGAATAAGTTTGATGGTGTGCTTCAATTCAAGAGATTTGGCTGGCATATTTGAGCCGATAGAAGCTCTTGCAGAATCTCTGAAAGTAATAGCAGTATCTTTACCATATCGACCTTTGGAAGATTCGGAAAGAAGATTTGTAAGTCTGGTAAGGTGTGCAGTAGCTACATGTTTAGCACTGGGAAATTCAGAAAGCAATGCATAAACAGATGCCATATGAAGTGTTGGTACAAGTTTTTCTAATTCAGGGAATAAGATACAGACCAGTCTTGAAACGGAAGTTTTTAGCTTGGCACGTTCTTTTACTTTATCAAAACGATAACGAGTTAATGACTTTAACTCTTCGTTGTGGTAAGATGTGTCTGAGTAGGACTTTAAGTTCACATCAGACATGAGCATGGAAGCAATCGTGCGGGCATCTACTTTATCCGTTTTCGTCTGTCTAAGGCTTAGACTTTTTCTGTACAGATTTGTATGTAACGGATTGATAACATAGGTGGGCAGACCTTTATCAATGAGATATCCAAGGAGATTGTAACTATAGTGTCCAGTGGCTTCCAGTCCTACTTTTACTTTTGTCACATCATCCATAACGGATTCAATCTTTTGATAAAGATCATTAAAACCATCTAAGTTGTTGAAGATGGTAAATGCTTTAAACAACACTTCGCTATCAGAGTTGGTGATAAAGCAATCATGCTTATCCTTTGCAACATCAATTCCTATGTAAATCATAATAAATCTCCTTTGAAATGTATTAATGCTGTTTTAGAACCACAGGGTGCTCCTTGCGATTGTAACCTCGTTCTAAATAAACCGTCATGCGGTATCTAACTGATTAACAAATGAACAAAGAGACTGTGGTTGGAGCCTTCCTAAAACCATCAAGTGGTAGGAAAAATAAAACCAATCCACAGCATCTTATATATCATAGTCGAACCTACAGAAGAGGTAAAGAATGGACTATGACCTAATAGTTGTAAAGACCTTGGAGAGGGTCTATAAAAACTACTACTATATAATACGAGGAAAATACGATATGCGATTAACAAAGGAACAGAGGAAAAAGGAAAATCCATTACTCGATGACAGACAGCTTAGAGATAAGTGCGTTGGAAGATATGAAGTATTGGACAAGGTAAAGGAATTACTTCTTTTACCAGGAACAGAACTTGCAACAGTAAAACAAGTTGCTGAATTTTATGAAGTTGGAGAAGAAGCAATAGTGGCAGTATACAGCAGACATTCTGACGAATTAGAAACTGATGGTATGAAAGTTGTAAAATACAAGGATCTTTCAAACTTGCAATATGAAAGTTTGAAAACATCAAAAGGAAAAGTAACATTTATATTTAAAGATGGAAACATTCTTGATTTTCCAACAAGAGGGCAAAAAGTATTCCCTCGTAGAGCGATTCTTAGAGTTGGAATGTTACTTAGGGATTCAGATGTTGCAAAAGAAGTTAGAAATCAGCTTCTTAATATAGAAGAAAAGACTTCAACGGAAACTAAAATAGAAGATATTGAAGAAGAACAGAAGTTAATGCTCAGTGTTGGAATGGCTGTAGCAAGTGGAGATGCAAATGCAGTTGCAATAGCATCAGCAAATCTTGTAGCGTTTAAGAATAGACATATTGAGAAGCTACAGAATGACAACAAAGCATTGGCAGGTGGGATTCTTGCATGGTCTGATAGAAGTAAACTAAATGCAGGTGTTAGACAATTATCTGCTGTGACAGGTATTCCGTTTGGAAATGTTTGGAATGAACTTTACAAAAACCTTCAGTACAAATATGGAATCTGTCTAAAACAGAGAGGTGGAAAACCATTCATTCAGTGGGTAGAGGAAAGTGAATGGGATAATGTTATTAAAACATTTTGTGCTATGTGTGAAGCATATAACCAGTCACCAACAGAAATGTTTCAGCAGACTACACCAGAAATTAAAGCATAATTACATAACTTCCACGCTATATATGTGATGGAAACTGTCTTATACTTTCCAGTTCAAAGAAAGTAGTGTATAATAAAGAAAGAGAGTGATGCACATGAAATACGGAGACATTGTTGTATACAAAAATCAGATTGGAACAGTAGTAAAAAGCGAAAATGATTTTAAGTTCCATCCGTGTAATTATGGAAGTTGCTATTTTAGCGAGTTAAATACAATTACAGACGAGGATGTAAGAGAAGCAACACATGAAGAAAAGTTAGAACTTATAGAAAAAGAATTTACATGGGGCAATGTGATTAAAATACATTGCATTGGAGAATATCAGATTGTAGAGTATATTGATAAAAGAGATAAAAAAACATATTATCATGGATACATTAACTACAGTGATACAAACCATTCATATGTATCTCTTGATTCTGCATTGATTGGATGTATTGGATATAAACATGAGGGTGGAAATGGTAAAGCAGCAATGTATTTTGAGAAAATGATTGGATTAGAATAAATTTATTAGAAGATTGGAGAATAAAAATATGATTTGTTTGGATTGCGGAAATATGGATATTCGATATGATGAAAAAGAGAAATCATATCATTGTAATAATTGTGGTTCGAGAAATATTGGTACAAGAAAAGAAGGGTGTAAATATATGCTAGGAAATGGATTGTGTGGTAAAAATCCTGCATGTACGTCCTCTGGAGAATGTGAAGCACCATGTAGTTATTATGAAAAATAGCAGGAAACCAAGTTTTCTTGTGGAAGGAGTGAATAATATGAATGATGTATTGGAACAGCGATTAGCTGCTAAAAAGCGAGATTTGAAAAATCAACAAGAATATTTCAGAATTGATATGAAAAACATTGAACAATCAAATTATGAAGACAATGCTATCAATGCGTTGTTATATATGAAAAAACTGAAAACGGAAATTGCAGAGCTAGAGTTAGTGATGCAGTTGAAAAAGACAAATGAACTTTAAAGTTTACTTGTGAATTGAAAGGAGAAATATAATTATGAGTAACGAATTTAAATCATTTGATGGTGGAAAGCCATTTTTACAACCTGAAAAACCCTTTATGTTAGTGTATGAAAGTGAAAAAGATGGATTGTCTATTGCATGGTTGGAAACAGAAGAAGATATGATGGAAACTATTGAAGAAGTAAAATCTTATGGTAGTACAATTGTTGATGCAATAGAAATTGGTAGCTACAGAGAATTTAATGCAGAGGAACTCTAAGCTTACTTATGTATAGAAAGAAGAATAAATTTGTATGGAGATACCTAAATATATACAGAATAAGATCAAGCAACAAAATGAAGCTTGTAAAAAAGCAAGTAAACTAGAAGCAGAAATTGAAAATTGGTGTCAATTATCTGGATTTAATCCATATTCGAAAGAATATAAAGAAATTAAAGGTAGATTAGTAGATGCAGTTGCACCATTAAATGCAGATAAAATAAAAGAGATTGCCAATAGAATTGAATATTGAATGTTACTAAGAAACTAAGTTCCGAGAGGTGATATATGACGTTAGAAGAGTGTAACGGAAATTGGAATTTTATGTATGAATTCAGAATTGGAGAAAATTGGTATCCATGTAATGTATTCAAAGTAAATAATGATCAGGTCTGTATCTTTACTAGAAATGGATCTGTAACGTCAGAACAACGTAAAGACGTAAGAAAAATGGACATAGACATATACTTACAAACAAGATTAAAAACAATTAGAGATTTTGGAAAATATGCTTATAATCATGGATACCATAATGATATAGAAGATGACTTAATGTTATTTCGTAATTCAAAAGAATTAAACATTTTGGGAATCTGAGCTTACTGTTAGTTTGAAAGGAAAATAGAATATATGGAGAATGAATATAAAGTAGAAGAGACAGATTTTGGGACTAGAACTTCCCATCCGTCATATGGAACTATTATGTTTAATAGAGCTTATGGTGGAAAGACACCATTATTCGGAAGCAGTATTGAACATAGCAATGTAATAATAATGGAGTTAAGACATGCAGAAATAGAGCGTGGCTTAAATAGAGATTGGGTTTATGGCAAAGCTCCTATTGCAGAAATAGAGATGAGTTATTCACAATTCGCTGAAGCGATTACATCTTTTGGACAGGGTACAGGAATTCCAGTAACAATTCGCTATACCGAAAAAGATGGTAAAATACCTCCGTGTGATTTCGTTAGCAAAAGAGAACAGTTTACTGATGAATTCAAAGGTAAAACAAAAAATGCATTGAATGAGTCACAGCAGTTAATTCAGGATGTAACTGATTTGTTTTCACAGAAGAAAGCACTAACAAAGGCAGACAAAGAAGCTGTAATATCTAAACTTAGAAAATTAAGTATGGATCTTGGATGTAACTTGGATTTTATTGCAGACCAGTTCAATGAACAGATGGACAAAACGGTTATGGAAGCAAAAGGAGAAATTGAGTCCTTTTGCCAGAATAAAATAAATGCTATTGCAAGTGCTGCGTTGGTAGAGCATAGAGATGAGATATTAAAACTGGAAAATCCAGTTGATATTGAATCAGAATAAGGCAAGTAAATTTAACTTTCCTTTGGAGGTGATATGTCATAAAAGAACACAAAAAGCAATGGATACTCAATTATATGCAACAACACAAAGATGAGTTTATTGATATTGTATCAGAAGAGTTTGTAAATGCATACATACATGCATTCAATCCCAAAATAGTAGAATGGTATCTGTATGGAGCACCGAAAGTTCCTGAAATTGGTAGACTGCTTGCAGAGTTATATAAAGAAAATAAGATAGGCAGATACAGACAGTATTGTGAAATCTGGCAAGACGGTTATCCAAAATGGTTTTATGTTTACTTTTTAACAGAAAAATGAAATGAAATTAATTTCCTTGGGAAATGGCAGGTGATAGAAATGTATATATTTTATAATGAGACTTTTGATTTTCGTATAGCAGTTCAGTCAGATGATTATCATATTGCGTGTGAAAAATTGAGAGAATATATTAATGATAAGGAATTTGGTTTGCATAAATTAACAATAAATGATTTTACTTATGAACACGTAGATGTGATTTTATAATGAAAGAATGATTTACTTGGTAGATTAGAAGAGGTAATATAGTGAAAGAATTTAGAAGTATTGACGAGATCACAAAAGAAGACCTTAAGAAAATGTATAACGCAATCGTTAAATTTGATAATTATATTTCATCAGAAACAAGGAAACCAACAGACGAAAACATTGGATTATATGAACATTGGATTGATTGCAGGTATGATATAGAGAATTTAATTGTAACTGAGAGATAAGAGGTGAAGTAAATGGAAAGACTTGATATTTATAAAACTAATGATGGGAAATCTTTAGTTCTTTTAAACAATGAAACTGATTCGAATGGATATATAAATTATTTACCAATTACAAATAATGCAAATGGTATGAGTGTTAATACAAAATCTGGCAATCCTGTTATTATAGATATAGATAATGTATCTATAATTAAGCTGAACAAGTTAGAGTCATACATTGATCATGTAATAGAAAGTGATTTTGATTTTAAAATTAAGTGGTATATTGATGGTAGGCAAAGAAAAGAGGTAAAAGATTGAGGTGATATAAATGAGCCGAATTAATAAAACGCAAAATAACTTGCAGTCAGTATGGAATAATTTGGATCTTGCTTATGAACATATGGAAAGAGCCATTGAGGATTTATCACAAATGACTGGATTGCCTGATGAATTAGAGAGAATGGTTGAGCAGTATGATTTGTCGGAAATCAGTATAATGAAGCAGGAAGTTGAAGAATTGATGCTTAACATGGAATCAATTATAAATGAATTGGTAAGAAAAGATAACTTTACAAATGACAAACAGTATAATTCAGGTTTAAGGCTAATAAGAGAAATGGGGTATCGCTATGTTAGTGGAGAACCTGATGTTAAGTATTATTGTATATGTAATGGGTACTAAGTTGTTGGAAGATTGGAAGAGGTGATATAATGTATTATGTTATTAAAAAAGAATGTAGAACTGATGAGCTAAAACATATCCTTGATATACAATTTCCAAGTCAGTTTAGTCGAATTGTAGATATTTTAGAAAGTTTAACAAGTTACGGAATCGACATTGAAGAAGTAGCTGAGAGATTTAATAAGGAGTTTCCTGATTACTTGGACAATTATATTGAGTCACGAAAAGAAGTTAAAAGAAAGTATGTTGACAAGTAAATGACGATTTCTTATGGAAAATTTGGAGGTAATAATATGAAGGTACTTGAAAGTTTTGTAGATTGTGTTTATGAGCCACATCTATATAAAGAGGATATTGGAGATATTAGAACACAACTTATAAGTAGATTACCAGATAAAAGAATCTGTGAAATGGCAAGTGTGCTTATAATCAACACAAAACATGATATGTATGTTGTAAAAATACGAAGACCTGAACTGAATAGTAGTGGATGTGTCGATATAGAAAAGACTCATAAGAAAATTTACGAAACTGATTTTATCGAAATTTCAAAGAGAGATTATAAAGGATTAGATTGGAGAGAAGCTGCCAAGAAAACGGATGAATTAATGAAGTCAGGATCGTTTGTTATTTTTAAAACAAATATTGATGTAGATGCATTAATCAAATGAAAAATTGCTTTCTTATTGAAAGTAAATAAAATTAAACAAAACTGGCATTTATGTCAATTATTATAGACGTTAGAGAAGCAGAAATTAACTGCTTCTTTTTTAATGGAAAGGAAGATATAGAATGAATTGTAATACTAAACATAACTCAAGATTTATATGTTTGCGATGCTTAAAAGAAAATATGGTAGGAGCTGGCATACCACGACCAAATACAAAGGAAACAGATCACATCAAAAACCTGATTTGTTTATGTACTCATTTAGAAATGAGGACTAAAAACTTAGAAGTGCGATGGTGTGAAGATTTTGAAACACAAATGAAAAAAGCTCCTAAATTGAAACCTAAATATTACGATCAGAATGATGAACTTTTACCTGAATGGCAAACAGAGAATATGTATGTAGGAAAGGTGGTTGATTAATATGTTAGCTGAAAGACAAATTAGTTATGAAGGAAGAATTATTAATTTCCCTATTAACCAGGATAAAAAAGAAACAAGTATTGGAAAATCTACAAAAATGTGGTGTCTTAAATCAGAAGATGAAATTATGAAAGTATACAATGTATTCAAGCAGAGGGCTGATAATTCTGTTACGGAAAATAAGTATACAATAAATCTGAGAAATCTCACAATGTTTGTATGTGCAATTAATATTGGACTGCGTGGTGGAGATTTTTGCAACTTAAAATGGTCTGATATTTATGATGAATCATGGAATATAAAAGAAAAAGGAGAATATGTACCTGAAAAGACAAAAAAATGTCATAAACATATAGATTTGTATTGGAATGCAGATTTCATCTTTGCTATTAATCAGTGGTATGAGTGGAAAATATACTCTTCTCATATTAATCTAAATGATTATATATTTACATCGCAGAAAGGTGTAAAAATGACTGAAAAGGCATGGTATTCAATAATGGAAAAGACTCGTAGAGAAGCTGGAATAACGCAGAAAATAGGCACTCATGGGCTTAGAAAGACTATGGCAAATAGATATATTAAGTGTTCTGACGACAAAGCACAAGCGTTAATGGAAGTGTCAAGTATGTTTGGACATAGCGATTTAAGAATAACAGAGCGTTATGCTTGCCTTGAAGATGAACACATAAGAGAGAATAAGGAAAAGACAGCGTTTATATTTAGTTGAGATGGATCACGTCTTCTATATTACAATTAAGATTCTGGCAGATTTTTTCAAGTGTTTCAAATTTGATACTATCTGTTTTACCATTGCAAAGTTTATTTATTGTAGAGTGAGCTATCCCTGTCTCTTGCGCTAATTTGTATTGAGATTTATTCGCTTTTTTAAGTGTTTCATTAAGTGTTATTTGCATAAGAACCTCCTTGATATATACACATTTTACCAATTTTTTGTAGCGTTTGCAATAATTAGTGTTGACAATAATTAGCGTATACGCTATAATATAAACTATCAAGAGGTAAAGAACTTTTAGAAGGGAGGAAAGTGATATATGGAAATCAACACTTTTGATATATTAATGATTGATTTTGGAGAAGTTGAATTTGCAGGTGAACAAGGCGGTATAAGACCAGCAGTTGTTATTCAGAATGCATACGGAAATATCTACTCTGATACAACTATTGTGATGCCGTTTACAAGCAAGATAAAACACCTTCAGCAACCAACACATTCCTTCTTCTATAAAGATATAAATAAAGGATTAACCAAAGACTCAATGATTCTTGGCGAGTGTGTCAGACAGGTTTCAAAAAAGAGAATAATTAAGAAGTTAGGTACTATCACTAAATTACAAGAGAAGAAAAAGATTAAAGCAGTGTATGACGCTAATTTCGGACAATTAGAGGAGGCTTAACATGGAATATATTAAAATGACATTAGAAGAGGCAAAGAAGTTTGCGAAAAAAGATGCAGTTGTGTTAGTAGCAAAGCAGGATTTAGCAAAGCCTGATGTGAATGTTGGATTTTGTAAAAAGAAGTTTTGCGACTGCACAAATATCTTGGAAGAAGCTGCGAGCATCGCAAAGGTATGTGATGAATTTTCCAACGGACTTAGAGTTTTCTCAGAAATCCAAGAAGAAACACCAAGGGGATATTTACATACAATTCTTTCAAGAAAATAGTTGCGAGGGCAGAATTTGGGACTCGCAACGTGATATCATATAAAAAATAGAATAAATGTTCGGCAAAAGTATTGACAAAACCGAACGAACGTTCTATTATATTAAATGTGAGATACAAAAAGAGAAAGCCGAGCATAACGTGCTGGAACACTCGCTCGGCTTTCCCTAAAAATATTGTTTAATTGAATTGTTGTACCATGAACGTACTGGAATACGCTCATAATTATAATACATATAAATTGGCATTTTGTCAATTAAATTCAAGCAATTCAGCACATTTTCACGTTATTTAATTTTAATTTAATAATTATAGGGCTATCGCCAAATGGTAAGGCAATCGGTTTTGATCCGATCATGTGTAGGTTCGAGTCCTACTAGCTCTGTTATGCACTGAATCACACCCGATGTAAGTGCAGAACACAAGGTACTTGTTTCTTTGTACATACATATTGCCTTGTAAGAGCAGAATGTGTAGCTGCTATAGTTCTACCATAGTTTAATCCACTAACGGATGAGGCATCAGCTTTACAGGAAAGCCAATCGTGTAAGGTTCAACTCCTTGATGCCTCTTATTATAAATAAGAAGAAAGGGTGATAGAAATCTCGAATAGTTGAGATAGGAAACGGAGAATAATTAAATATCAAACATAAGGAGTGGTAACAATGAAAAACGAAGAATGGAATGAAGATCAAATGAAAATTCTTCATGAATACTGCGACAATGAAATGGCAGAAATAAAAAAGATGTGCAATTTAATTATTATGAATGCAGGTGGAATTAGTGGAAAAGAATATGATGACATATATAGTTTGGCACAATTTCTTTTGTTTAAATGCGTAAAAAAATATGATGCGAACAATAAAAAAGGTGCTTCTTTCAAAACTTTTTATAGAGGAATACTTAATCGAAGATTATATGCTACATATTTACGAGATAAAAATCGTCAATGTCGAAGTAATACAAGAATAGACAAAGATGGTAATAGAGTATTTCTGCCAGATGTATCACTTGATGCACCTACAAAAGATTGTGTTGATACATTAGAAAGAATTTCTATATCTCCTACATTAGAGGATGATTTCTTTAAGCCAGATTTAAAAGAAATAATAAAAGAATATCTAAATAATTTGTCGGATGAGCAGTTAGAGGTAGCAAATTTATTTATGGAGGGCTACCATGCAAATGATATAAAAGATATTTTACATATAACACAAACTGAATTTAATAATCGTATGAACGGAATGAAATCGTATAGAAATATTTCGATTTTATTATAAAACACATTGAATAATAGGAGGAATAAACATGGCAAGACCTAGAAAACAAACATATACAATGAGTCAATACTTGGATAATGTTAGCGAAGGATATATAAAAAATGATGCTGACACTCAGAGAAATCCTGCATGGAAAGCAATTATAGATGGACTATCAGTTACAATTCTAACTGATGACTATATTCCTCCTATTATCCTTTCAGAAGAAGATAGTGGACAAACTAAAATTGTCGATGGTGGAAGTCGTACAGCAGCTTTTCAAATGATTAAATTAGGCAATTATAAAATCAAATCGTCTGTAGAAGATTCTATCATTAAATATAAAAAGATGATAAAAGACAATGAAGGGAATATATCATGGGATGATGCAGAGTTTGATATACGTAACAAAACATACAGTCAGTTTCCAAAAGAACTTCAGAAGAAATTCGATGAATATCAGGTTGAGACAGTCATTCATGAACATTGCAACAAAAAAGAAACTGCAAAGTATATGAAACGTTATAATGAGCGAAAAAACTTTACGACAAGCCAAAAGCAATTTTTGTATTTACCAAATTTTGCAGATCGGATTAGGTCAATTATGAAAAGAAATTTCTTTATTAATTGCTGCAATGTTAAAGAAACAGACAGAGAGAATGGAATCCTCGAAAGAATAATTAGTGAGTCTGTTATGACTATGTTTCATTTTAATAAATGGAACAAAAATGGAAAGAAATTAGCAATATATTTAAATGACAATGCAACAGAAGAGCAATTTAATATATTGGATAAAAATATTAGTCGATTAGGGAAAATAGTTGATGTAAATACTAAACAGTTATTTACCGTTAAAGATTCTTTTATCTGGATTACATTATTTAATAAGTTTTCAGAAAAAGGATTAGATGATGAAATGTTTAATAATTTTTTAACGGCATTCATTAATTCTTTAAGAAAGACTTCTGTTGATGGCAAATTGTTTGATACTGTTGATGAGAATGCAAGTACAAAAGATAAATCAGTTATTGCTGATAAATTACATATTTTGGAAACTCTTATGAATGATTTTTTACATATTGATGATACGGAAACAGAGAATAATACAAGTGAGAGCACAATTGATAATGTCGAGAAATCAACACTCTCATTCGTACAGGAAAATGCAAATCCAGAAGCGACAGATGAGGACATTGATACTTACTCTGACCTTGTTGATTATTGCTTTGACCACAATGGAATTGAAGTCAATGCTCCAATATATCAGCAATGCCAAACAGCTCTAATCGCATTAATGGCATATGCTTGTGAGAATGAAAATGAGGATAAATTTGAGGAATGGGTTAATAAATACAAAAATCAGAAGAAATTTAGCCCTTCACAGAAAGTAAATTATGATTTCATGAAGAAATCTTTCGATAAGATGGCAAATGCATAATACATAAAGGAGAACAAAAATAAAATATGAAACTCACGAATATTATAATCCCAGATTACCTAGAAAAGTCTGTACCAAATGAGACAAAGATGAATAGAGTAAAGAGATATTTTATAGAACATGGGGAGCTGGACAAGCCAATTATAATTAACCATAAAAAAGAATTAGTAGATGGATACATAAGATATTTAGTGCTTAAAGAGTTTGATGTGGAAGATGTCAAACAATATAGATATGAATATGAAAGAGAAAATAAAATAATTACATACATATATGGTAGGCATCCAAATCAGCAGAGTAATAAAGAATACGTTTGGAGAGTTCCGACTTCTGAAAAATGGAGAATGTTTGTAGAGAATATATCTGTAGGAGATATAGTCATGTGCTACACAAAATGCGGTGTTAAGCCGGTAATTATATCAAGGATTATAAGATCTGACTTCAGACCAATGGATATTCCAGAGAATATGAAGATTAAAAGAATTGCTAAAAATCAGAGGTTATAGATTATGATGAATACTGAATTTGAAATATTACATGATACATTTTTCCAAAATGGAAATATGAATCACTTAGAGGAATGTAACAGCGTAAATTATCATGCGATAACGCATGAAGACACAGAAATACTTGGTGCGTTTTGCGACATAACAGCTTTTCATGGTAACGATTTGAAGAAGCTGTTAATACTTGGATATATGAGTTGGCAAGGGGGGAGAATAAGTACATATGAAAGATAAGTTATTTGTTATAGGAATATTTATTGTAATTGCGATACTCGCTATATTAGTAAACATTGGGATATTCAGTATGGTTGTAAATGCTGATATACCTGATTGGTTAAAATATTTATTATTGAGATAGGAGAATAATCAAATGTCAGTTTTGATGATTTTGGTCATTATAGGACTATTAATATTATGGTTTTTACTGTCACCATTTTTTACAGAGATAGGCTCATTTGTCTATAAGATAATAAAAAATAGTGTGACAGAAGAAATAAATAAAGATGAAAAGGAGACAAAAGAATGAAGAAACTAGGAGGATTTGTAGCAGCAATTGTACTTGTAATTGGAGTAATCATATGTATGAAATCTTTAGTAAGAGTACCTGCTGGCTATGCAGCCGTTCAGTACAATGCGAACGGTGGAGTAGAGAAAAAGGTACTTGATCAAGGTTGGCATTGGAAGAGTCCAATGGTAAAGACAACATTATATACAGTTGGTCTTGAGCAGTCATATCTTACAGCTTCTAAAAAAGGAGATTCGCCAGATGATGATAGCTTCACAGCAAGCTCATCAGAGGGTAAGTCAATGACTTTAGAGCTTACTTATACATACCAGTATAAACAAAATAGTGTTGCGGACGTTTTTACAAGATTTAAAGGTCAGAGTGGTAAAGAGGTAAGAGATAGTTTTATCAAACCTAATATTGTTTCTTGGACTAAAGAGGTTGTTGCAAATTACAAAGTATCCGATATTCTTGGTTCTGAAAGAGCGAATATTAATAATTCAGTTTCAGATTATCTTGCAAAGAAATTTGAGCCGTATGGTATTACAATTAGCAACGTATCTTTAATTAATATTGATGTAGATAAAGATACAATGAAAGCTATAAATGCTAAGATTAAGGCTCAGCAGGATGCGGAGACTCAGGCAATTCAGAATCAGACTAACATTGACAAAGCAAAAGCTGACGCTGAAGCAGAGGTTACAAAAGCCAAGGGTGATGCAGACGCAAAGGTTATTGCAGCGCAGGCAGAGGCAGACGCAAATGCAAAGATTAACAGTTCAATTACTGATCAGCTCATCAGAATGAAGGAGGCTGAAGCAAGGCTTAAACATGGATGGGTTACAGTACAGGGAAGTGATACTGTGGTTACAAAGGATGCTAATTCAGACCAGTAAATAGAGAATAACTTGGTGTGGTGAAATTCCACACCATCTCTAATGGGCTGTGGCGAAATTGGTTAGACGCACTGCGCTTTGACCGCAGGTTTTGTGGGTTCAAGTCCCACCAGCCTAGTTAGAAAAAATATAAGGAGGATTAAAAAATGCCAGAGAGTGATTTAAAAATTATTGAAAACTGCTCAGATGATGAGAAGAGAGAGCATTTACATGCTATGAGTAAAGAGAGACTTGTAGAGATAATAATTAGATTAACAAGGAAGTAAAGTGAACTATGTCAGTTAAATTTGCAAAAGATCTTATAAAAGAAATAAATAACAGTGATAAGATTCCTGTTAAAAATAGTTGTGTAACTGGCGATGAATTTGAGAAATGGTTAAGAAGAGAAAAGAAGACAATCGTGATTGAACTTGAAAATTCTCTTTCTTTGGATTAGGAGGTAAATTATGTATTTAGCATATAAAATTGATGAAGATTGCGGTCAGTCTTATATTGAACCAATTGGAATATTAAAGGATAATCTGGATTTAAAAAAATTTGAAAATATATCAGATGATAGAGAAATCCAATATGAAAAAGTTAATATGATTGATTTGAATAATATAAAACCAATTGTTTATATTGATTTTGTATATCGTGCTAGTGGAGAAACCACATATAAGAAAATTATAACAAATACATTATTAACAACGGAATCTAAATGTAATAATGCATATACGTTTAACGACTCTGTACATATTACAAAAGTATTAAAAACTGAAGATGATATTGATGTTGTAGCTAAAAAGCTAAAGAAAATTTCACATAATTTTTTATTTGGAAAATCAATAGAAGAATTAAAAACATCCGATGAACTTGGAATCAGGACAAATAGTTTGTATGTAAAAATTGATGCGAATGATTTGTTTGACAAACTATTGTAATAAGAATGTTCGATTTCTTTGGAAAAATGAAAGGAGAAGATTATGAGTCAGTGGACACATGTAGCAGCAGTTTTTAGATTAGATAGTTTTGGAGAGATTTCAGATGAAGATATTTATAAAGTCTTCGGTAAAGAAGTAACTTGGAATGATTTATACGACTATGACGAATCAGATAATACAAAGACATTGCCTATGGGTAGCGAAGGAACACTAGAAATGAGTATTTGGCATAATTCAGATAAAGGTTGTATGGCATCCACAACAGTATCAATCTTTGGAGATTTAAGAGATTATGGTGGAAGCGATATAGATAAGCTAAAAGAGTGGTTTAATGATTGTTGTGGACAATTTATAGTTAGACAGGCAGTAATGCATGTGATTGACGAATATGCCGATGAACCATTAGTTGTACAGTATGTTGAATAGAAAGAAAACTTCGTTTCCTTTTGATTATAAACGGAGAATATAACAGTAGAAACAATTAACAAAAATAAATATAAGAAAGAAGAGGTACAAAACATGGATGGATTTATGATGTTTAAGAAGGCTTTACAGAAGCACTTCGATAAAATGCAGAAAGAGACTACACATTTATTTGAGGTAAATGTAGACAAAGATGAATTATGGAATACATATCTTGATAGCTTCCCTGCTGGTACAAATGAGATTTTCAGAGAGCGCAGAGAGCATGATTGCAGTTGTTGTAGACAGTTTATTAAGAATATTGGTTCTGCTGTCACTATCAAGGACAACCAGATTCATACGATTTGGGAACTGAATCTTGGCGATACAACATATCAGCCAGTATGTGATGCACTTGATGCTTTTGTAAAAGCTCATACAGTTACAGATATTTATACAACTAAGTTCCCTAAGATTGGTACAGATTTTAACTTTGAGGAAATCAATGGAAAGTCTCATCAGTGGGATCATTTCTTCTTAGAGCTTCCAAATAAGTTTGTAAATAGAAGTAGTCGTTCTAATGAGGAAGTTAAAGGACAGTTCAGAGATACAAGAAACGTATTTAAGCGTTCTCTCGATGAGATTACTATGGATGCACTTGACACAATTCTTGAACTTATCAATTCAAATACACTTTATAAGGGTGAAGAGTGGAAAGGCATACTCACAGAGTTCAAGAAGTATAAGAAGGAATACGATAAGCTGACTTCTGATACTGAAAAGGATTTATATGCTTGGGAAAAGTCGGTAACAGCAGGTATGGCTATCGGTAGAATTAGAAATCATTCTATTGGAACACTTCTTATTAATGTAAGTGAGGATATGGATCTTGACACAGCAGTTAAGAAGTATGAGCAGATTACAGCACCGAGCAATTATAAAAGACCAAAGGCTATTTTTACAAAGAAAATGCTTGAGGATGCAAAGAAGACCATTACAGAACTTGGATATATGGATTCATTACAGAGAAGATTTGCTAATCTGAATGATATTACTGTAAATAATGTACTGTTTTCAAATAAGAGTGCTGCAAGAAGAATGGTTGGTGCAGATGATATTTTTGGGCAGATGGAAAAGGATGTTGCTGTAAGTCCTAAGAAGTTTTCTAAGGTTGAGGAGATTTCAGCACAGGATTTTATTGATAAGGTACTTCCAACTGCAAAGGAAATTGAAGCTTTTGTAGAGAATAAACATGAAAAGAACTTTGTTTCTATGATCGCACCTGTTAATTCAGAAGCTAAGACAATGTTCAAATGGAATAATGGATTATCTTGGGCTTATTCAGGAAACATTACTGACTCTGATATGAAACAGAATGTAAAAGCTGCTGGCGGTAATGTTGACGGTGTGCTCAGATTTTCAATCATGTGGAATGAGGGACAAAATGACAACAGTGACCTTGATGCGCATTGCAAAGAACCTGATGGAAACGAGATTTATTTCAGTAATTGTAGAAAACCTAGTATGTCAAGATGTGGCGGTCAGTTAGATGTTGACATTACACATCCTATGGAGCAGATGGTGGAAAAGCCTTCTGTGGAAAATATTACATGGGCAGATATGTCACGTATGAAGCCAGGTGTTTATAAGTTCTTTGTAAATCAGTATGCAGCAAGAGGAAGTAAAGGATTTAAGGCAGAAATTGAATTCAATGGTGAGATTTTTGCGTTTGAATACAATAGACCTGTTTCTGGTAATGTTCAGGTAGCAGAAGTTATACTTGATGAGAATGGCAACTTCTCAATTAAGGAAAAGCTGTCTGGAAGTTCATCTATTTCAAGTCGTGAGATTTGGGGTGTAAATACAAATCAGTTTGTTCCTGTATCAGTAATTAGTTACAGTCCAAACTATTTTGACGAGCAGGATGGAATTGGTCATAGACATTTATTCTTCTTCCTAAAGGATTGTGTAAACAACGAAAGTCCTAATGGCTATTACAACGAGTTCTTAAAGAGTGACCTTGAAAAGCACAAGAGAGTATTTGAGGCTTTAGGTGCTAAGTGTCATGTAGAAGATACTAATGATCAGCTTTCAGGAATTGGGTTCTCTATGACAAAAAGAGCAGATTTAGTTGTTAAGGTTAAGGGTGCAACAGAGCGTGTAATGAAGATTAAGTTTTAATTAGAATTAGAAAAGGAGATTATTATGACAAACAACGAATTATTTATTAATGCAACAAGAGCAAACTATCAGTTCCCATTCAGAGGAATGATTAACGTAATTGATTTGTGGGATTTATCTCTCACAAATCTGGACTCAGTATTTAAGACACTCAATGCGGAAGTAAAAAAGTCTGAGGAAGAGAGTCTTCTGAATACTAAGTCAAAGGAAGACGAGGAGATTTCTAACAAGATTGAAATTGTTAAGTATATTGTTGGCGTGAAGCTGGATGAGAAAAAGAAGAGAGAAAACGCTAAGAAAAATGCTGAGATGAGACAGAGATTACTTGAAATCAAAGCTAAGAGACAGGATGCAGCACTTGAGAACATGTCTGATGAGGATCTGGACAAGGCACTTGCAGAATTAAGTGAGTAATTGTTATTGATATACCATATATAGTATTAAAAATAAGCAATATATACTATATATGGTATATATTTTACATTAGAAACGCACATTTCTTCGGAATTTTTGGAGGTATTATGAAGAAAAGAATTAAGGAAATATGTGGAAAGTTAGATGCAGATATTTACTGGAAGGGTTGTAATTTCTTAGAAAACGAAGATGATGATGAAATACCTACATTTTACAGTAGAGATGACTGTCGTTCTATATCTTTCAGAGAATTATTATTATGGTATTTGCCAAGATTAGGAAGTTGGCAAGACGAACCAAATTGTAATGATTGCGATGGCGAGGTCTGTGATAATTTTATGCATATAGAAAACTGTAAAGAGATGATTTTGGACGAGAAGGTTAAGAAAAGACATTATGAATTATTTCTTGAACTTGTCGATATTTATGCTTATTACACGCAGCAAGATCATGTAAAGTACAGACAATTAAAAGAAAAATGTAAAAGTGTTTTGAAAGAAATTATGGAGTAAAAATATGTCAAACTTATATGTATACCTAATTCGTTCTCGAAACAAGGATAATAAGGATATTTCAAACTTTAAGCAACGAGTAAAAACAATCCTTGAATACAAAGAGAACGAAGACAAGGTAATTGAGGCTTTTAAAAGTTTTGCAGCCAAAGGAGTTCCTAGCGAACAGACAAGATTATATAGATTAGTTAATTCTAGGAATGAAGAGAAAATCAGAGAAGAGTTGATTATCCGTCTGTTAAGAGATAAGCCAAGTATGACACAGCTTAATCGTACATTAGCATCTGTTGCACAGCAGGTACAAAATCGTGATGAGAGTAAATGGTTATTTGATTTCGATGTGGATGATGATAATCTTGTAATAAAATTTATTTTGGATGTTCACTGTTATTCATATATTCCTGTAAGATACATTGAGAAACATAAAACTCCGCATGGATATGCAATTATAGTTCCGCATGGTTTCGACACAAGAGAGCTTATGGAGAAGTGGAAAGATTATGATATTACATTAAAGAAAGATGAATTGTTATTTTTGGATATGATAACAAATAAGTGAGGTTAGAATATGAAAATTATTGTAGATAAAATGCCAGATGAACCCAAAGAATGTATCTTTTCTGAATGTACAAATCAGTTGCGTGGTATCTATGCATGTAATTTATATCAAGGAAGAGGATGTGAACCTAATAGATGTGATTTTTTAAAGCCAATTACGGATTATCATGCGGTTGAACATATGGGTAATAACATGGCGAAAATGATTCCAATAGAGTGAGGTGAAATGAATGGAAAATGAATTTTCATTATATGGTGTAATGGATAAATCAACAGGAAAATTAGTAAGTAATATTACAAACCCTCGACACAAATATTGGGAAACAAGGAAAACTGCTGAGAATGCGGTTAGAAGATTTATGTCAAGACGTTATAACGCTGATAGGCAGCTAGAAGTTGTAGAAATTGAATGTAAGGTAAAAGTGGTAAGCGAGGTGAGAAAGTGAAATTAAAAGATAAAATACGAGATAAATTGAGACATTGGTTATTAGAAGATGATTTATTTCAAGTGGAAGCGGCTAAAAAATCATATAATGATGCAGTAAGAAAATGTGTATATGCTAATATTCAATTATCTGACGCAGCCGTTACATATAAAAATTCTCAAAAATTAGTTGATGATTGTCATAAAATGATGAACTCGATGATAGACGTTGGAACTGATGTTGGTTTTTGTTCTGATGACCATTCTTGGGCGGTTGTATGTATTAAAGGTCGCCCTGAATATGTATCATTTATTCCATTATCACATAGAGACGCGCATGAGGTACTTGAGTTTTTAAAGCGTTTCAGATATTCAAATAGAGTGATTGATTCACCTTTTGCATTTAGAGATATGGTTGACCATTGTATTATGGAGAACCCATTTGACAAATAAAGTGAGGTAAAATGGTGAAATTAACAATTGATATTCCAAAAGGATATGAGAAAGATTTTATCGCTGATAAGTTCAAAGATTTCTTTTCGAGAGTAATTGCAGATATTAACTGCGATGGAATGTGTGGTAACTATGAAAAAGAAATTGCAGAAATGTTTTTAGAAGCATTTAATAATGCTATTGTTGGCGATGTTAATCTAAATGCATATGTTATTCCAGTTGTAAATATATCTTTTGACAAAGAAGATATGCAGAAGATGATTCAAGATGAATTAAAGAAATTTCAAATAGAGAATAATCTAATATAGAAAGGCGAAAATTATGGGAAAAATTATTGAAGAGTATACAAGTGAATATGATGTTGGTGATGTAGTAATTTTTAAGACAAAAGATTGTTTGTTATTGGGAATTATAGAAGGATATTATATTGATCATAGTTGTGGTAATTCTTTTTGGTATGATATTAGAACCAATAAAACAAATGTTTATACATATTCTAATAAAGGAGATATTGCAGAGTGGGATATTATTGGGAAAATTGAAGGAGGTTTAAAGGATGAGTGCTTCGCTGAGATAACCAAATTGTAATATCAACTTTTCTATTCACGGCTGATCAGCCAAATTTTCCAAAAAATAACAATGAAATATTTTTTTCCTATGGTTTTAGCAGACGTGTTAATTCCATAGGATTTTACAACAAAATAATTAAGAAGAAAGGAATTAAGCAGTAACTCCTAGGTAATTATGGTTACGTAACCTCTGTAAAATAGTGTATTTTGACAGAGAATAAAGAAAAAAATAATTCTCAAGGACTACGAGTATTAAGTTTATTTGACGGAATCTCTTGTGGAAGAGTTGCATTAGATAAAGCCAATATTTCGGTCAGTGAGTATAACGCATTTGAAATTGAAGAGAATGCAATCAAAATCAGTAGATATAATTATCCTGATATCAAAAGATACGGTGACGTATTTTCTACCGACTTCAAGGATTTTAATGGAGTCGATCTATTAATGGGTGGTTCACCTTGCCAGTTCTGGTCGAAAGCCAAGTGTAGTAAAACAGCAAAATTGAAGAGAGAAATTGATACAGAAGGCGAAGGTTGGAAACTTTTTCAGAAATTTGTGGAAGCAAAGAATAACACAAATCCAACATATTTCCTATATGAAAATAACTATGGAATGGCTGATGAAATTCAAGACGCTATTAGTGAGGAATTGGGTGTACAACCAATTATGATTGATAGTCAGTTATTATCAGCTCAGAGAAGAAAACGTCTGTATTGGACGAACATACCAAATATCACACTTCCTGATGATAAAGGATTATTAGTAAAAGATGTTATCTGTGATGATCCAGATTTAGTCAAATACTTTGATGACAGAATCAGGAACACAATGATTAAGTGTGAGAATTACATAAAATATGATCTTGGTGGCAAAGGTCATTATTCGCAGCAGGACAGGCTGTACTTTTTAAATAAGAAAGCTCCAACAGTGCCACGTTGCAGAACAGAAACAAAATTCAATGTTTGGCTTGGTGGAGAAAAATATAAAAAGACATGTCCATTAGAAATTGAACGACTTCAGACACTTCCAGACAATTATACGGAGTTTGGAATGGATGAGAGTGGCAATGTAAAAGCAATGCCTAAGACAAGAAGATTTGAAGCAATTGGCAACGGATGGACTGTTGATGTTATAGCTCATATTTTGAGTTTTATGAAGTTGTAACAGAGAATAACATAACAGGAAGGAGTAAGAGGTTTGGTATACCGAAAACGCAGCATTTACTCCTGATACATAATGATAATAAATAGAGTCTGGCAGATGCCAAATAGTAACACATTTTCAATTAAGCCAATTAAGGAGCTGATTGAGAAATATGCAATAGGTAAAATTGTTGATCCATTTGCAAATAGTAATAAATTAGCGACAGTAACAAATGACCTAGATACACAATATGATACTGATTACCATATGGATGCACTGGATTTCTTAAAGATATTCGATGATAACTCAGTAGATACAGTGTTATATGATCCACCATACTCGCCACGACAGGTAAGCGAATGTTACAAAAATCTTGGACAGACAGTAAATATGCAGACAACACAAGCTTCATATTGGTCTAAACAGAAGGAACAGATAGGAAGAATTGTAAAGAAAAATGGCATTGTAATTACTTGTAGCTGGAATAGTGGTGGCATTGGTAAGAAGTATGGGTTTGAAATTCAGGAAATTTTACTTGTTCCTCATGGCGGCTGGCACAATGATACGATTGTTGTGGTTGAGAAAAAGATTGAGTAGAGAATAACACAATATGAAGTTCGCAGGAAAGCGGAATTTCTTTGGCAAATTTTAGGAGGTAATTCTATGATTTTACTGATAATGCACATTGTATTGGTAATTTTAAGTATTGCAAATGCTGTTATTGTAAAAGGAAAGATGCAGAAATTTACATGGTCTGCAATGGCTTTATGTTGGCTCGTAATGAGTATATCTGAAATTGTAGAGATGATGTAATTGAAAGAGAGAATATACAAATACAGGATAAATAAATGTTTATCCTGTAACAAGTATTCCAAAAGAAGAAATTCGATTGGATAGTGGGCGTGGGTTTTGTCCATTGAACGTAAAACTTCAAGAAACTATATAAATTACGAATACATATTTGAGGTTTTAGAGCTATGTAATTTTAATTAGTAATAAACCCTTCAAGTACTGTCTTTGCATTATCTCGTGTTTTAGAGCTATGTAATTTTAATTAGTAATAAACCTGACATAGAAGAATGGTATGACCGCTTGATGTTTTAGAGCTATGTAATTTTTAAAATAATAAATAAAGGAAACTAAATGAAAAAAGTTAATCGTGTTGAACAGCAAATAATTAAAAGAAATAATCCTATATATAAAATTGTAGACCAGTATTGTTTCTATTCAAAGAATGTATATAATCAAGCAAATTATATTATTAGACAAGAATTCATTAATAATAAAAATAAAATAGGTGCTTATGATGTCCAAAAACTTATGCAGTCAATGGATTGCTATAAGGAATGTGGTTCGCAAGCAGCACAGAAAACAATACAGCTTGTAGATAAAATGTGGAAAGCCTATTTTGTTGCAATAAAAGATTGGAAGAAAAATCCATCAAAGTATTTAGGAATGCCAAAATTACCTAAGTATTTACCGAAGGATGGCAGACAGGTTTTTATGCTGAAGAATAGACAGTGCTCATTAAATGATAGACAATTCAGAATTGCATTTAAACCTTTTGGTGGTTATACAGTGAATACTCATGCTGAAGGTAAACTGATGCAACGTAGATTTGTTCCCAAAGCCGATTATTATGTTATGGAGATAGTATATGAAATAGAAGTTCCTGAAACGGAGAATATAGTATCAGAGAGAATTGCTGCGATTGACTTAGGTGTTGATAATTTAATGACTATTACAACAAACTGTGACGTGAGTCCAATTATAATAAATGGAAAACCATTAAAGTCAATTAATCAGTATTATAATAAGAAAATTTCAGAAATGAGATCTGCATTAAAGCTGAGAAATGATAGTGATTGGTCAAATGAGATGCAAAGATTTACAACTAAAAGAAATAATCAAGTAGATGACTATATTCAGAAATCAACAAAGATGGTGGTAAATTTTTGTAAGTGTAATGATATTGATACTTTAGTTTGTGGGTATAACTCAGGTTGGAAGCAAGATACCAATATGGGCAAAAGAGTTAATCAGAAATTTGTTGCAATTCCATATTTAAGTATCGTACAAAGACTTGAATATAAATGTGAGAATGAAGGAATTAAATTTATTAAAACAAATGAAAGTTATACAAGTGGTACATCTTTTCTTGATGGAGAAGATCCAATTGAGAAAAATTACAATAAAGATAGAAGAATCTATAGAGGGTTATTTCAGAGTGAGAAAGGAGAATATATTAATGCAGATGTAAATGGAAGTTATCAGATAATGAAGAAAGTATTCCCAAAGGCTTTTGTCAATGGGATAGAGGGTGCAGGTTCACATCCAGTAGTCGTAAATATACCACTACAAACGGTTAAATAAAACCAATGAATCAAACCTCGAGAATAATATAAATATAGGTGATCACTTATTATATAAAAACAATATAAACATGCTAATTAAAGAAAGGAATTAAAAAGTATGAAAAAATTATTAAGTGCTTTAATTGTAACCATGATGATTGCAGGTTCTACTATCCCAGCATATGCCTGTACACCACCACTTAATCCGCCATCTGTGAAGATTCCAGATATCAATTTCGAGCCCGATGGTGCTTTAGAAGATGCTATTAACAATGCTGTAAAAAATTGGCTCGAGAAATGCGTCCTCGCTACTCCGGTGGTGAAATATGCATCTTACTACAAGAGTGCATCAAGGTATTTTCATTACGCCTATGTGGCATTCAAGTGGTCAGAAGTCGAAAATGCAACGTCTTACAAAGTAAGAATCACAAAGGCTGATGGAACATGGAAAGAATACGACACGACTTATACATCATTTTACTCTACCAATTACAATGATGATTTTATCGCAGATGGTATGGACGGAGCCACAGTAAGCGTCAAAGCTTATGGTGATAACGATACGTTTGGCTGTTGGTCAGATGATACTAATATTACGAGATTTGGATATTAAAAGCTTTGGATATTAAAAGCTTTGACCTATTAACAATTAAATAATAAATACCACAACATATGGTAATTTGTGTGCTATATGTTGTGGTATGAATCAAGAAATTACACTATATATAATTATAAATATATTATGAAATTTTGGTTTCTTGGTTTGTCACGAAAATTATACAATATTTAGGACAAAGGTGATTAATTATGAGAATTGAAGAAAGAGAGTATATTGAACCAGAATCCATAAATGAAGAAATCATAAATGCTATAAATACAGTTAAAGAGTATTGTAGTACACATGAAGAATATGAAGATTGCAGAAGATGTGTTCTTGGAGATGGCATTCATCATTGTGGATGTAGTAGTCCTTATTTATGGAGTATTAGAAAGAAGTAACAGAGAATATAACAATGTAATTACAAAATTAAGGAAAGGAAAAACGTTCACATGTGAGTAAAGCTGCGCAGCTACTATTGGTGAACAAATTTGAAAAATAATACAGAAAAAGATTGGACAGGTAATAAGAATAGTATTTTTAAGACTTTAGGTGCAAGTAATCACACCGATAAGGAAAGACAGAATGAGGATTATTATGCGACAGATCCTATTGCAATTGATGTCTTATTAAAAGATGGTGGCGTTACATTTAATAAACCTATCTGGGAATGTTCTTGTGGCGAGGGACATTTATCTGAAAGATTAAAGAGCTTCGGTTATGAAGTTCGATCCACTGACCTGATCGACAGAGGTTATGGTGAAGGTGGAATTGATTTTCTTACATATAATCAGCCTTGGAATGGCGATATCTTAACAAATCCCCCATACAAATATGCAAAAGAATTTATTGAACATGCAATGACATTAATTCCTGATGGTTGCAGAGTATTTATGTTCCTTAAAGTTCAGTTTCTTGAAGGAAAAGCTCGTAAGGAATTATTTAAAAAGTACCCACCAAAATGTGTTTATGTTTCAAGCAGTCGTATCTTATGTGCGAAAAACGCTCTTTTTGATGAAATGAGAGCAGGTGGTGGTAGTGCAGTCGCTTATGCTTGGTACGAGTTTGAAAAGGGTTATACAGGCGAAAGTAAATTAAAATGGATAAATTAATACAAAGATTAAATGAGGAGATGAGTAGTTGGGTTGGTGATTTAGTCACCAATTCCGACTTATCAAGCGAGAAATTATTAAAACGATATTCATATGAGTATTGTATTAAAGAAGAAATTATTAATTATTTTTCAGAGAATATTATATCAGATGACTTTGAAGAGTTCTTACTGGATAAAGAAGATACATTGTCTTATCTGTACGTTGAGTATATGGAAGATGATACAGCAAATATTCATAACTAGATAGAAGGATTTGTAAGTAATCTCTGTTATCAGTTTAGAACACAATCTGAAATGCCCTAAAATCAAAGCTTTCAGAGGTTGAAAAAGCCAAGGAAAACCACGTTTCCTTGGTCATGAAAGTAGGTGAGAAATATAAGTAAAAAAGTACAATTAAATATAAAAGCAACTATTGATGAGAGATGGGTAAATGATTTTTGTTCTATGTTGAAATGGATGGAAACTTGTGGGAATTTAGGACACTCTTCAGTGGTTGGATTTTATTCAGATGGAGATGGAGATTTTAGACCAAAATTTGAATTCGATAGAGAATATGAACAAACAAAAGGATATTGGGATAAAGAAAAGTTGCCCAATATAGAGGTTATGTTTGATGCAGGGTGATCCAATTAAAGAAGCATTTCTTTTGGAAAGGAAAACAATAAATGGAAACATTTTCAATAGTAGATAAGATAGATGTGGATAAGTTAAATACGAAAATTGCAGAATTCGTATATAGAGAAGGACATGAACCTTATATATTTGCAAACAAAGAGACTCTTGAAATATTAGTTAAACCGATTGAACATGAATTAAAATTCGTATCACCAAAAACCAGTGTTACGACCTCGTTTAAACGTTGTTTTATTGGTAAATATCGGGGTAATAAAATGTTTGAAGATGACACATTAAAATTCGGTGAGATTGAACTGAGATAAGAGAATATATACATAGAAAATAGAAAGAGAGGTGCTAGAATGGCAGAAAGAGCATTAGCACATGTAGAAAAGATTGAGTGGATCAGACCGATTGAAGGAGCTGACAATATTGAACTCATTGGAGTTTTAGGGTGGGTTTGTATCGCTAAGAAGGGTGAGTTTAATGTAGGGGATATGGCTGTTTATATTGAAATTGATAGCAAGTGCCCTGAAACAGATGAAAGATTTGCATTTTTAGCAAATAAGAAATTCAAAGTTAAGACTATGAAACTTGGTAAGTTCAAGGTAATTAGCCAGGGATTAGCCTTACCATTATCACTTTTCCCAGAATTACAGGATAGAAATATTGGTGATGATGTTACAGAAGCTTTGAAGATTACATATGCTTCAGAAGAGGATGCGGCAAGAAAGACCAATAAGGTTGATCCAAATGCTAAATATAAGTCAATGGCAAAGCGTAGACCAAAGTTATTCGCTAACCCAATTGTAAGAAGGATTATGAGATACAGCATTGGTCGTAAGATTATGTTTTTATTGTTTGGTCGCAAGAAAGATAATCCAAAGAAGTTCCCAGATTGGATTGTCAAAACGGATGAGACGAGAATTGAGAATGCACCATTTTATCTTCAGAGTACCGAAAAGTGGATTAAGACTGAGAAATGCGATGGCACAAGCTGCACATTTGCCGTTGATAGATTGAAGAAGGGCAAGAACAAATTTGATTTTATTGTATGCAGTAGAAATGTAAGACAGGCTGATAGAGAACAGACTTGTTATCACGAGTCAAATATTTATTGGGAATTGGCTGATAAATATGACATTGAAAAGATTCTTACGCAGTTTGCAACAGAGAATAATTATAACAGAGTTGTGTTGCAAGGTGAAGGAGTTGGCTCAGTTCAGGGCAATCCATATAAATTTACGGAGAATAAGTTATTTGTATTCAATCTGATTATTGATGGTATAAGACTTGGAACTGTAGAAATGGCTGATTTTTGTAAGAGTCATGGATTAACAAGTGTGCCAATTATTGATACGGCTTATGAGTTACCTAAGACTATGGAAGAAATGAAACTTGAAGCTGATGGATATAGTGAATTAAATCCAAAGGTTAAGAGAGAGGGTTTTGTATACAGATCACAAAATGGTCAGCAGAGTTTTAAAAATGTAAGTCGTGAGTATTTATTAAAGCATAACGGATAGGAGTTATTTATGAATAAACCTACACTATGGATCATGTGTGGTCTGTCTGGTAGTGGCAAATCAACCATTGCCACTCAGATTGCCAATGAAAATCCAAATACAATAATCGTATCATCAGACGCAATTCGTGAAGAATTGACTGGTAATTACGAAGATCAAGAACATAATGAAGAAGTGTTTAAGATTTTTCATGATAGAATACGCAAGAATTTAGAGAATAAAAAGAATGTAATTGCAGATGCAACTAATCTAACTATGAAATCTCGCAGAGCAATTATGATGAAAGTGAATGGTCTTGAAGTACATAAAGTTTGTGTGATTATTCCAAAGCCATTTGAACAGTGCAAAGAAGATAATCTACATAGAGAGCATCCTGTACCTGACTTTGTGTTGGATAAGCAGATTATGAAATTTCAAATTCCATTCTATAATGAAGGATTTAGTGAGATTATTCTTTATAATAGAAATGATAGTTTGGAAGAATATCAAATGGGAAGCATCAATTTATTTTTGGCAATGTGGGGATTCAATCAGAAAACTCCATATCACAACATGACATTAGATGAACATTGTTTAAATACATATAAATTATTCTGTAAAAAAATTCCACATAAAACATTATTAAATCTTGAATACACTAATGGCTTTGCAATGGGAGCGAAACTACACGATTTTGGAAAATTAATGGTTCAGACCTTTGATGAAAATGGTGTTGCTCACTACTACGGTCATGAAAATGCGGGATCATATTTTATTCTTTCACAAATGATAAAGCCTCTTGTATGGACAGATGATATGTTATTAGATTGCTGTTTCCTTATCAATTACCATATGATGCCCTTTAATTGGGATACTGATAAAGCAAAGCAGCGTTGGAAAGAAAGATTTGGAGAATACAAATATAAGATGCTTTTAGATTTTAATAAATGTGATAAAGCGAGGTAGTTATATGAGTAGTATTTTAGTTGGTGATTTGAAATCTATTCTTGAAAACTATCCAGACGATTACGAAGTTGTTATGAATATTAAGCATAAATATCCAATCTCTAAGAAAGAAGGTCTTAGAGATTGGTATGCTTATATCAATGGTGTAAAAGCTGATGATGATTTTCGAGAAATTAGGTTGATGAACTAGGAGAAATTTATGAAACTATTAGAAAAATATAGTTGTATTTTTTGTAAATATAGAAAACTTAACAAGAATCATGATTATGCTTGTATGGATAGTTGGGAAAAAGATGAATCTGGTTATCCAGTTGGTAAATGTAATTCATTATCAAATATATACTATGATAAAATCGTTAAACTTTTTCCATTCAAGCAAATTGATTATTGGCGTACTGAAAGAGCATATAAAAAAGAAGAAAAATATAATGAAGCAATGGATAAGAAATATGGAGATTGTTGTATAGAAACAGATGATTGGAAATTCATTTGGGGAATAACAAGCTGGGATGATTTATCTGGTCACGAAGCCAATATGTATACCATGAATGATATAGATATTACATATGACAAACAGAAAAAAGAATATATGCTTGGAGTAGAAACAGCATATATGTTTAAAACATATGTTTCAGAATGTAATTATCTAAGAACATGTTTGGACGAATTTTCAAAATATATGGACGCTAATGGATTAGATAAGAACAAGCAGTATAGTTTATTCATGAGCAATCCTTGTACAAGTATGGTAGCTGATTCGATTGAAGAATTATATACCAATTTTAAAATTTTTGTTAATGGATTTTGTAATCAGAATACCACAGAAAATAAAAAGGATGGAGAATAAATATGTGTAACCGTTGTGATTATGACTCACCTGACAATCGGATATATGTAGATCCATTAACGAATGAATATTATTTAGATATAGAAACATCTGAATGGGATGAGTATGATGATGGATTTGTTCATCAAAAAGAATATATTACGCATTGTCCTTATTGTGGCAGAAAATTAGAAAAATAAAATACAAGAGGTGATTCGATGAGATGCAGAGATTGTCCTTATGGGATTGAAGATTTTACATTAAGAACAGAAATGTATAAATCGGTATATGGTGAATATCCAAATGAAGATAGAGCCAATCAATCAGAACAATTTGTTTGGTGCGATAAAGTTGGCGGCAAGGTTTATTCGTTTGGTCATTGCAGTGATTGGTATGAACAGGCTGAAGAAAATCATAAGAATTATTCTAAGAAAAAGAGAATAAACAAACGTAAGAGATATTTGAAACATCAGAATCATCTCAAATATTTATATGAAACTGTTGGTGGTTATCACCCAACACCTGTTGAATATATAAATGAAATATGGGTTAAGGGTTTTGGCTATGTTAAAAATCCAAAGCCATATTATCAGAGATTGTATCGTGGTAAGAAAAGTAAATATTTGAAACAGTTATCTAATAGGAAAATACGTAGATATAAAGGTGAGTTGCATAATGGTTATCAGAACATCCATAAAATTTTTGATTGGTGGAATGAATTTTGTTAGGAGAATAAAGAAATGAAGATAGAGTTAATCAAATTAAAATTCAATGATACTTGTGCATATAAGCATAAGTCATTCACTTATTGCTGTGATGAAATTCATCAAAACGATTGCATTATATTTACAAACGAAGACTTATATCCATTAAAACACATAGATGATGGTAATTTTATTCCTCAGTTTTGTACTTCACATACAGAAGTTATTACATCTTATGAAGACGAATGGGAGCAGACAGACAATTATCCAATTCAGTTTTGTCCTCATTGTGGAGAGCAAATTGAGATTTCAGTCGTGGATGAGATTGATGTATCTGATAAGTACAATGAACTGACTAAGCAGCGTGAAGAATTATGGAAGAAGTGTCAGAGAACAGATAGTAAGAAAGAAGATTGTGAGCTGAGAAAGCAGGTTAGAAAGTTGGATGATCAAATAAACGATTTCTATGAATTAGGTGAGTGGAAAGGAGAATATTAAAAGTGGCAAACAGATTATTATTTGAGGAAGACGTAATCAAAGCAGTTGATAAACATACAAAAGATGATGATCGGCTAGACGATGATATTAGCTGTATTCTTGAAGAATTAAAATCACCAATCTTTGTCGGTTCAAAAGAAGCAATAAATAACTTGAAGGTAGAGAATAAACCAATGCAGAGGCAGAGACGAGTATTATTATTTGAGAATGAGAATCTTGACTTAGAGCAGCGTGGTAACAACAGATATTATTTATCCCTCTATGATAAGGAAGGAAAATTTCAGAGAGAAGTCACTATTGATGTTAAGGATGACTACAGTGTTGAACTTAGGAATTGCAAGTAAATTCAGGTTTCTTTTGGTAACAAAGAGAGAATATTAAAGCAAGGAGGTAAGAAAAAATGAAGAGACAGATTCGTAGAGGAGTTTTTGAAACAAATTCATCAAGTCAACATTCGCTCTGCATTATGAAAAAAGATGAACATTATACGCCAGATGAGATTATAGAAAATTTCTGTTTATTTGACGATGAAGAAACTGGCGAAGAAGATTGTGAATGGGACATCTGGGATCATGATATGGAGTTTGGTAGAAGTCCATTTAGAGCATTAGGCAATTTCCATGACAAATGGTTATATGCTTGTGCTTCATTAGTTCATGAATATAATGATAAGAATTATAAGGAACTTGAAGCTCTTGCATTAAAATATGTTCCTGGTCTTAAAAAGATTGTCGTTCCTATGATTTCAGATTCAGTCGCTGATAAAAATCATCCAGAGAATAAAGATAGTGATTATGCAAAGAAATATGGTAAGACAGAGAATGAACTTAATGAGTGGCTTGGACAGAAAGAAAAGGATTGGGGAATTGACACAATCGAATATTGGGAAAGTGACGATGGTTATTTTCATTTTGAGATACCATATACAGGATGGGTTGACGAAGATATGCTTCGTGGATTCCTCAAAGAAGAGAATATATCATTAGAGGAATATCTGACAAATAAGAAATACGTTGTTATCCAGGATGGTGATGAATATTGTTATTGGTTAGATATGAAGAGAGCAGGATTAGTAAATATGGATGCTATTGATCATGAGTATCCAAAAGATGATGATGAAATGGAGAATTAAATTATGAAGAGACAAATTAGACGTGGAGTTTATGAAACTAACTCATCAAGCACACATTCACTTACAATGTGTAGCGAGGAGGAATTTGAACAGTGGAAGAATGGCGAACTTCTTTTTGATGAATGGGGTTCTGAGTCATTTGTAAAAGTAAATAGTTTATCAGATGATGATAAGAAATATGCAGCACAAGACTATGAAAATCATAAAGATGAATTTTCTAAAGATTGGTCAGACTTGTCAGAATCTGCGAAAGAAAAGTATTATACCAAATACGCAAAAGAGAACAATATTGTAGACGAGGATGCAAAAACCTATGAGGAGTGGCGGTACAGTAATCTTGAAACATTTGTAGATAGATATACAAGTAAAAGCGGAGATAAAATTGTTGCGTTTGGTAAATATGGATACGATGATTGATTTAATTTAGGAGGATTTTAAGAATGGAATTATTAGGAAGATACATAAATGGTAACTTTAAAACCACAATTTTGAGCGATGGAACAAAGATCAGAGAGACAGAAGATAATGAGTTTGTACCAGCCTTTGCAGAGAATATGGATATAAAAATTTGTAATTTCTGCGATATGGGATGTCCATTCTGCCATGAAGGTAGCACAACAGATGGAAAATTTGGAGATATTTTGAATGAGGAATTCATTAACACACTTCATCCATATCAGGAAGTTGCTCTTGGCGGTGGAGATGCTACAAGTCATCCTGACTTAATTCCATTCTTACAGAAACTCAAAGATAGAAAAGTTATTGTAAACATGACGGTAAATCAGATTCATTTTGAGAAAAAACAAGAACTTATTAGAAAGCTTGTTGATGAAAAACTTATTTATGGTCTTGGTATATCACTTGTAAATCCCACAGAAAAATTTATCGAACTTATTAAGAAATATCCAAATGCGGTCATTCATGTAATCAACGGGGTATTAAAGCCATCGGACGTACAAGCTTTAGAGAATAATAATCTGAAGATACTGATTCTTGGTTATAAACATTTAAGACGTGGTGATGATTTTTATTCAGAAGATTATGAAAACATTGTTGTAAAGCAGAATTGGCTATATGAAAATCTTGCAGATATTATTGAAAAGTTTAAGGTTGTTAGCTTTGACAATCTTGCAATCGACCAATTGAATGTTAGAAGATTGATGTCTGATGATGAATGGAATGAATTCTATATGGGCGATGATGGAACAATGACTTACTACATCGACATGGTTGAGCGTAAATTTGCAAGAAGTTCAACAGCAGTATTTGATAAGAGATATGACTTATTGGACTCAGTAGATGACATGTTCCAGAAGATTTTATCTGAGTAACTTCACAGGAAAGCAACATATCCTTGGATTTTGAGAGAATAATATATTGGAGGCGAAAACATGAGAATTATAAATCGTGGACGTGCGACTGGTAAAACGGCAATGCTTATTTCAACAGCATATGTAACAGGAAAACCGATTGTTACATCTACAATGAATAATAAAAACAGTCTTATGAGTATGGCAGAGAAAATGGGTATATCGACTAATGTAGAAGTTTATACAATAAATGAATGGTTAGAATGTCATAGAATGTATAAGCAGAGTAACGAAATACTTGTAGACAACGTAGAGTTAATACTTGGTGATGTTTTATCAAAGTTTCTTAATGCCAATGTTATAGCAGGAACTATGACAGTTCCAATGGACGATGTAAAAGACAATATAAAAGGGACTGATAGGGAGCATGGTCATTGGTTTGCATTAGATGAATGCGCAAATGAAGGTGTATATTGCTCAGTTTGTAATAAAAAAATATATAAACTGTATTATGCGAACCAGAAGTTGAAATCAAAATATTGTCCTAATTGTGGTGCAATTATGGATGAAAAAGAGGAATCATAAGAATCCAATCTTTCTTTTGAAAAATTTATAATCATATCTAAGCCATTCGGCTATGGGAATCCCAATAAATAAGAGAATATTACAGTGTAACTAATAAAAATATTACATATAAAGGAGATTTTAAGTGAAGAACACAAATTGGAAAGTGCCAGTAATTATTGGCGTAGGAGTATTAGCAGTTATTTTGATGATTGTATTTGGTGTACAGAGTTCACAGAATAAGGCTATTGCACTTGAGGAGCAGGTAAATACAGCGTCATCAGATATTAAGGTACAGGAAAAGCGAAGAGTTGATCTTGTATATAATCTTGCTGATTGTGTAAAACAGTATGACAAACACGAAGCTGATACATTAACAGCCGTTGCCGATGGTCGTGGATCAATAGGAGATATTGAGAATGTAACAACAGCTATTACAGCAGTTGCAGAAGCATATCCTGAACTGAAGTCCAATGAGAACTATAAGACTCTTATGAATGAGTTATCTATGACAGAGAATATGATTGCAGAGTATCGCAGTAATTACAATAAGCAGATTAAGGAATACAAGAGATATGTAAGAAAATTCCCTACAAGACAGTTCCTTGGATTGCTTGGATATGAGATGCAGGAATATGAGTATTTGGATTACAATGCACCAGTTGATGCTCCACAGTCATTGTTCAAAGAGGATTAGTCTATGAAATATGGTAGAAAAGGTTTTGATTTTGGTGATTTTGAAATAACAAAACGTGAAATCTTGGCTAGTATTTCTATCATTGCAGTTATGATTCTGTTTGGTATTCTGATTTCTTCTAAGATTTCAGAACACCAAATGGATGAAAATGAAATTTATAACAAAGCTGTTAAGATAGAAAGTCAAGAAATGTTCCAATATGGAATGGATACAAATGTTGGTAATGCGTTTGTATATGGTGATTTAAAAGCGGTAGATACAGTTACATATCCTGAAATTAGTGGAGAATATATGTATGTAGAGAAAGTCAAAGAGCAATATACAAAACATACAAGACGAGTAGCCCATACAAGAACTGTCAATGGTAAATCAAAAACTTATTATACAACAGAAACATATTGGACTTGGGATAGAGTCGGAAGTGAAGATATTAAGTGTAAAGAAATATCATTTTGTGGAGTGAATTTCACAAGTAATAAAATTGATTTACCTGGCACTGATTATATTGACACAATTAAGGAGTCAAGTCATGTAAGATATAAATATTATGGTGTTGGCACTGAATATAAAGGAACAATTTTTACAGATTTGAGAAATAAAACCATTTCTGATAACACATCATTTTATAATAATTCGACTATTGACGAGACGATAGAAAGGTTAGAATCTGATTTTCCAATTATTATTTTCTGGATCTTTTGGGTTATTTTAATCGGTGGAATGGTATTTGGGTTCTACTATTTGGATAATAGGTGGTTAGATTAAGGATAGAAAGGAGAACAAATGAGTAGCAGTAGCATTTATGGAATAAGAAAAGATTATACAGGAGAAGAGATATTAGAGTATAAAAATTCGTGGTGTTTTTCTCCTATAATTTGGAGTGTCTTGCCAGACAAATATATTCATGACTACATTCAAACACCGTTTGGTTTTAAAAAGGGAATTATCGGAATGGACGGAAATGATGTATGGACAAGAACTAACAAAATCATTAATAAGTGTGATAACACGCCAGATAGAGTTTGCTGGGAGATGTCAAATCAACAGATTTTTCATACATCTGATAAACAGATTATTTCAAATTCTATTATGCAATTCTTAAAACAAAATGATACTTATGATGTATCAGAAGAAGATAATATCCCAGTTTTAAAAAGAGAACATATTATTGAAAGATTTACCGAAATAGCAAATGATATTTTGTCAATTGACGAAAATGAATTTCCATATTTTGTTTTTAAAAATACAACAGTTGATGATGGCGTTAAGAGATGGTTTGAAAAATATGATGAAGAATCTGACGAGTATGTTTCATGTGCAATGTCAGAAAATACAGATGATTTTTATGCGGAATTTGTATTTTTCAAAGATGGGAGGATAGATAAATTTGTAAGTAACAAAGATTATCGTTTTGAATCATAGCAAGAAATTTTTCTTTCTTTTGGGCAGATTGGAGGTGTAAGTGATGTGTAAATTTTGTGAAGAGGGACAAAAGATTAGCTGGGAAAGTAATAGAGATATTTGTCAAATAGGAAATTTTTCTATTGATAGACATTATTATAATAACACATTATTTGCTGATAGTTCAGGCGGTGAATATGCATCGGCAATGTTAAAAATAAAATTTTGTCCGTTATGTGGTAAAGATTTGGAGGAATAACGATATGAAAGCATATTTAGTAGAACGACCTGCAAGAGATTGGTGTCAAGATTACGCAATGGTAATTATCGCACAAGATGAAAGACATGCTGAAAGAAAAGCAAGAGTAAGTTCAGATGACTTCAAGAAGTGTCAAGAGATTACTATTACAGAAATTGATATGAACGAAGAACAGTGTGTTTTAACAGCAAATACAGGTGCATAGGAGAACAACACTATTTAAAGGCTACAACATAGAGTAAAACGAGGTGATTGATATTTCAGAGTTACATGATACTTTTGAAAAAATAAGTGATGCTACAAAAGTCTTAATAGTTGGTAGGCAGATGGATGCAATAGGGAAAATGATAAGTGCAACAATGGAGGCTCAAATACAAAATGAACTTGACCAAAAATATAAGGATTTAAATGTAGAGTCACAAGGAGACTTATTTGAAGATTTACTTAAGCCAGCTAAAGAATTTGACCTTTTAGATGATTTAGCACTTGTTCCTGAACCACCAAAACAAGATATATCTACTCTTAAGAAAAGAATAAAGTATTGTAAGAATCCTATGGAGAAAAAGAAATTAGAGCAAGAATTAAATGCTTTATATAAGAAACATAAAAGAAATAGGAGAACTGTATCATGAAGCTGATTAACAAATATGCTATTGGAGGTATGAAATGAAAAAGTATTATAGACAAGCAATCGCATTTCTTTTGGTATGGTTCTGTAGTGGTGTAACGATGTATTCATATCAAGCAGAAAATAAAATACTTGGAATTACTTTTACACTTTTAAGTTTTTTATATTGGTTCATTATAGACAAAGATGAATAGGAGAATAAGTAGATGACACAATTACCAAAAACAAATTGTAGTATTCCAATGCCAAAAGTTGCAACTATTTATAGTCCAAAAGTTATTGCAAGAATAAAGCTCTGTGGTGGTGCTGTAACGATTAATATTGATGAAACAATGGAATGGAAGAAACCAACTGATGAGCAGGTTAAAAACTTACATGATTTATTTTGTATTGATGTTGAAATATTAGATGAATTGAGAGAATAAACTAACAGGAAAGATTCGTTTCTTGTGGAATGAAAGGAGAATATATAAATGAATGAAGAATTTTTATTAATCGTAGAAAGCTTAGAAAAATATAAGTGTCTATTAGAAAGCAAAAATGATGAAATTTGTGACGGAATGACTGAAGGCGAAAAGAGAGCATATCAGTTAGGGATTAAAAATATGTATGAAATGTTGAAACAAATTACTGAGCATGATCGTAACGAAGGTAACTATAACGTATTTGTCCCTGAGATTAAGGAAGAAGAATCTGGTGAATATGATTTAGAAGATTTTATTAAATGGGAGTCTAAGAACAGAGAATAAATAAGTAGGAATTATCGGTTTCCTTGGGAGATGAAAAAATGAGAAAAGAGACAGTATCAATATTTGAACCAGGTGATGTTGTGTTATTCCAAACTGGTGAAAATGGACTTAAAAGCAATATTGGCATGATTCTCAAACATAAAGAAAATGGTAATTATGCTATTTTAAGTGTTTATAGTAGTGCATATAAAGATGTCAAGCCATCATGGATTGTCAGTATGAATGATGTGGAGAATATACGAAATGAAATTACTTCACATTACGAAGAAAACATTTCGGAATTACAGAGCAAAATCAGAAAACCAACACAAGAAGAGAAAGAATCTGAAAAGGTTGAGAAGTATAATGAATTGAAGAAACAGATTATTGCAACTGCAAAGAACATGATCGACTACAAGGATGATTGTGATTTTGAGAATAAATTAAAAGCAATTGCAGATATGAAACGTGAGATTTTTTCAATTGAATTGGAATGTGCATCAGATATTAGAAAAGAAAACGGAAGAATTAAGTGGAAAATTAGAGAAGAAAAATCTAATAGAGATAACTTATTAAAGAATATCAGTGATGAAAAAATTCAAGCAGCATTTGATTTTAAATAAATTTAGGAGGATGAATAAATGACTTGCAAATATCCAGTAAATAGCAGAAGTTATAGGTTTTGTTTAGGCTGTAGTGATATAGATTGTTGTGAAGACGCAGTTACTCCCATCACTTCTATACCAGAAGTTTACTCACCAAAGAATGTTATTCCGTCTGCATCAGAAGCAAATAAGATGACAAACAATGCAATTGATAGTTGCACGACACAGCAATTAGCAGAGTTATCAAAATTGATTAGAGATGCGATTGCAGATGGCAAATTTTCAATCAGTGAAGATGGTTGTTTAAAACCTGAAACACGAAAAAAATTAGAGAAACTTGGTTATAAAGTTGAAACTGGCAATCAATATAATGAATCATATTACAGTATCAGTTGGAGATGAACGAAGTAAAGGAGATTTTAAAATGATGAATTTTGGACAGGCAATTGAAGCTTTAAAGAATGGTAAGAAAGTAGCAAGAATTGGATGGAATGGTAAGGGTATGTTTTTGTATTATGTCCCAGCCGGTGCATATGCTCCTTGCACAGAAATTGCAGCAAGTCTTGTCAATGAGAACGGACTGGTGGAATACGGAGCATATATCGCTATGAAAACTGCACAAGGAAATGTAGTTCCTTGGCTTGCAAGTCAGACAGACATGCTTTCAGAAGATTGGAACGTGGTAGAGTAAAATAAGATACTATATATAGTGTGTATTAAATAAATATACACTATATATAGTAATAAAAGCACCATGAAATTTCGATTTCTTTTGGAGAATATAATTATAGAAAGAGAGGTACATATATGCCAGTACATGATGATTTAGGCGTTAGGATGAAAACATTTTATGAGCAGATTCCTAAGACAAAATTAATGAGAAGGTGTCCAGTTGCTATTCGTATTGACGGAAGGGCATTTCACACATTTACAAGAGGATTTCAGAAGCCATTTGATGAAGTGTTAATTAAGTCAATGCAGGAAACAATGAAATACTTATGTGAGAATATTCAGGGCTGTGTTCTTGGTTACACGCAGTCAGATGAGATTACATTGATCCTTGTTGATTATAAGAAACTCACATCTTCAGCATTTTTTGATTATGAAGTACAGAAGCTTTGTAGTATTGCTGCAAGTATGGCTACGATGGCATTTAATAGAATCTTTGCAGAAAAAGTAAAAGAATTTATATACAACGATGGTGAAAATTATGAAAACAATTCTGAAGAATATAGGCTATGTAGTGTATATAAGAACGCAGTAATAAAAGGCGCAATGTTCGATGCTCGTTGTTTCAATATTCCAAAAGAAGAAGTAACAAATCTTTGCTATTGGCGACAAGATGATGCTTCACGTAATTCAATTCAGATGGTAGGACAGGCTAATTTCTCTCACAAAGAATTACATAAAAAGTCACGTAATGATATTCAGGATATGCTTATGATTCAAAAAGGTATTAATTGGAATGATTTTCCGACATACCAAAAGAGAGGAAGCTGCTGTGTAAAAAAGGAAATTGAAAATAAATCAACTGGATATAATGGTGAAGTCAGAGCTATTGAATATAGAACAAAATGGGTTATTGATACAGATATTCCTATTTTCAAGGGCGAAGGCAGAGAATATATTGATAGATTGATATTTGTTGGTGAAGAGTAAATAATATACTATATATAGTGATTGTAAAACGTTATGAATACTATATATAGTATGAAAATCAAGACCGAAGGAAACTGACATTTCTTGGTGCAGATTGGAGAATATTATTATGGAATATAAAAGAGTTCGTAGGGCGTGTCTTAATTTGATACGAGATCCAGTAGATAATTACATAGAACATAAAGATGAAATCGAAGAAATTCTTAAATCATTCACAGTAGTTCCACGAAATAAAATATCTAAAGTAGATACAGACCAATGGTTATATATTAGTTCGGCTTGGCGAGATAAAAATTATGTAAGAGCTGTCGAGATTTGTAAGGGTAGTAAGATTTACAGTACGGATGAAAATGACTTATATGAATTAGACAAAGAGTTGAATAAACTTGGATTTAAGACAAGAATGGGTAGAAATTGTGATACAGGAACTTTAAGTATCGCAGTCTTGGAAGAAACTGAAACAGAGAATATATAGTTGGAGGTGAGACAGGGGTGGAAGAAACATGCGATATTTTAGAACTACGAGAAAAGCTTAATAAATATGAGAAACTTGGAACATTTGAACAGATATGTAGAAAAGTCAATGAAGAAGATATTTTAAAGTTTTATTATTGTGAAAGCCTTGATAAATATTATGTTGGAAAACGATGTGGAAATTTTTACTATGCTTATGTAGAAATATATCCTGATGGTGATATTTGTTTAAACTATGAATGGTCAAGATATTTGCCATGGGGCGAACACATAGTAGATGAAACAACGGAGTGGAAAGAATTTACATATCCAAGCGAACCTAAAGAAATTTCGTTTGAGAAATGGTTAAAGGGCTTTATTCGGAGTATTAAAACTAATTAATTTTTAAAATTCATTCGAGTCACAATTTCCAATAAAAATGAAAATCGAATAGAGAATAAACATATAAAGGAGGATTTTATGTCAGAAGAAGTAATTAAAATTTTAGACGCCCTTGCAGAAAAGTTTGGTCTTGCAATTGACTGGACTTCTGCAAATGTACTTCCATATTTACAGCAGTTATGTGGTAAGTATGTTACATACGAAATTGCAACAAGTGTTGTGTGGATATTAATTGGTATTTGTCTACTGTTCATTGGAAAATATGTGATTGGAAAGGCAAAATACTGTTGGGGAAAGTACAAGGAAGACTGGCATTCGGATTATGATATGGGTGCTGTTGGGCTTGGAGTCTTGGCAGGATGTGCAATTGTTGGAGGAATTGTTATTATTTTATGTCAGACATTTGATATTGTTACATGCATTACATTTCCTGAAAAGGTTATTATTGAAGAACTACAGTCGGTTTATTCGAGTTTAAAATAAATCACTATTTCATTAGGATTTTGAGGAGGTGATAAACTTGGATACGCAGCTATGTAAAGCAAAGAGCATTAGTAGTGGTCAATGGGTTTGTGGATATTATGTAAAAGGTTTAGATATGTATGACAAAGAAATCCATATGATATTTGAATCAGAAACAATATTCTATTCTAATGGCGAAACTGATGGTTTTGAAGAAATAGATCCAAAGACATTGTGTAGATGTACAGGCAGCCATGATAAGAATGGTAAGTTAATCTTTGAAAACGACATTCTAAACGGAGAATTATATAATGTAGTCTCTTATGGAAATGGTGAAAATGAATTTCTCGGAATGAATGTTGGTTGGTATGTTCAGAGAGATAACTTCGAATCATGGTGTGAATTAAATGATTTAGAAATGTATGAAGTAACAGGAAATATCTTAGATAATATCTAATCAGTCTTGAACGATTCAGTTCAAAATTTTCAAACAAAAAATGTCACGAATAATATATAAAATCCGTGACAAAAAGAGAATAAATAAGTGAGGTGATATTCATAGAGATATTAGCAGAAACAGATTATCAAGACCTTTATAGAATATCTGATGGAGTGTTACTTGTAATTAACAAATTTAAGAGAATTGAATATCCGTCTGAACCTTATTTTCATGTATATACAAGTGATGCAAAGTATAAATCATATAATAAAGGTTGTCAAAAGTGGTTAAAGGTTTTGAAAGAAGATTACAAGAATAAATACAATGATATTGTTGTTCCAAAAGGAACAATATTGTATATAGATTATCCAGTAGAATCAACAAGTAATAAAGCTGATTGGACTTATGAAATAAAGACAACTGCTTCTTGTTTAGGTGGAGATTTCACGACCACAGAGAATATGTTAAATACAATACTGAATATTATGAAGAACAAAGTAAGTTCTTAGTCTTGAACAGATCGTTCAAAAATTCCAAAAATCAAAACTGAATAGAGAATATAAATATGGGTGGAAGAACAGCATACCCTTGGGTTTTTACACTCAAAAATCACTGATTATACATAGATGTTTACATAAATTAACTTCTGTGTTCCAGTCGCAAGACTGTTCAAATATAGTTATCAAAAAATTTTATTACATATTATAAGGAGGATTCATTTAATGAATTTTGAAATGACAGGAAAGTTAAGTATTCCAAAGGAGACAGATAAGTTTCATCCTGATACTGAGAAAACTTATGAGTCTGGTTGGGTGCGCAAACAGTTAATGTTTAATGTGGCTTGTGGTGATAATCGTCATATGCTTACAGTAACAGCAGGTGCTTTCGGTGATGGACATGGAGATATCTATAGCTTCACTAAGAGCAGTGTAGATGAGAATGGTAATAAGGTCAAAGGCGAGTCAATTAAGATTCCATTTAAGGAGAGACTTACTTCACCAAAGTTAGCGGAGATTGCAGAGTTCAAGAAGTTTATTGTTGACCTTGAGAAACCTGGTCGTAGATATAAGCTTGAGAAGGCGGCTGAAAAGATTAAAGAGGGTGCAAGTCTTACTGATGAAGAGTTAAAAGAGATCAGTCTTGAGAATGAAGCTGATGTAAATGCCGAACTTGAAAAGAGTAATAAGAGAAGACATGAGTTTATTTCCGAGTGGGACTTTATTGATTTTATCAAAAAGGTAATTAACAGTGGAAAGTTTTCTGATAAGAAATTCTTTATTCGTGGAAATGGCGAGTATCAGTATTCAGATAAAAATGAGAGAGTATATGAGTCTTATGTGCCCAATCGTATTTATCTTGCAGCAGATGATGCAGAAGAGTCATCTACAGCAACAATCAATATTTTATTTAACTCTGAGAGTTTAGATGATATGAGCGTTGAGGAGAAGGGCAAGTATTATGTGAATGGTTACATGATGGAGTATGACAATAATCGTAAGGGTAATATTCCTGTACCAGTTACAATTACAATTCCAGTTCCTTCTGATGATGCAGATGAAAAAGCCAAGAAGAGAGCAGAGTCAATTAAGCATAAATTTATGGTTGATGATGATACATTCAAGGAGTATGGAGCTGTTGTTAATATGTTGAATGGGGCACAGAAAACAGAGATTACAGAGGACATGCTCACTGATGAACAGAGAGATGATTTAGAGTGCGGATTAATTACTATGGATGATATTCGTGCAGAGCTTGGTGGAAATGTATATGGAGAGAGAATCAGAGAGTATCAGTTCTTAAAGCCAGCAAGAGGATTTACTAAAGGAAGACAGGATACGGTGTACACAGAGGATGATATGGTTATAAAGCCACTCGAAGAGGAACTTCCAGATGGTACAGAAGATTTATTTGAAGATGACGATGATGAGCTTTAAAAGAGATGAGGGCGTTTGCCCTCTCTCAAAATTAAATAATATTATGGAGGAATTATATTAATGAAGAAACCTATGTTACAGAGATCAGCAACAGAGATTAATAAGATTACAGGATTTATTATGGGTGTTCGTAAGTTTGGTAAGACAAGCTTGTGGGCAGATATGATTAATGCAAAATTTGGAGATCCAGAAAAAGGACTGCTCGTATCATGCGGAATGGAGCATGGTACTAATATGATTGATAATATCTTTACTACTCACGCTAATACATGGAAAGATTTAGTAGAGGTTAAGGATTGGCTTATTAAAGAGAAAGGCAATGAGCACAATGTTGAGATGGTGTGTTTCGATAGTGCAGAAGAGTTTTTTGGAATTGCAGAGTCAGAGGTAATCAGATTGTCTATTCTTGAGAATGGAAAGAAAATTAAGTCAATTAAAGCTGCTTATGGTGGATACACAAATGGAGAGAAAGAATGTGCAAAGCTTGTAAAGAAGTTCCTTAATGACTTATATAATGCAGGAATTATGCCTTGGATGATTGGTCATACAAAGTTAAAGACGGTTAAGGATAAGGCTTCGCTTGATGAGGAAGGTTTTCAGAGATTAGGTTCTTCTCTTATTGCTGATTATGAGAGTGCAGTTGCAGATTGCTTTGATATTATCGCAACAGGACTTATTGACAGAGAAATCGAAGAGAAAGGTGAAGGCGATAGCACAAAGCGTTATGTTAAAGAGACAGAGCGTAGATTATACTTCCGTGGCAATGAGATTGTAGAAGCAGGTGGTAGATTAAAGGATTTATCAATTCCTGAGTATATTCCATTCGACCAGTTAAATATGGGACAGACATTTATTGATACTATTGAAACTGCACTTAAGAATGGTCGTGTTGATGTTACAACGTCTGAACCAAAGAAAGTTACACCTAAGAAGTCAACCCCAATTAAGGAAGAAAAACCAGTAGAGCCAGATCCGATTGAGGATGATATTGACGATATTGACGCACCAGTTGAGGAGACAACGGAAACATCTACATATCCAGATGATTTAGATGCTGTTATCCGTAAGATGTATAAGGAGTGCAAGGATGCAGAACTCAAAGCATCAGTTAAGAATGTAATTGCTGAGTACGGAAAACTCAATGATGTTGACGAGGATGGATTAAAGAGAATTTACGATATGATGAATTAGTGAGGTATGGCACATGCTGGTAAAATGCAGACTGTGCGGTACTAAAGTAGATAGAAATGAGGCATTCAAAGTAGTAGTAGGTGGTAAAAACACCTACTATTGCAATGAAGCTGAGTATCAAAAAGTATTGCACGAGAGAGAAGTAAAAGATAACACTTATGAGTGCATTAATCAGATATTTGGATATAAAGTCCTGAATTCTGCACTGTTCAAAGAGATAAATCTTTTATTGGAGGTATATTCTTATGAACATATTTTGGCATATCTAACAGAGAATAAAGAGTATATAACAAAGGTTCTTGAAAAAGATTTTGTAAGTGAATATGCAAAGATTCGATACTTCGCTGCAATACTGAAAAATAATATTGCTGATTTTAAGATGAAAGAACCTGAAAAGCCCAAAGAGGTGAATGTAGATATGCCAACTATAAATTATAAGAGAAGAAATAAACGTAGAAGTTTATCTGAAATTGAAGAAAGTGTAGGTGATTGACATAAGTGAGTTTATTACAGGCGTGAAAGAAAAGTATCCTGCTCAATTATTAAAAGGTAGGATTGAAATAGAGGGTAATGTCATTAGTTGTTTCTTTAAAGATATGCTTTTACTTGATGATACAACATTTGAGCAGAAAGATTTTGTGACAGCAGATGGTCTTTTTTATTTTTCTTTATTGAAAAATTTACGAAAGAAGGGATTTTATTCTCTGGATGAAATTACCATTTTGTCTAATATGAATCAAGAAGTTATTGAAAAATTTGAGGATAAAGGTGGTTGGGAAACAATTCAACACCAAATTGATATTATCAATACTCAGAATTTTGATACATATATAGATATTCTTTATAGAGAGAATATTATGATGAATATGTATAGGGATGGTTTTAATCTTCTGCAAGAAATAACGATAGGAGATAAGAAAGTAGTTCCACTAAAGTTATTTAGAAAAATGACTGCTGAAGAAGTCACGGATTGGTATGAAGCTCGTATATCAAGTTATGGTACAGGATATAGCAGTAAAATTCTTGAAGAGGAAGAAATAGATTTTGATGATGAATTTATTGAATCTTGTAAAGATGGAGAAGAGAATGGTGTTCCATTTGATGTAGCAGGATATGATAAAAATGGAGAGGAAATGAACTGTTTTCCTTTTCTATCACGACAGATAATGGGATTACTTGAAGGAACACTTACTATGATGGGTGGTTTCTCTAGTGCAGGTAAGTCTACTTGGTGGATTACAGTTTTAATGGCACTTCTACATTATGATCGAAAAATTCTTATTATCTCCAATGAGGAAAATATCAAAAAATTTAAGATAAAATTCATGGTCTGGTTACTTGGAAAGCGCAATAGATATTTCAAACTTACAAAAAAGAAAATGACATCTGGTGATATAAATGCAGAAAGCAGAAAACAACTAACGGATGTTCAGAAGTTTTGGAGAGAAAATTATAAAGGAAGAGTTAAATTTATCTCAATTAATGACGCAGATATGAGAGTGGTTAAAAAGAAAATTCGTGAAAATGTTCTGAGACATGGATATGATACAGTGTTGTATGACACATTTAAAATTCAAGAGGGGGATTTTTCATCTGCTAGACAAGACTTATCACTTGTAAGAGATAGTCGAGAACTTGATAAATTGGCAAAAAAATATAATTTGATCATGCTTGCTTCTGTTCAGTTGGCAGAATATATGAAGGGAAAACTGTTTCTTGACGCAAGTTGTTTGAGTAATGCAAAACAGATTAAAGAAATTTTGGAAAATCTATTCTTAATGCGAACTGTATATGCGGAAGAATTGGATGAAAAAAGTAAATATTATTGTCGTCCGTTTAGGCTCAAAAAAGTTAATGATAAATGGATAGAAGAAGAATATAAACCAGATCCTAATGCAGTATGGCGAATGTGTTTTACAGAGAAATGCCGTAGTGGTGCTAATTCAAGTGATAATGGCATTGCATATTTACTGAAATATGATGGGGATCATTGCATTTTCCGTGAAGTGGCACAGTGTCGTCCTCGACACGGTGAAATAAAATAACAAATTATGGAGTGATATATGTTAACTGATGTTAAAAAAGAACTGATAAATCACCCAGATAAGCTAAAAGATGTTCTTGAACATTTTGGCTATTGTAACATAGTAATTCGTCCTAAATATATTTCATTTGGACGAGACGAAAAATCATCAAAGAAAAGTATAGTAATCAACCTTGAAAATAATGAATATCTGTACACTATAGATTATGCAAGAAATATCAGAAAAGATATTTTTTCATATATTATTGACCAGAGAAAAGTTGAATTCATGGATGTCCTTAATGAAGTAAGACATGCATTAGGTATTACAGATTACTATGATTTCTTTGATAATAAAGGAATTTTTGGAGGATTTTATGAGAAGATTAGAAAGCGAAGAACGAATAAAGTCAATACATATGATGATTCCATCTTAGATTGCTATGTTAATTGTGGGAATATAAGATTTCTTGCTGATAATATATCACTCCTTGCTCAAAAATTTTTTGGCATAAGGTATGATGTAGAATCACAAGGCATTGTTATCCCTATAAGAAACCAGTTTGGGCAGCTTATGGGTGTAAAAGAACGATTTAATTATGATGTTGCTGATGGTGAGATGAAATACTTTTATGCTGTACCTTGCAGCATGAGTCAAACATTATTTGGTTATTCTCAAAATTATGAATTCTTAGTAGATAATATAATCTATATCTTTGAGGCTGAAAAGAGTTGTATGCAGTGTTTTTCTTATGGAATAAGAAATTGTGTATCTCTTGGAAGCGGATCTATTTCTATTCAACAAGTTAAAATGTTACTTGAATTAAATCCTAAAAAAATAATTTTCTTACATGATGTCGGATATGGCTTAGAAAATATTATGAGAAATATTGATATGGTAAAGAATTATTCTAGGTTCACAGAGATAGAACTTGGCTATTGGAGTTATTTTGGACGAGGATACAAAGATAAAGTTTCACCATCTGATTTAGGAAAAGAATGTTTAGAAAATATATTATTGAATGAAATAACAATGATTGGAGATGAAGATAACGAATTATAGGATTTTAAATGACTGTCGTGGAATGTTAGAAGATGAGATTGTTCAGACTATTTTTGAGCAACGTGGTATTGAAGATGTAGACCATTTCATGAACCCAGCAGAAGAGGATTTATTACCTCTTGATTCATTATATCGTATTAATGAAGCGTATGAGAGAGTAATGAGTGCAATTAATAACAACGAACATATTTCAATATTAGCTGATACAGATTTGGATGGAATCGCATCAGGTACAATTATGACAAGGTATCTCAAACATTTTACAGACAATATTCAAGTTCATATTGACGAGGGAAAACAGCATGGATTAATAGGACAAGATTTATCGCAATTTGAGGATTCTGATTTGCTTATTATTGTAGATAGCTTGGATAAGGACGTGTATCAGTATAAAAAGTTGAGAGATATGGGCGTAGATATTATTATTCTTGACCATCATGCGATTAAAGAAAGTGAGCTATATGACGATTATACAATTCTTGTATCTTCTCAGAGAAAATATGAGAATCCACAGTTATCAGGAGCAGGTGTTGTATGGAAGTTTTGTAGGTATTTTGATGAGATAAATACTACAGATTTTGCTGACGAACTTGTTGATTTAGCTGCAAGTGGAATAATTGGAGATATGATGTCTATGACTTCACCAGAGAATAGATATATTGCAAAGATTGGTTTAAGTCAGAAAATAAATCCATGTATTAAGAAAATAGTGGGAAGCTTTGATTTTAACAGCACAGCAGTTGCATTTAGTCTTGCTCCTATTGTGAATGCTGCAAATAGAATTGGCAAGAATAATATAGCTCTTGACGCATTCTTAGCTGATGACAATAAACAAGTATTGGCATATGTTAAAGAACTAAAGAAGTGTAAAGAGTTACAGAATGAAGAAGTTTCAAGACTCTTACCAAGTGTAATTAAACAGTGCGAAACTCAGACTGATAAGAAAATGATAGTTGCATTTATTGATACATCTTATGGTATATCAGGACTTTTGGGTAATAAATTACTTGAAAAGTATCAGAAACCTATTCTTATTTTGAAAGATTGTGGAGATACATATTCTGGTTCAATGCGAGCTGTGGGAGTTCCAGATTTTAGAAAGATTTGTAATGACAGTAAATTAGCAAAATGTGATGGACATGAACTTGCGGCTGGTATTTCAATTAAAAAAGAGGATTTAGATAAATTTACATTATATATAGAAGAAACTCTTCCCAAATTAGATACGAATGTATCTGTTGATGTAGATATTCAGTTGGATATTTCAGATATAACTCGTAATCTAATAGAAAAAATTAAGATGATTGACAGAATATCTGGTACAGATTTCAAGCCTGTAAAAGTATTTATAGATGGTATCAATGAATATGAGATTGGGCAGATGAGTGATTATAAACATCTTGTAATTAAACCAAATGATTATTTACAGATTATCAAGTGGAATTTTGATGGTTCATTTGATGAGATGGAGGATCATTCAATGATGAATGACGAATTACAAGTTGTTGGTGTACTAGATAGTGGCTGGCTTGGCAGAAAGTTTTCGCTAAAGGTTATATGTGATGAGATTGAGGAGGTGAATTGATATAGGAACTATATTACCCGATGTAGAATGTTCTGTTTGTGGTTTATCTTCTGCGGATGATAAAAATTTTCATAAAAGAGCAAAATTGTGCAATAGACATTGGTTGCAAATAAAAAGAAATGGTAAACCGACAGATACAAATAAGATTATTCCAAGCGATATACAGCATTTAACTAATTGTTGCTCAATTTGTGGAGATAGAGAAAGTATTAAATACTATATTTGGCATAGAGATGGCGAATATAAAAATAAAGAACTTTGTAATAAACATTATAATCAACTTATAAGACATGGATATTTATTAGATACAACACAATCAGACCATGCTAAACGACATAAGTGGACAAAAGAAGAAGATATAAAACTTGAAGAATTATATAAAATCGGTTTATCTTTTGATGAAATATGCAAAGAAATGAATATGAGTATCGGAATGATAAATTCTCGAAGTTCGTATCTTAAACTTGGTGAAAAATATATGCGTAGTAACAATCCGAAATTTAAAGCACCATATCAAGATTATAATTGGTGTTACGAACGATATGTTATAAAAGGAATGTCGCATCAAGAAATGGCTGATGAATGCGGAGCTTCTTTGAGAGTAATTCAAAAATGGTGCTCCGAAATACATAGATTAAATGGTTGGACTTTTAAAGAAAATAAAAATTTATCAGATTTACAATATCAAATTATTTTATTTGGAACTCTAGGAGATGGGCATATTGATAAAAGAGAAAATCAGTCATTATATATCGAAAGTCATGCAATTGATGAAAAGGATTATTTATTTTGGAAATATGAACAATTAAAAGATTTATGTAGTTCACCTCCGAAATATTATAAAGAATCATATAGTACTTTTGGGGTAGATAAACAATATTTATGTCAGCCATATTATAGATTTGAAACACGTATTATTTATCAGTTAAAAGAAATCCGAGAAATGCCTCGAATAGATAAAATCAATAAACTTAACAAATTAGGTTTGTGTTTACATATATTGGACGATGGTAGTCGTTGGAACACATGGTCTTTGTGTTTAGCAGAATATACCCAAGATGAGATTGATTTATACATCAAACTTTGCAAAGAAAGATTTGATATGAATTGTTGGCAACAAAAAGATACAAGGTATCTTACATTTGATGCTGAATCAAGCAGAAAAATAGATCAATTAATTTTAAATACACTTCCTAACGATTTAGACATTGTAAAGAAGAAAATTCTGAATAATTCTAATATTACAGAAGCTGCTCAATATGTTTTTGTAATATCAAATAACGAAAAAATAGGGCTAAGTACCTATTGCCGTTCTCATAAAATCCCATACAACAAAGCTAAAATCGTTACCAATGAAAACAACTTATCAGAGATAAAAGAGAATACATTATTAGAACTTATAGGAAATGAGGAAATGCAATATGCGATATAACAATTATCATAAGCACGATCATGTCTCTAATATTTTTTCACCTGATACAAATACAAAGCAGGAAGAATATATTTTAAAAGCACTTGAATATGGTCATACGAGTTACTTTACGACTAATCATGGTTCGTTTGGAGATATATTTGAAGCAAGAACGCTTTGCAATAAATATGGTATTAAATGTATAGCAGGAATTGAAGGATATATTGTTCCAGACGCTTCCGAAAAAGATAAAAGGAATTATCATATTGTCGTAATTCCTAAGACTGATGAAACAAGAAAAAAAATGAATTATGTGTCAAGTATGGCAAATATAAATGGTTTTTATTATAAACCTAGATTTTTCATGAAAGATTTATTGGCTTTAGATAAGAATGATGTATATATCACAACAGCCTGCGTTGCTGGTCTATTGAGAGACGAGGATTCAATTGAGAAAATATTTAAGCCCTTATTCAAACATTTCGGTAACAATGTAATGCTTGAAGTCCAAACTCATCTTGATCCTGTTCAAATAGAGATAAATAAAAAAGCTATTTATTTTTCAGATGAATATGGTTTATCTTTAATAGCTGCGAATGACTCACACTACATAGATGAGAGTGGTAAACAAGAACGTCTCGAATTATTAAAAGGCAAACATATTAATTATGGTAGCGAAGATGATTTTATCTTAGATTATCCGACTGCGGAGACAATGATAGAACGATTTAAAAAACAGAATGTTTTATCCGATAATCAAATTAATGATGCAATTAATAATACATTAATATTTGATAACTGCGAAGAAATCAAGCTTGATTATTCTATCAAGATGCCAACTATTTATCCAAATCTTACGCCAAATCAGCGTGTAAAACTCCTTAAACAAGAAATCAATAAACGATTCAAAGTCATTAGAGAACAAGAAAATATATCGGACAATGATTTTAAAAGATACCGAGATGGCATTCGATATGAAATGAAAATCATAGAGGATACAAATGACGAAGTTCATACGGCAGATTATTTCTTATTCAATGAGAAGAACGTTGATTTAGCAGTAAATAAATACGGTGGAGTACTTACGAGAGGCGGAAGAGGTAGCTGTGGTTCGTTTTATATTAATAGGATATTGGGAATGACACAGCTTGATAGGTTTAAAATTAATCTCCCTCTTTTCCCAGATAGATTTGCTTCTACGGCACGACTATTAGAAAATCGGTCACTCCCAGATATTGATTTTAATGTGAAAAGTCAAGAGCCATTCGTTAAAGCTTCGAGAGAATTATTGGGAGAGCATGGTTGTTATCCAATGTATGCACCTGGAACTATGCAGATTTCAGAGGCATTTAGAAATGTATGTCGTTCAAAAGGTATGGATTTTGATGAATTTAATGATGTAGCAAAAAATCTTGAAGCCTATGAAAATGATGAAAAATGGAAACCAATCATAGAAGAAGCGAATAAATATGTAGGAACAATCGTATCTGGTTCAGTACATCCTTGCGCCCACATTCTAAGTGACAAAAATTTATTATACGAATATGGAGTTACTAGACTAGGCGAAAATCTTTGTGTGCTGATTACATCATCCGAAGCGGATGAATATAAAGTACTCAAAAACGATTATCTAATTGTTAAAGTTTGGAAATTAATTGATGAAACATTTAAAGAGATTGGAAAACCGATTATTACAGCGAATGAGTTGTTAAGATCCATCAAAGATGATAAAAGAATATGGGATTTATTTAAGAACGGAATAACCTGTACTCTTAATCAGGTGGATAGTGATAATGGTTCACAACAAGCAAAAAGATATAAGGTGTCTTCATTTGAAGATGGCGCACATTTAACGGCAGCCATTAGACCATCGTTTGACTCATGGAGGGAACAATTCTTAAATCGTGAAGACTATACAACTGGTTCAGAACAGTTAGACAAAGTTTTAAACGATACACATGGATATATATTATTCCAAGAGTCTTTAATGCAATATTTTGATTGGCTTGGTGTAACACCTGCTGAGTCAATTGGATTAATAAAAAAGATATCTAAAAAGAAGATAAAACCAGAAGATTTTGCCAATCTCGAAGAAAGAATTAGGAAACAATGGATAATCAATACTGGTTCAGAAGACGGATTCGATACGACTTGGAAAATGATTCAAAGCTGTATGAGTTATGGTTTTTGTAGTGCTCATGCAGCAGCTACTTCATTAGATATGTGCTATGGTGCATACCTAAAGGTTAATTATCCTCTTGAATATTATAGTGTGTGTTTCAATAATTATTCCGATGATCAAGTAAGAACAAATAAATTGAAAAAAGAATTAGATTATTTCAACATTAAATTAAGCGACATTAAATTTAGACATTCAACTTCAAAATATTCTTACAATAGAGAAAATAATACAATATATAAAGGAATGTCGTCTATTAAATATATTGGCGATAATGTAGGTGATGATTTATATGCCTTGAAAGATAATAAATATGATGATTTTATAGATTTATTGATTGACATAAAAAATACATCTGTTAATTCTAAACAATTAGAGATATTGATTAAGTTGAATTTCTTTTCTGAATTCGGAGAAATAAATACTTTACTTAAGCAAGTAGATTATTTTGATAAAGTATATGGTAAAAAGCAATTTAAAATAGATAAGCTGGAAGAACTTGGACTACCTAAAAATATAGTCAAATTGCATTGTAAAAAACAGACAGAAAAGATTTGGAAAGATTTTGATTCGGTATCCTTGCTAAAGGATATTATTAAAAATGTAGAGTATAAAGAAACCTCTCTCATGGATATTTTTAATTATCAACAAGAATTATATGGGTATGTATCTTATGTTCAGCCGACAGCAAATAAGCGACTATATTATGTATCAAACATTAATTCTACGAAATATCTTACAACAATTACTTTGTATGAAATTTATAGTGGAAAAACACGTACAGTCAAAATGTGGACAAGTGCATACAACCGTAATCCGTTCAACAAAGGTGCTATTCTATATATTATTTCCCTTGAAAAAAAGAATAAAAAAGAACCAACTGGTGAAATAAATCCAGTTACAGGTAAGAAAATTTATAAAGAAGTACCCGATAAATTTGAATTTTGGTTGAGTAAATTTGTAATAAAAAACGATATTGAGGAGGACGAAGACGATATTTAACAAATATAAGTACACAGATAAGGAAATGGAAGAGCTAATATCTTCCATTGTAATCCTTGTTGACACAAGAGAGAAAGTCAATTCTCACATTACGGATTATTTTGATAGAAAAGAAATTAAATATAAAAAGAAAGCTTTAAACTATGGTGATTATTCATTCATGATCCCAGCTAATGAAAAACTTGGAATACTTCGTGATTTGTATTTTACAAATTCATGTGTCATTGAGAGAAAAGCAAGTCTTGAAGAGATAAGTGGTAATCTAACAAAAGAGCGTGATAGATTTGAAAAAGAATTATGTCTTGCACCTAAAACAAAAGTTCTGTTAATTGAAAATGCTTCTTATGAAGATATTGCAAAAGGTAATTATGATACAAAATATAATCGAAAATCATTCATTGCATCAATACATAGCTTTTGGTTTAAATATAATATTCCAATTATGTTTATGCCAAACAATCAATATTCAGGACTGTTTATCAGAGAGTATTTTGAATATTTCTTAAAGAATTATCTTCGATAGAGAGAATAATACAGTAGGAGGTAACAATCTATGAATAAATTAAATGTAACACAATGTAAAGGCGAAGGACAGGGTAGTTGTAAAAGATGTGTTGATAATGGTAAATGGAATCAGAATTGGATGTGCTTTCTTTATCATATCGAAGGACATGAAGGATGTTATTGTTTAGATTGTGTAAAAGAAATTGAGAAAGAGGAACTTCTATGAAAATTCTAACACGATTATTTACGAAAAATCTTACTAAAGTTCCTCTATTGTGGATTACATTCAATTGGAAGCTATTCAAAGAAAATGGAGCGAAAGGTTCTTGTATGTGCAATATTCATCCTTGCTTAAAGGATGATGAGCATATCATTTCCACTATGAATGAACTGTGTGATTATATCAGAGAAAATTATGATATGGAGAAGATTATATGAGTGAGATGTCAATAGAAGAAGCAATTCGTATTCTTGATCCTGAAACATCAGCAGATGCTATTGCAGAGATTGAATACTATGCAGGATTCAACAAAGACAAGGCAATCGAAAAGGTTAATGAGGCTTGTGAAGTAGCCTGCAAGATTATGAAAGAACATATAAGGAGTAGAACAACATGAAAATCATTAAACAAGGCGAATTAAAACCTGTCACAAAAAGAATAACATGTGAGAATTGTGGCACGATTTTTGAAGTAGAAAAGAATGAATGTAATTGCACTTCGCAAATGGGAGTTATACACGATGGACTTGGTTCTTACAACATTAAATGTCCTACATGTAAGGACACACAATATTTTAATTGGAAATAAGGAGAGGCAAATGAATAGAGATGAATTATTGAAAAAAGAAATAATGTCAAAAAAGGATACAATAAAAAATGCATTCTTGAATCGTCTTACTTATGATAAGTGGGATAAGAAATCGCCTGTTTACGCCTATAATATTGTGTTATCTGAGTTTGAAAAAATTGATGATGTTGAACGAATTGAATTTTTATTACGTCCATTCAATATCATACCATATGTAGTTTACTTCTCAAATAAAGAAGATTTAGAAGCTTATAAATGGGTTCATGATACTATTGAAAAAGAAATAGATGATAGAATTGCAGAAGGTTTTAAGGATCATATTAGTGATTTTGTTGATTGCAAAGACTTATATTCAGGAGACTGTGAAATCTGTCTCTTATACACATC